AAAGTATTAGATTGCTTTTTGCAATCTTCTGCTTGGTATTTAGGTCGTCCCTATCGAGAAGCTCTTTCAGTTTGAGGAGAGCAAGCCCCTCTGGAGAAGCTTCTTCGTCTATCTGGTGTTGCTGCGGCTCTACCTCATGAAATCCATCTTCAGAAACTTCTTTTGTATTTATTTCCGAGTATTCTTCGTACGCAATTAAATCTTCGATTGATTTTCCAGCAGACAAGTGGTCGGTTATGTCTTTATGCGATGGGCACACCCATACCTGCGCATCGCATCCAGCTTCAGTAAGTTTTTGCTGGACGTCAAGCGCGTGGCGGATTCCAACTTCGTCATTATCGGCAATAATTTCAACAAGACTGCCAGCAAGTGGTTCAGTGTGCAGTTCAAGCCATTTACCAGCCCCACCTGGCATGGTGGTGGCTATAAAACCGGCCTCAATAAGCGTGTCGGCGTCTTTTTCCCCCTCAACTACCCATACTGGCGCATTATATGCCTTTGCTGAAATAACAGCAGGGAGATTGTAGAGGACTTTAGGAATGTCACCAAGACTGTATTCCCAGCCACCATTCCCATCCGGCTTGCGCTGGCGAAACGTCTTCTTGCCGTCCTCATCCACGTAACGCAGTTTTTGGAAAAGCAAGACTCCGTTTTCATCGGTGTAGTCGTATGTTGCAACTAGTGTCTGTTTTTTCGGTGGCTCAACAGGCCTTGGTGTTGATTGTCTTTGTTCTGTCCTTTTTGGCGCTAGTGTCGGCCTGCTCTCTAGTTTATTGAAATTCCCAAACTCATCTTTAGGGGGCATTAGGTCGGATACGCCAAGACCAACAGCGGAGCAGATTTCTTCGACATTGCATGACATTCCCCGATGACATGTCACCAGTACTCGGCCGTCAGCCCCTTGCCCAACCGAAAGCGACGGATTGGAATCGTCGTTTCTGCATGGACAGCGCGCCACCCAACCAGAACCAGCTTTTCTGACACCATCAAGCAGGCTTAAAAAATTTTCTGTCTGTGGAGATGGCGATATTGTCATTTCTTCCGTCTTAGCACTACTGGGGGAGAAGGATATTAACAGGTACGCGCGGTACTGGAATAATATTTAACTGCTTGCGCATCTTGTATCTCTCTCGCTCTGTTGCTCCACCCCATATTCCGAACATCTCGTGGTAAAGAGCGTAAGAAAGGCATTCAATTCTAATTGCACATTCGGAGCAGATTTTCTTAGCAGTCTCAGTGTCCGCTTTTGCCTGTCTGTACTTTTTTGAAAACTGACCAGGCTCTGTTTTGTCGGCTAGCGGGAACCACATCTCTGGATTCTTCCCAACACATGCCCCTCCCCGTGGCAGTTCATCAATGCGACGAATAGGCGTCATGTTCCCTCCCTATTTTGGCGGAATTTATTATTCCCCCGCTAATCGACTAATGTCTCGTGCAGAAAGATACACGACTGCACTGCGAATTACAAGGACTCCGTTGACATCTTCCGCAGCAACATCAACAGCTTCCATTGGGACACCTATTCTCGCCGCTATGGCAGCTCGCGTTTTTTCAATCCGTGTCTCTTCTTCGGCGAGGTTGTCGTCATAAAAAACACTCTGGATGGGCGGTGCTGTTAGCTTCTTCAGCTCTGCCGCTTGCTCTTCCGCGCGCAAACACCACATACATGCTATTTCTTCCGAAGTAGCAGCACGCTTGCGAACATCGACATGTCCGCACTCAAGCTTATGGTTGTAGGTAAGTTGACCCCATCTACCGATTTTTTCGATAGAGATTATTTTTTTCCTTGGGGCTCGGCGTCGCTCTGTCGTCATCCGGCAAGATTTTTCTTACCGTTATTTCTTAGTGCTTAAAAAACTTCTTGAAGAAGCGCTTAAGGACACCATTTTTGGCGTTTAGATTTATCTCAACCTTGTCGTTCTTGACGGAAATAAAGTCTGATGACTCCTCGTCAACCCACTCCTTGGCCCACTCGACAATTGTGTCTCGGGCGTCATCAAGGAGGTCGATTTTAATTGACTCTGTCGAATCAAGCGCCTCCATCATTTTCGCATTTAGGGATTCCATCATCTCCCCATGCATGATTTCGTGGGCCTCAATTGAATTGACTGCTTCAAAAGCCGATTCGATTGTCTGCTTGGGCTTCTTGGGCGCCGCCTTCTTCGCAGGCGCTGCCTTCTTCGCGGGCGCCTTTTTAGCTGGCTGCTTCTTAGCTACAGCCTTCTTGGCGGGCGCCTTTTTTGCGGGTGCCTTCTTGGCTGGAGATTTCTTTGGTTGGCTTTTCTTCTTGCTATCGCTCATGCTCAAACACTAGCGCACCCATGGGTGCCGTGTGTGAAAAGAGGTTTATTTCTTTACCTTAAAATATAGACGCACAAACTAGAATCTGCCCATGGAGCAGTATGTCAATGATTTTAGCAAAATGGCCCTGGCTCTTACGTCTGCCCAGATGGCAAAAGATGATGCAGTCCAGGAGCATGGGGTTGGCGAGGAGCTGGCAATCCACTTTCTAGCGTGGGTAGATGATGGCCTGATTGCAATCTGCCAAATGAACGCCGAAACAGTCAAGCTCGAGCCGGAAATAAGATTCAACAGGTGTAAAGACTTGTGTAAAATTATGCGCAAAGACATGTGGGCGAGCGCCATAACAATGGTTTCCGAGGGCTACTGCTCTTTGGACTCCTCAAAAACCCACGACATGGACCTGTCAATTGCCTTTGCCGACCCCAAAATGCCGGTCTATGAATGCATAACAATCTCACACGTCTCAATAGAAGAAGAAACGGGCCATATAGCTCCGGTTTCAATGGTTGCGGCACCATACAAGGTCGGCGTAGGCAGGAAGGTTCAATGGAAAGAGGTTTTGGTGTATCCAGAAAAGGCCGAGGAACACACCAAACAGGCTAAATACCCGTCAATGCTGAAGAGGGTAATGCAAATGACCCCGAACGACGGAATCAGCGATGAAAGCCTCTTGGAAACATCGCAAAAAATAGCCAATTTAGGCTTTGTTGTGCAAAGTATTATTTAGTAAACTTTATATATGAACCCGTTTTATACTAGCCCTGGATTCGGCGAAATATCAATATTTGAAGACGGGCTTAATGGCGTCAAGATTTCACGTGCGGACCGACTGCCGTGCCCCGTGTGTGGACACCCAACGGGAGACTGCACTGGCGACAGTGCGCCATTGTCTCCAGAAAAAGTTTGGGGATACAACACAAACTCATCGCTTGATGATTCGGTGAGTTATTATTTCGAAGAAGATTATGTAGAAGAGCGAGAAATTGCTCCGGGAATAATCACAAAAGTGGTTATCCACAAGAGAGGAAAAAACATCCCTCTCTCTGAAGCCAAAAAATTGGGGCTCGTAAAATAAATCTCATCGTCTCTCGACTTTTTCTGTATTTGTTCTTGCGCTAAACTCTTTCTCTCGCGTCATCACACGACCTACTTAAGACAGGAAATCATGAGCATTATTGATAACGAATTTGTTGCGTCCTACTCGAATCGACCAGTTCCGTGGGGTTTTAACGGAATGGGTGAAATCGTTTTTCTTCGCACCTATAGCAGAACAAAAGACGATGGCTCGATTGAGACATGGGGCGAAACAATCCAGCGGGTTATCAATGGCGCTGTTGAAATTGGAGTCCCATATACGAGAGCAGAAGCAGAAGAGCTTTTTGACCATATGTACAACCTGCGCTGCTCAATGAGCGGTCGCGCTCTGTGGCAGTTGGGCACATCGATGGTTTCACGTTTTGGCGGAGCATCTCTCAACAACTGCTACTTCACAAATATTGAAAAGATTGAAGACTTTGAGTTTCTTTTCGATTACTTAATGCTTGGAGGTGGAGTCGGATTTTCCGTAGAGCGCTCAAAGATTCACGATTTGCCCAAAGTAAAAACTGGTGTGACAATTACGCACGAGCGGACAAACGATGCAGACATTATTGTTCCTGATAGTCGCACTGGGTGGCGCCGACTGCTTCATAGCGTGCTTAAGTCGTATTTTGATACCGGAAAGTCGTTTAGCTACTCGACAATTTTGATTCGCGAATTTGGTGCGCCGCTGAAGACTTTCGGCGGAACGGCATCCGGTCCTGGGGCTCTAATTGAGGGCATCACCGACATTTGCAAAGTTCTCGATAATCGAGTTGGGAAAAAGCTGAGGTCAGTAGATGTTTTGGATATTTGTAACATTATTGGTCGCATTGTTGTGTCCGGCTCGTCTAGGCGGTCCGCGCAAATAGCAATGGGTGACCCAGATGATGTGCTCTTCCTGCGCGCAAAAAACTGGGGTTCTGGCAACATTCCTGGGTGGAGAGCCAATAGTAATAACTCTCTTTATGCAGATGGCTGGGATGAGATGCCCAATGAATTGTGGCGTGGATATGACGGTTCTGGTGAGCCGTATGGCCTGGTTAACCGCAAACTAGCGCGCACATACGGAAGATTGGGGGAGAAGCGTCCCGACCCAACAATTGAAGGCTTCAACCCATGTGCAGAAATTGGTCTAGCGGACGGCGAGTCGTGCAATCTTGCAACAATATTTTTGCCGAATGTTGAGTCACTTCCACAGCTTCTCTCCATATCACGACTTCTTTACATGACGCAGAAGCAAATCACCAGATTGCCGTACCCGTACGAGAAGACAACATCAATCGTTAAGCAGAACGCTCGTCTCGGCCAGAGCATCACTGGGGTTCTGCAAGCCACAGAGCAGCAGATTGAGTGGCTTGATGCGACATATAAGTACCTGAGAGACCTTGATGCTGAGTACTCAGCAGCAAACGGGTTCCCTGAGTCGGTAAGAATGACGACAGTTCAGCCGTCGGGAACGCTTTCCCTTCTTCCTGGCGTAACGCCCGGAATCCACCCAGCGTTTGCCCCCTACTACATCCGCCGTGTTCGTTTTGGTTCAGCCGACCCGCTTGTTGACGCCTGCCGCAAGCGTGGCTACAAGGTCGTATGGGATATCGGAATCGACGGTCGTGAAGACCACACTAGATATGTCGTTGAATTCCCATGCATGTCGCCAGAGGGCTCAACGATGGCTAGCGAAATGACCGCCGTACAGCAGCTCGAATGGGTTAAGAAAATGCAGACCGAGTGGGCAGATAACGCTGTTTCGGTTACTGTGTATTACCGAAAAGAAGAGCTAGACAGCATCAAGGAATGGCTGTCAAAGAACTACGACAAGAGCGTGAAGTCTGTTTCTTTCCTACTACACAGTGACCACAACTTTGTTCTCCCCCCATACGAGGAAATCAGCAAAGATGCTTACGACAAAATGGTTTCAAAGATTGATTTCTCCATTCCGCTTGTTCAGTCTCGATTCGACGGAGAGCTGGACATGGACAATTGCGCCACAGGAGCCTGTCCTGTAAAGTAATTGGCATGTCCAAAAACATGTCCATGGAAGATAGGTTCTTCCAGAAGGTGCGGAAAACAGATTCATGCTGGCTTTGGACTGGCGCGCTCAACTCGCGTGGCTACGGGGCATTTGGCGTTAATGGGAAATCCGTTAGTGCCCATAGGTACTCGTATGAAACGTACGTAGGGCCCATACCGGAAGGCATGGTTGTTTGCCATTCTTGTGATATTCGCAACTGTGTCAACCCGCAGCACCTGTGGGTTGGGTCGACTGCAGATAACAATAAGGACATGTTTCAAAAAGAAAGAAACGGCTCCTCAACAAGAAGACAAACGCACTGCAGAAGGGGCCATGACTTTTCTGAATACGGCGTATATGAAAGAAAACGCAAGGACGGCACTATCGATAGATTTTGTCGGGAGTGCAAAAGAATCTCTTCTGAAAAACGACGCAATAGCCCTGAGACGCGCGAGGCATATCTCGCATACCAGCGTGAATACCAAAGAAAATATTACCGCCGGGATAGGTAGCTTCTGGCGCCGATAGCTCAATGGATAGAGCAACGGACTTCTAATCCGTAGGTTGCAGGTTCGACCCCTGCTCGGCGCGCCACTTTCTATAAGATAGCAGAATGAAAGAGTACATAAATTCTGACCCAGAATTTCAGAACATTCTCGACCGTTTTGCCGACAACATTCCGGCACGGATAGATTGCGGTTATGGCTGGGCAGGCCTAATCAGGGAGTGCGATGAGACGCTATTTTCTCTTGACCCAAATTACGAAATTGCGCAGATAAAAGAGAAGTTCGGCGGGCTTAGGTTTTACTTCAATCCGACCGACATGAATCAGTACAGCAAACTTAACTCTATCGTGATGGCCATAGAAGAGAAATCTCTAGAGACCTGCGAGGAGTGTGGAGAGCCCGGGTACCGGAGACGCCGGCACGACACTGGATATATGTATACGTCGTGCGACGAACACGAAAACAGAGGCTAACTATTCCCACATTTCAGGGTTGGGGTGCCTCGATGCCCGCCTAAGCCCAATGGATACTCTTGCGGCCATAAACGAGCCAACAAGAAGAGTGACAAACGTAATTAGTCTACTTACTTTTGGTTTCACGTATTGGACCACCGGTAACCCATGCCCTACATGTGCGCTCTGATGCACACTTAAAGTCAAATGCTTCGCAATAACCAAGCTCTCCAGCGGAGTCTATTGCATCCCATTCATCCTGTCGCTCATCGCCGACCAGTCCGGACTTAATGCATGACTTCATTTCTGGGGTAACAATAAATACAGCACAGTTACCGCAACGCTGCTTCTTTGCTTCGGATTCAGACACATCCCATTCCTTAGCCATTTTTGCCCAGTACTCTTCGTTAGGTTCAGAAGGATTTAACGGTCCGTAGTCAGCCACGGCAATAGATTTTTTTCTATTTTCTAGATTTACGGCTATGTCTTTTGTGGCTGTCGGGCATGATTCTGGGTCTGCCTTTGCCTCTATGCGAAAACCATTAATTGGCCCGGTGTACGAACCCCATCTAATATCTGTCATTTTCTGAATTCCTCCCAAGTCTTGTCGCCGACACCAAAATAGGCACGCGCATAACCAGAGGACACTATATCCGAGTTGAGACAGGCAGTCAGCTCCGACTTTACGTCTTTGTCGGAGTAAACCATTGCCAGTATTCTGCCGTATTTGTCATCTTTGCCAGCGATTGTGTTGATAAACACTTCACTATGTCTAGTTGCCCAGTCTGAGGTGAATGATTTTGCCTTCATTCCAAGCTCTTTTTCAGCGAGGTCTTTTGTTCTTGATTCCGGGGTGTTGACCCCATATAGCCTAACCCTGGCCTTATGGTGGATATTAAAGCCAAGGTCAATCATTACATCCAGAGTGTCGCCATCAATTACTTTCAAGACCCGCGCAGAGTACCAAAACTGCTCAGCCATTCTTGGCCTTTTTTGCTCGTCTTTTTTTCATCATGGCTGATGCTTTTTTGATTCTGTCTTTATCGAAATTGTCTGACGGCATGTACCCCATCGACTTTCCATATACAGCAGAAAGCTCGCCCATTACAAAGATTCTAATATCCAGGTCGTCTAGCTCGTCTCCGGAAATTACTGTTGGCATCGCCTTGTATAAAATTCCAGCAAGGTCTGCATTTTTTATTTCATCAAAATAATTCCCATCAGATGTTTTATTAAACACATCTAGAACATATTCGGATTTCTTCTTTGTATTTTGGTATCTCTCAAGCAGTCTTCTGCCCTTGGCTGCCAACTTCTTTGCATCCTCAATGTTTTGAGGAACCGGTTCACCCCAGGCCGCAGCAGATAGAGCAAGTCTGGTTGCTCTGCCCTTCTCGTCTTTCATTGGGCCTGAAGGGTTGGTGAAAAATCTAGTCAGAAAAGAGCCTTTTCTTCTCATTTTCTGTGGGGTATTAGCAGCACCACGTACGCCCGGTTTCAGGTTTGCCCCCTCTTTCCTTTTAAAGTAGGCCCTGCCGGCTGCTGTCAGTCCACCCTTCGGGTCTCTTAGGACCGGTTTCTTTTGCCCCTTCTCAAGAATGTCAATAAATACATCTGAGCCATAGTATTCGTCAAATATCGGCTGCATCTCCAGGCGCTTCAGCTCAATTAGGGACTGTTCCGCTATCTGCTCTAGCAGCAGTTCAGCCTCAATCTGATTTGCAATACTCTGCAACTCTTCATAGAGCTTTTCTGTTTCATCAATAGGATTTGTCATATATATAATCTTCCCACATTTCTCGGCACAAACGGCAAACCCCCGGTTTCACCGCCTATTCAGCGATTACTCCCGGGGGCGCCCGTTGATTTAGCTACCTATCAGGCAGGAGCGCTGTCGAAGTCCACCTTCACGAAGGCCTCTGGGCGCTTGACGGCTAGTGCCAGTCTCTGCTCTGCGAGGATGACGATGGCGTTGCGGACGAAGAAGTCCGAGTGCTGCTCGCTGATGCGGATGCTGGCCTCTTCGCGGTCGTACAGCTGAGCGCCGGTGCCGAAAGCTCCGACAAGGGCTGTACCCTCTTCCATCGCTGGGGTGTCGACGATTGGCATTCTCCAGACGCGTGGCTCGCCACCCATCGCAACAGAAACTGCGATGAGGTATTGACCCTGCTCGTCCTTCGTCAGCTCGATGTCCTCCCAGTCGTTCGGGTGCAATACGACGCCCGATGGCTCGTAGTAAGCGAGGAACGAGAGAGTTGCAGCGCGGCGGATTGCGTCAGCCTTGGTGTCGGCGACCGGTGCGGCAACGCCGTCCGACCATGCGTACTCCTGAATGTTCGGTGTCTGAAGAACGCCGAGCAGGTTCTCGCCAGTGCCATCGCCGTTGAGGATTTGGTTATCCTCAAGAAGACGAAGACCGTACATGAGCTCGTTGTCGATGATTGAACGCAGCTGCGGCTCATCGGCAAGAACGTTACGGTGTGCTGCTTCCCAGTGCGCAAGGGTGCGAACCGGAGCCTGCTCGCCAACAAAGGCGAACGATGACTGCGGCTTGATACCGAATGCGGTGTTACCAGCGTTGCGCTCAGCGACAGAAGAAGCTGAGTTCGTGCCATGACCAGCCTGAAGCGTGGTGAAGCCGAGCTGACGGAAGTACTCAATCACTGCGGCATTTGTCTTGCGGACCGGGAACAGGTCGCGAACGCGCTTGGTGCGCATTGGCGGTGTTACCATCGGGTCACGCTGGACGGTGCCGAATGAACCGAGACGGCTGTCGCCAACTGCAGTTGTCGGCAGGCCTGAGTACACGTCCTTCACGTTGTATGAAGTTAGTGAAGCAGCAACTTGCCACGGAGCAGCCATGTTTGCACCGTTGCGGCCACCATTGAGGGCCTTGAACTCTGCTGACTCAAGGAACAGCTGACCGATGCTCTTGATTTCGCGTGATGAAAGCTGGCTTAGGTCTGCAGCGGCAGCGGCGTATGCAGCAGCAGCTGAGTCACCTGAAGGCTGTGAGCCCCAGCTGTCAACGTTGTTCATGGTCTCAAGGTCGCCAAGCAGTGACTTGATTTCCTTGATGTCGCGCATGTTCTTGTCGAATGCGCTCTTTTGCTCTGGAGTAACGACAACGGTGCCGTCCTCAACTCTGAATGAATCTGCGATGGTCTTATTGTCTGCCATCTTCTGACGGAGTGCTGATTGCAGCTCCTCGATGCGGGCTTTGTCTTCCGACATTACTTTTCTCCTCTTTTGAGATTAAGTGATTTGGGTTGTTGGGTTAGCAATGGCTTAGGTCAGCACCCAGCCCTACATATAAACAAAAATAACAGATGATTGACATTATTCAGTGGAACTAATAATATTTTGCAATTAAAGTGTGTAAATAGATAGAGCGTAAATTTCTAGCGCAATTCTTCGGCTAGCGAGCTCTTTCTTTTAACAGTCGCGCGTGATGGTTCCCGGAGAACTGTTCGCACAGCTTGTCTAGTTTCTTCTTCACGACGCTTGCTCATATTTCTCCTGCCGAGGGCAGTTGAGCCAGTTCTATTCGCATAATCAGTCATGTTGGTGCATGGCATCCAGACTGTCCTGCCAGCCTTACTGATTCTTCTACTTATCCCTATACAGCCAAGCTGTCTTGAGCGCGCCCTGGCGGATTCGGCGTCCATAAATACGTCGGCATCATTATCTCTGACGAACTCCGGGCCAACACCTTTCGAGCCACAACAGTCAAGAGTTTTCCCGCTAAAACTTGGCGAGGAGACTATTCCCCCGCCATCAAGCGAACCTATTCCCCTGATTGGGGCCTCCGTTAAATTTTCCCACCCCTGGACGTGGCGACGACGGTTTTTGCCCTTTCGCCTTCCCTGTGATGATTTTCCGTCAGGAACAACAGTTCTCCATTTTGAAGTCTCCGCAACATTGGAGATTCTCTCTAGCTCTTCCATGGATGAGCACGGCATCCAGTTGCCGTCCTCCCCCTTGTGCGCGCCGGAGCAACCAATGTCGCGAGCAAGCCTGAGGGCCTCTGCCTTCTTGACGAGCTCTTTTTTATCGGCCATGTCTAATCTGTTTTCTTGCTACCGATACACGCGCCATCAGAGGTTCACCCGTGGCAGCATGTGGCGACCTGTCGCCCAATAGTGCTTTTGCCCTGCGCGCCGCTCTTCTTGATGTCGTAAATACGAATGTTTTTTCTGCTGTTTTTCTAATAAAACTATCGGAAAAGCTGCTTTTAATTAGGTCGTATTCAATGTGTCCGAGTGGGTTCTTGCTGTTAACCAAAACCTTCCCAAGAGAATCATTAAAAATAACTTTACCTGAAGCTATTTTTCTCAGTAGCTCGGATTTTTTACTTGAGTTCTTAAATGCTCCGGCCTTGAATGCAACAGCGTTTATTTTTGCATGAGGTTTTACAAACTTGGATAGCGATAAAGATGAGGCCCTTAGCTTTTGGTTGCCTACAACATTAGATACAGAACCGCTGTACGAAAACCCCGGAGTATCAACGGCAGTTATTGCGGTTTCGGAATCTGAAACTACTGATTTTTCACTGAACCCAGTAAACACAAAGCCAGCAGGAATAGTGTTTGCTATGTCGTTCGCCTTAAATGATGTTTCAGAAATTATTGACTTTCCGAACTCAGTAATAGACTTTACCTGTATCCCGTTATCAGAGATTGTCGCCATAACGTGCGGCATCCCACGAAATGCATCTTTTATAAAACCGACTTTCATTGGTTAGCTCCAGTTATAAGTCTGCGGAGAGTATTTTTTTGACCCCTAAGCACATCGAGCCGTGATTCAAACAGCTTTTCAATGATATTAAGGTGTATTTTTTCACCATCGGACATTCCGTATTGGTTCATTGAATCGGTGAAAGAGTTGGGATTGAACTTTCTTGCTCTGTTAATTAATTCAGATAGATAGCGCATAAAGATAACTCTTTGCTCAGCCTTCAATGCCTGGTAGTAGTCGGAGTATGACGGAGTTAGTTGTGTTGCATAAAAGTCATCTATGCGCATTTTCATACGTTTTGTTATTTCAATTTTTGACAAATCGACGAGGCCGGAAGTTGAGTTTTGACCAAGCACTAGCCGGCGGGCATCAGGTGTATCAAGTGTGTATATTGACGTCATTGGACGTTCTCTTTGGTCTGTTAGGAAGTCAGAGATAAGCATTGCGGCAACATCACGTGGCTCAAGTTCGTTGAACTTTGCATCAGGATTAAAATTGCTCCCAGGTATTGCCGATGTTACGTCTTGACGTAGGAACTGGCGTGTTTCTGATGCTTTTCCCGAAAATATAACGTCAGGTGATTCGAGGCCTAGGACCTGCTGGACATCAGAAGCGAACCGCTCTCCAAGATGCTGAAAGCGTGATGGTTTTTCGTAGAGAAATAGTTGCTCTGATGGCGTTGAGATGGCCGTTATGTTGTTTGCCAGCTTTTGTTTTTGGATAACTCCAGTTTTTGACAACACTTTTGGCATTATTGATGGGTCAATTGCCGAAAGTTGGCCGCCCTCAACAATGTGCTGTATAGCCGAATCTACGCTGGTAATAAGCTTGCGTCGTGGTCCAAAAGTTTCTGTGTTTCTTATGGATGACGAATCTGGCTTGGAAGAAAGTCTTCCGCCCCAGACTTGAGATGCCCAGCTAACTCTTCCCTTTAGAACTTCATTTGGATTTTTTACACCAACAAAATTCTCCGAGTACTTAAGTCCGCCATCTATTTCTGCGGCAACAGCTCTAAGTTTTTTTGCAGGGTCACGAGAGTTATCGATTGACGATACTTCATTGACGACCCTGCCCAGCTTGCGCCTCTCTCCGATTTCCAACTGGCGAGCTTTTTCTAGTGTTATAGAAGAGCCACCGGGAAGAACATATATAAGTGACGTTATGCCGGTATTCGAAAGAAGGCCAAGCTCTTCTCCTCCGATATCCTTTGGGGACAGTGCCGACATAATAAATGCCGCCCCCTCCATGTCTCGGTTATCCGGTATTGCTCTTAGCACCTTATTGGGAACTACTGGTTCGAGCACGAAGCCGTCACGACGAACCATTCTCCGAACTTTTATTCCCGAATCCCTATTGAATGTCCCAATAGATGATATTGCGTCTTTAATTCTGCTTGACGAAACTCGCGGATTAGAGTTTGTAACTTTTGGAATCTGCGGAGCTCGAGAAACAATTATTGAACTGTCGTAAGGTGCTCCAGTTATTTCGCGACCACGAGTTTGTGGGGAAATTCCCGATGTCAGGGCCCGTCTGCCGGCCCCAATTGCAGCGCCGAGGGCCGACGGTATGTCGAATAGTTTTGCACCACACGTGGACAGGCGGTTGTCCGTAAATCTTCCACCGTATTGATAACCCTCCGGGCATCTATGTGCGCGATTTTCTCCTGGCCGCGAACCGCCCCTGCCCCCTCCACCAAAACCTGGAGTGATTGTTCTGTAAAACGCAGAACGAACCGGCGACCTAAGCGGCCCCATGTCCCCTGGTGTTATTGTGCTTAATATACTGCTTGCTATTTGACGCCCAGCGTTTGCCTTGAACTGAATCCCGCTTGCGCTGTTTGGTTTGCCTGTTCGTCTTATGCTCCCAAATCTTTTGGCAAGAGCTTTATATTCCGTAATTTTCCCACTAGCTACCTTAACTCCACGTATGTAGTCGACATGCTGTTTTTGGGCAGGATTAAATAAGATAACCCTGGTTACAAGAACATCATGACCACCACAGCAGCGGTCGGTCTCAGCCACAGCACTCATCCTCTATTGATTTAGACAAAATGACCGGAGAGTATGCTTTTTCTCCGGACAAATCCTCTCCCTCTATTTGCCAGTTTTCATCATTTTGTAAGAATTTAACAAAGTCTGGCTCCATCTCGCAGAATTCCCCGAGCACCTTAATTGCGTGCTCTATATCCATCTCGGTTACTACTGCATTTTCTTGAGTTTTTGTCGATACGTCCGGATACTCATAAAAAAATATTTCAGATGAAGCATTGTCATATGCCTTCCCCGAACTTCTTATTATGTTTTTAGGTTTTTTACCGCTGAGTGACGCTGAAAATTGAGAGTCTGTCCAGTTTGTAAGTTTACGAAATTTTTTGCGACAGTTTTTCATGCCGGGGTGGTGGCACCCCTCGTTTGGCCATAGCCCTGTTGTTTCGTGGTGTAGCCACGCGCAAATGTTATTTAGTGGATACAGCTCGGGGTGATTTGCCAGTATCACCCTGCATCTCCTGAATCCGCCAGGCTTCTTCATTATTGGACGCCAATAGCGAAGTAGTCGTTCCAGATTTCCACGCCGCGGCCCTCTGCCACGAAGAATGTCACCAGTGATGAGCTCCTGTGGAAGCAGCCCGCCAAGTGGGTCTGCCTTTATAGAATCATCAATTGACATTTTCGGTCTCCTCTAGCTGGCGAAGAAGAAGCATCGATTTCCATGCGAAATCACGTTCTTCCAGCGTTTTGAATTCATATATATTGACATCTAACTTTATCATTCCATCACAGCATGAATTGGTCAGCATTTTCTGTTCGATGTCCCTGTCGATAAAGGACTTGACCGCTCTTTCTGTCTTGTCAATCTTTTTCCCCTTTTTGCCAACAGATTTCTTCGCTGGCATCTTGTCAAGCATTGAGTCTTTTATCGGGCGTGTCTTTTCTATGAAAGTTTCGTACCATGCTCCAGATGTTGGATTCTTTGGCGCATCCCACAGAAATCTCTGAAAGGGTGTTGAGCGAAGCTTTCTAAAGTCGCGAGCAGTTGCCGCGATGCTCATTATGTATCCCTTTACGGTTGTTCCATCCGGTTTTTCTATTATTGCGTCTTTTTCTCCGGGCTTTGCTTCGGCGTTGTAGTACACCCTGCTGTCGTTTAGTAGGCCAACAAGTATTGATTTCATAGCATCCCGCCAGACGTGGAGGTTATTTGTGGCCTGCGGCTGTTCTTCATCTCTTTCATCATGTCTTTTGCTGCTTCGGTTATTTCATTTCCGATAGCTTTAATCAGGACAGACTCGACCGACTCCCCACCCTTTGCTGCCTTGGAGTGTGAGCGCGGGTCCTCTATGTTGAAGCCTGTTGGGTGGGCAAACTTAATGTTGTTCAATCCCTTGCCGGCCATATCTGTCTTAATTTTTTGCGCCGCCCTATACTGCCTCAGCATTGCCATGCTCTGCGTGTTGATGTTTTTGCCGCCACCAATTGAGTAAAAATACTGAATCTCTTCTGGCGTAAATCCAGCAGCCCTTAGCCTGTCCGCTATGGACCGCTCGTTCACTGCGTCGCTGATATCTTCTTTTTCACCGGCAGCTTCTAGTCTCTTGAATGGGATATTAATCTGTTCAATTTCATTTACATCGAATCCGCCAAGTATCTGTGCCTCAAACGGCTCTCTAGATGAGCCATCTGGGAGGTTTCTATCGAACGAATTAGGCATTGCGCCCTTTGAGCCCCTAGATGCGTTTACGTTAGAGAAGTCATTGTTGATTGATGACGACAACATATGCAGGAATGCTTCCTGTGCTTGTTGATTTCCGTTTATCCCATCAGGATTAAGGATTGCGTCGGCAACATCTTCCCTATTTCGCGAGTTCAGCTTAACTGGGCGATGCGCCGATGATATCGAGTTTCCACGACCATAGGCAGTTCTCTCTGACACAGATGGTCTTAGGACGATTTCTATGTCACCAAATGCGGTCAAGCCGTCACCAACAACATCTTCATCGCCTATTTCGTACACCGCGTCTGGTCTTAGATTTCCATTCCTGGAATTCATTATTTGCTGTCTCTTGGCGTCAATGTGCGACTTATGAACAAGATAGCCGCTGACCGGCAAAGAGTCGGTTGGTACGGAATCTGGAATGCCTATTCGCGAGTAGTACTCCCTTGCGTAGTTTTCCGAGGATAGACCAACAGTCTTCCCAGACTCTATGTCTTCACCCTGGTTGGCATTATTCGCAGAACGACCACTTGATAGTCGCAATTTCGCCATTCTTCCAACATTTTCTCTACCACTGGAGAGCCTTGACGACCTCTCAATATCAGCAGCGCGAATAATTTCATCTAGCTGGCGCTCTCTTTCTATTGCAGCAGCGCTCGGGCGTCTTGTGTCGGCTAGTCGACGCCTATTTTCAAGAGCCTCAGCGTAGTTTGCATTGTTTTTTAGGCCAACAGAACCAAGCTGGATGTAGTCGCCTTCTGCGTACTTTTCGTCAATAAGTCGTGGTGCATTTTCCGAGAGGTCGACTGATATTGCATCAAACTCCTCTTGAGTTATCGGTGATATATCTTCCTGACGGCCTTCCCACTGTAGTTCAGCACCAAGACGCGCCTCCTTAATGCCGAAAGCGTCCTGGAACACCTTTCCAAGAGTCAAACCCTCAACAATGTCTGTTTGGACTTCGTTTGCAGACAGGGGTATTTGAAGTTCTTTAGGAAGAGACCTATTCCCTACAACAATTCCAGCCCACCTATGATGGCCGTCAAGAATGTAATTATCTTTGGTCGTTAGGATTGGCTGCATAAACCATTCCTTGCCCATCTCTTCCAGGTACTTCTCTCTAAATTCTGAGTCAGATAGACCTGGTGACTCTTTGCGTATTCTTTCAGCTACCTCGATGGCTTTTTCCTGAATTGTTTGAGCAGTGCCGTCTACTTTTGATGCCACTAATTGCTGTTGAGATGGCGCGTATTCACTCGGGTCTACTGTTCTTAATCTGACTGCTGGGCCATTTTCTGGGTCCTCTACAGTTATTATGCCATTTAGCCAATCAATAAATGGCGTTTCAAGGTTTACCTCAGTGTCGTTCCAGTTTGTATTTTCATAAAGCCACTGTTTTGCGGCATCAGAAAGATTGTCAAAAGAAGCTGCTTTATGCTCTCGTGCCGTAGTGCCGCCGAATTCATTGCGTAGCGAATGTTTTTCAGCAATTATTTCATATAAAATTCCGGGGATTTCCTCGTCTGATACTGGGTCCTCTGGCTCGTCTAGCTCTGCACGCTTCTTATTTATTTTTGCAATTTTTGCGTCGAGCTCGTCGGCGAATTCTATTTCTAGCTCGCGATTGCGCTTTACTCCATCTTTTGAGGGCTCCCATTTACCCGCAGCAATTCCCGCCTTAAGCGCCATTATCGCCTTTGTGTTTTGCCCAGACGACCTACCGTTAGTCTGCGGCATTTTCGCCCTATCAATTCCTATATGCCCTGAACACATAAGGTTATTTTCCGGGTTATATAGCGAGCATAGGTCGGCCTGGTAGTTGCCAACGTACTCATCTTCCATGTCTTTTCTGGTTTTGGGGTTGTCCAGGTCAGCATCTGGATTCAACTTTGCATATTCATCCTGGAATGCCTTCCATCTTGGATGCCCGTCTTCTATGTGTTTTTTAGCTACTTCCTTTACCTGTTTCTCAAAAGCTTTTTGCGCCTGCTCGGTCAACCTGACATCCTGGTCCTTAACTTCAACATGGTGACCGAGCATCATGAGAGCTACTGCAGTAGAAACATCATCAACTTCATAGAGGTTTGAGTCTTTTTCGCTAATTGACTTTCTACCTGACCTTTTAACGGAACCACCAAATCTCCTTGATAGTTCAGCGTCAGACATATCATTTACGTTTTGTCCGCTGTTAATAATGTCGTCAAAGACGGATAGGGCGCGTTTTGCTACTTCTTTTTCTTGACGTCTACGCTCGGCTAAATTTTCACTTGAATCAATAGTTCTGCCTGAGGACAGACGTGATGAGCGTTGCTCTGCTGGCATCCCGGCGAGGCGCTCTGCTCTCCTAGATGCACGTGAAGCCTCGTCTGAAGGCGATGAAAACGGAGAGCGTATTGAGCCACCTGACGCAAGTCTTTCGATGTCTGCATCAGTCGCGCGTACCCTGACTCTTCTGTCAAAACCTTCGTGCATTCTGTACGCGGCCATCTGCGCTCTAACTATAAGTACCTCTTCTGGAACATTAGCAATCAGGTCTGCAACTTCCGGATGAATATCACCTCGAGAAATACTGCCGTCACCGCGTCCTCCGCCAAGCGCCTTTTTGATGTTCCTCGTGATGGATGACATTCTTGATTCGCGCGACTGGGTCCTCTGCTGTCTTGTGGCAGGCCTGCCAAGAGCATCACTTTTTGTCTTTGCCATAATTGTCGCCGACGCTGCAGCTGCAGCAGCACCAGATGAAAGCCTTGATGAGCCATCTGGCAATTCATCAACACCTTCGCCGAATGAGCCCCCAGCGTCTATGACATCATCTAGCACTTCAGAAGTTGATTTAGCCGCCGACTCATCGTAGTCGCTCCGCGGGCCCGGGAATGTGTCCCCAGACGCGCGTCTCTTCGCAACATATCTGTCTGCAACAGCCTGTATCTTTTTCGAGTGGCTTTGCGCCCATATGGCATCAGTTTTATTCTTTGACAAGCTATCTGCCATACTGTCGACAACTTCAACAGCGTCTTTCTGGTAAGAAATTTCTGCCCGTATCGTGCCATCGGAATCCCGGCCAATAATTCTCAGCCTTCCAGGCGGTGCAACAAATTTCTGTTCGCCTTCTCCGCCTGTTGCCGGGAATAGGCCACGGTCACCCTCTCTCACCTGGACAACTACGCGTCGTGAAGTTCTGCCAGTTTTGGCGTCTCTCCTGCCACGTTCTGGCATGTCTGTCTTTTTGGTTCTGCTTGTTATCACGCGACCAGAAACAAACTTATCAACATCAACTTCCTTCCCGTCCATTTTGCCCTTTAGGGCCCCTGGTTCGAAGTCGATAATCGCTTCTATTTCAAATGGGTCCGCGACAGACGTACCGTCGATTGCTTCCATCGTTGGTATTAAGAGTTTTTCGACCTGCTGAACAGCATCTGCTTCATCGGAAGACATTGGGTCAACCTCTAGGCCAAGACGCTTGAGTCTTGCGTTTCTCTTGTTCATTGCACGCCCAGCCCTTGTCTGGTTGGCGGGGTCAAGAAGCATCCCAACGTCAGATTCCGCTACGTCACCGAGCTCTTTCATGGCTTTCTTTTGTTCTGGCGTAGCTTTTACACGTCTGCGCTCACGTGCTCCGTGGTCAGCAGCTTCTTTTGCGCTCTTGAACTTCTTGCTTGGCTTGGGTGGGGGGCTTATTGTGTCCTTTACCCTCTTATCAATATCTCTCTTAATTGCCGGAATACTCCTGGTATCTCCAGCTTCTTTTAGATTCTTTGCATGTTGGTCTTTTACAACATCGATACGCTCTGCGAGGTCTCTTGCCTCAGGCGATGCTGGGTCCATTGTTGAAAGGCGCACCTCATCGTCGGCAAGCTTGCGGATTACTTTTTTATCCGGCATACCCTTTACGCGCTCACGCAAGTCATCTAGGTCTGCGAGCCTTGCAATTTCTTCCATTTCTCCTGCATCCAAGAGACCCTCGCGCTCCCTGATGGCCCGTACTTTTTCCTCAAAACGCTTCTTTTCGCCACTAGCGCCAACGCCATACTTTTTTCTCCATAGCTTTGATGCTTCGTCATATCTTTTACTATGAAAATCGAACTCCCTCTGGGCATCCTTTATCGCTTCTGATTTAAGAAGTTCGAGCGCACTTCTATCATCGTCTGGTAGCGATGGGTCAATTTCCATTGCACTAAAACCATCAACTCTGCGCTTAGCATCATCGCGCTGAGAGGCAATTATCGCAGCCTCGCTAAACATTTCCTCTTCTGGAAGTTCGCTGAATGCTGTCTTGAATCGCTTTATTTCCTCGCGCAGCTCCGATGCAAGTCTTTCATCCCTATCCGCAAGCGTCTCTTCAATAACGTCTTCGGGAATATCGTCCGGTACGGTAGTCGGGGTTGGGATGCGGAATACATCGTCCATTGACTCCATAGCCGAATCGTCGTCTGCAGAGGCCCTTTCACGCGCTGCGGTGGCAAAACTGAGATTGTCCATCCACTCGAGAGCAGCGTCTATGTCATCGCCATAGATGATTCCACGCTCACGCAGTGCCCACAATTCCGCTGCGGCCTCTAGGGCCCAAACCTCAGTGCCTTCGGCGTATACGTCACGCGGATATGAGCCCGCAAGTGGAGCTATAGCCTTGATTCTCTCCATTGCGTCATCAAGTGACTCTATGTTTATCGAGTCGGCAACGTCTGTCATTATTGCCATGATGTCATCGCCGTTTAGAGCATAAATAGAGTCAACATTCCTTGAGCCGACTGCGACCCCATCGCGCATTATAGGAACAGATATGAAACCCTTTTCGTCTATTTCATTTTGAATCTTTTCGACAAACAATTGAGCCTGTCTGTGGTGTGCCAACTCGTGGAGCATAATGTGCCCCGAAAAAGAGTAAACGCCATCGATTAGGCCTGCCATCCCGCGAGCCGCATAGTCGGCGTTAACCAAAAAGTCAGCCACTGCTAGGCGAGATTCAGCTTCGCTTCTTGCTCCAACTGCAGAAATCGCAAGACGTTCATCTGGCCTCATATCGGGGAGCATTGACTCCTGGTTTGCCAGAATCATCCCCATATTTATGTGTATGACGCTTCGCAGTTCCCCCGGAACCTTGCGCATAACTGGATTGCCATCGCGGTCAAGAACTGGTGTTCCGTCTGGATTTAGTCGTGGAACAAGTTCTGGTGCGGACCTATAAACACCTGTTCCAGCTTCATCTGGGGAGTTAAAGTCATATTCGATTCTGCCCAAAAATCTTGTGCTGGATGGGTCCTTCATGAACTGGTCAAGAAGTGTTTCGAATAATGCTTTCTCCGTATCTTGGTAGCGCTTCACGTCAGCATCAAGAAGTCGAGTTTGCTCTTCTTTAGACAAAGAAGGCCAGCCAGGTATTGATTCAAGACGTGCTTCAGTAAATCTTCTTACTTCCAAATCCGTCAAACGCCCAGCACCACCGCCAGATATGTTGACCAACTGCACATCCCAGCCCGCACGTCCGCCAGAATCTGAATGCATTTTCTGCAGAGCCTCTACGGCCTTGATATGCGCATCAGGGTCGGCCGGGTCTATTCCTAGCGAATCGTAAAGTCTGGCGACATTTGCTTTTTGTCTCGCGATATCATCCTGTCCACGAATTGCACCATTCTTAAACATGCGCAAGTTTTCTGGAACTGGGATATCTCTCCACTCCGGAGCCTCAAACTGCTCCGGCCATAGCTCTTTGTAATAGGCGCATCTACCAAGAAATGCCGGGTCTGCCACGCCTCGCGATGATTCGCTCCATTGGTCGTTGTATACGAAGTTGAGCAACGACCTAGCCGTATTTCTAAGCCCCTGGTATTCGCCTTCTGCGGTCATCTGCGCTGCTTGGCGTGCAGCAAATCTTGCAAAACGTGATGCACTAAAGCCGAAACAGTTTGAACCAGTTGCATCGGTGAACTGATTGGCGGCAGGAGTTCCAGGCGGGCATCTGAATTTGTTATTTTCGTCCCGCAGAACACCAAATGCTGCGGCAGCGCGTGCTAAAAGTGAGCCCCCCGGAACGCGCGAGGCCAAACTTCTGCCAGGGAGCATTTTTTGCTCAACACCATTGTTTTTATGCTTTTGCAGTGCGCGTTGTTTTTCTTCGTAGGTCATCCCTGCGGCAATGCCAAAGGGGTCCATGACCCTTTCTGATTCAGGTATTACTTCGTCTGTTTTGGGGTTGACTTTGTATTTGCTTATTTTGATTGATGGCTTTTTTCTATAGCGCTCTATCAGCTCATCGAATGTCTTTGTTTGGTTTGGGGATGGAGAAATCCACCCAACATTTGGGCCAGTCCCCATGCCTTCACGTGACTGGAACGATGGGCTAATTACGAGTTTGTCGCCCGGCTCCCATTTCTTTGATGATTCCCACCTATACCCGAGGTTGTTTGACTCTACGCCAGGCTGCTTATCGCCGCTGAAGTCTCTTTTCTTATTGTCTGTGTCCGTGTAGGCCTTTACGCGAATTCCAAAGTTTGAGGTAATCGCTTTTACGGCAAGCTCAGGCTCAAGCCTTCCAGTTGATACAGATGAGTTTATTGCACGCCTGAATCTAATTGCTTTTTCGTTGAATCCACCACAGCATGAAGTTGGGACTATAAGCCGGGCAGAAACTATGACTCTTTCGCGTGTAGCAGGGGTATCCGCCACCTGGCGCCCCCTTTTCAGTCGTCGTTCAGGGTGTCTTCGAGCAACTGGAACTCAACAAGCGATGCCATAAAGTCTGCGTCGCTAACATCGCCGGCTTTCTCTTCGCTGCCAGCTATCCAGTTTGCGGGGATAAGGCTTTCAAGCTTGAGCGCTCTTGCGCGCTTCATGATGTGCTTCTTGGTAGCTTCTTTATCCTTGGCGCGCCCAAAAGCTTGAATTGCATTACGCAAGTCATTCTCGGAAACTATTGGGTATGAGCCGTCAGCCATGGCCATGCCCTCTTTTGCGAGGTCCATTCTGCGCTCTTCAGAGAAAGCACGCTTTAATGCAATCTCGGCAGCCTCTGCCTCGATTTGCTCAACCTCATCAGCTTCGTACTTGTCGTAGCCGAGGACTTCTCCGTCAAGAGCAACAAACACGTCATATGATTTGCCGTCAAAGCCTTCAATTTCTACCGCATATGCATCAAAGCCCTCGAAAACATCTGGCTCTACTGCAATAACAGTTCCATCTATTGACTTAACAGCAATTTCTGCTGCCTCAGTGAAGTCAATTAGCTTGTAGCTCACCGAGTCGGACTTCTGCTCGAAGCTGGAAGAATCAAGCTTGTGGAATCCGAGTATTTCTGCAGACTGGCCGTCGATGAATACCTCATTGATTGAGCCGTCTTTGACTTGAACGTCAACGACGAACATGTCGGCGTCAGACGAGTATCCGGAATCCACGACCACACCGCTGAACATTTTTTCGGCAAGACCCTCAACGTGGAGGATTCCTGGCATACCTTTTTCTGCGACGCACCCACCCGGACAGTCATCGCACACCTGGGAAGAGCCGCCGTACGCCTTGCGCTCTATGGCGCAGACATAACCAGCTGCTCCAACATCTGAAACCTTTAGGCCCATGGACTTGATTCGCGCTCTGCGAATCTCCTCCCATTCAGAGTCCTGTGGTGAGAATGACTTTGTACCCATCTCTGAATACTCCTCTTCATCCTCCTCTTCGTCCTCCTCCATTTCGGGCTCTTCATCCATGCCCTCTTCGTCTTCAAGCGAAGCCTTTGCGCCCTTCATGCGCGCAATGCGCTGCATTCGTGCACCGCGGCCGCCATTGGAAGCCATCATCTTCTCTTCATCGGATTCCATGTCCTCTTCGTCTTCTGGCATATCCTCGTCAAGCTCGTCCTCATCAAGCTCGTCCTCTTCTGCCATCATCTCTTCCGACTCGTCATCCATCATTTCGGCCATTCCGGCCTTTTTTTCTGGCATGTAAGCAGCCATCTCTTCATCTGAGATTTCTGGCTCTTCTGACTCGTCTGTCATGTCAAGAAGTGCATGCCCCGGCTTTTTTTTGTTCATCTTTTTTGTTGCAGAACCAGCAGCTGTTGGGTTCATTGCGTCCTCTGCATCGACGTTCTCGTCTTCCACTTCCTCGTCCATCGCTGGGACCATTTTCATTTCGACCGGCATAGCTCCGCATTTGGCGCAAATTTCAGCACCTTTAACAAAGCCGCACTCAGATGCTGCAGCGCCCTTGGCACACTTCAGGACGTTGCCGTCGCTGTCAATGCTTACAGTAGCTTTCTCGTCGTATTTCATACAACTCCCGTTAGTGCAGGGAAATGACCTGATGGACCATTAACCATTAAATGTCTTTAAATTATAACCTATCACGCTATACATGCGTGAATTAGCAACACCAGTTAGTTCTGTTCAATTTTTATTGCTACTTTTTGCCAGAGGTTCTCTTCTTGCCTGAGAGTGTTTCCCCAGACTCGATTCTTTCCCTAGCTGTCCTCAACTGCTCGTCGCTAAATATGTCGTCGATGGTGTAGCTGGTGCCGAATATTTCATTAAACCTGTCAACCATTGATTGCATTTCTGCGCCAGAGAATCGCGGCTCATTTCCCTTTTTGGGAGACCATGGGGAGCCTTTCGCCGTGGCAGCAGCGCTCAGTGTCACGCCCATGTCCGTTGCCCCAGTGATTCTGTTCCGATTATCTCTGTTATTAAGTCTTGAATCAGGGAAACTCTTGTCAATGAACTCGTTTAATGCTTCATAGACAACATATTTTGAGTTTTTAAGTTCTGAATCAAAACGCTCGCCGGTATCTCCGTCTTTCCAGACTGACGAGGCGTCGGGCAGAACGCCGGTCCTAATCATCTGCGCAACGGTTGCAGTTGGAATTCCGTTCTTTGACCATTCATTGTTAATTCCGACATCGTCGGTACCAAATGCGGCAGAAAGTCTTTCTTGCAATCCCTTTTTCCACTCCGCCCTGTCTATGCCGAGATAGTCAAGTAATGGCTCGATTTCAAAGTCTTCTCGTGAAGTCTTGTCTGCGATTATTGCCTCGCCAGCGCGCGCAACCTGCTCATCAGATGGGTTCAGAAGGTCGAATGATTCGCCGTATAGGTCAACTTCAGCCTCGGAATCACCCTTTGTTGCGCTGTCTGGGGCAAATCGTCCAGTTGCACGGAATTTAGAAACCTCGCTGACCTCACCTAGCTGAGCGTACTCATCCGGCGTCATTGACTCGTTCTCTTCCGTGTCAAACCAATGCGGGAAAGCGTCTTTACCGAATGTCTCGATAATGAATCTGTCTCGCATATTTGCGCGTCCAGCATTCTCTCTTGCTAGGTCAACATATGGGATATTTTCCGTCGTGTCGCCATCTGGGGATGGGATAATTCTCTTTGCCTCGTCAGCCGTTACGGGGGCAAAATATCTCCATGCTGCAAGGTCTGGCTGTTTGCCGAGCTCGGCAACTAACAAACGAACTGCATCATGGTTGATACCGGCGTCTGGCTCCTTGATTTTTGCTGTGTCGGCAGGGCTCAGTCCGAGCATTTTAGCCAACTCTTCACGTGTTGCTGGCCTTGATTGCGTCCAGCGAATCGTGGTGCCGCCTTCAGTATTTTCCCGTGAGGTGAACTCCGTTGGTATCCGTATTGTTTCGGCGAGCTTGTCTACCGAAAGCATCCACGTCTCAGCAGAAGGATTCTCGTTTCTGGAGTTGTCGCCAACTCTTCCAACTCTGACGCGGTTCTGCTTCATCTGCATTGCCTTGCCAACATCCCTCATTGCCCCGCGCGTTCTTTGCTGGCGCTCATTTACTGAAAGGTCGTCAACATCGACATCGATGGCAATGCCACGCTTGCGGACGCCATCCCATGCCTGCATTGCGTACTGTAGAGCCTCGCGATTTCGTGGAGTATCTGGGTTGCCATCTATGCGTATGCCGGCAAGCTGCTGGGCGCTAAGTGTGCCTGGATAAATGCTGCTTCCTGCGACGCGGCGGCTTCTGCGGCCAGGACGAGTGCCTGTCGCGCCGCTAGATAGGCGCATAGCTGTTCCATCGGCATTATCACCGTAATCCGCTTCCCCGTCTCCATCTATGTCATTGTCACGAATAGAGCCATCGATATCGTCATCTGTATCGATGTCGTCAGGTTCATAATCTTCTTTGTCTATGCCAATTTCGTTACCGTTTTCAGACCCAGGACCATCAGTAATCATGTCGTCCGTGATGACAATAGGGCTATCGTCTTTTTCTTCCTTCTTATTCCCACGAGGTGGAAGGTTTTCAAAGTCAATATCCTCGAGGCGCGTTTCATTTAGTTGTTTATAGAATGCTGGCAGAGGTATCCCGCCATCATCGCTGAAAGCGCCTTTGTCAAGCTCCTGTGGGATGTGCCCATCTTTCACTGCCTGCGTCATTGCTGCGCGAATGTCTTTGGTCTTTTCATCATGCAAGTAGAATGCAAACGCTTTTGCGCCGGGGTCAATCATTTCCTTGGCGCGCGACATCGCTACGTGAACAAGGTTCGCTTCTTCCATGTAGCCGATAGATGCTTGACCAGGCTGTAGGGATTGGGCGATTGACTCCGCAGGGTCGCTCAGGTCTTCTGCTATTGCAACAAATCTCGACTCGCGACCCTTTGACAGCTGCATTGTTGTTATTTCAACATCTCCGCCAGCATGTCTTGCCTCATCGCGTAGCGCTTGACCAATTCTATTTAGAATGTCGGCGCTTTCTTCTAGCGTTGCCCCCTCGATAACAAAACCATCATAAGCGCGTCGCTTTGCGTTTCCTTTCATGCCCTTTTCGGCTCCAGCCTGCGGTTTTACTTTATCCTGAAGCCCGAGGCGCTTGATGATTTTTTCTAGGTCTCTTCTATAGCGTCCATTGCCGCCCTTGCGGTTTCCTGGAGGCTGGTTTGGAGACTGTGAGCCATCTGGATTATCGATTGGACGCCCAGTATCAGCGCCATCTCCAGTTATCAGAATACGCCCAGTTGGCTTTCCTGGTTTTTTATTATCTCCGCCATCGATTTCAAGCTGTGCATACACTGCTTGGCGACCATCATTTGCAAATTTCGGCTGCGGTATTATTATTATTTGAGCCCTTTGGCTATCGATTGCCTGAACTGCCTCTGCAGCAGTTTTGCCGCGGGATATCCGAAGAACCTCTTCCCGTCCCGCAGTAAACGCATCTAGCTCAAGGGTCTTTCTTTCCGGGAGAAGACTTGGCGGTATAACCTTGACAATCTCTTTTCCTTTGTCGTTGGTCTCTCTTATCTGGCGCCCTTCAAGGAGGGTCAGCATGCCCATCGTTCCAAGTGGAGGGGCAGTTTTGTCGCCCTTGGGAGGCTCCATAATTAGCCTAAATGCAGTATTTGCCTGCTGATATCCAGCTTGATTAAGAATTCTCTCCAAGCCCTTTGCATCATAAATCGGCCCAAGCCAGCTCGACTGTTCTGGAAGGCCAAACTTTTTCCTATATTCAGCTTTTGCAGTTGGCGACTTAAGTATGTAATCGAGATGTTTTGTAAATTTGAGCAATTCTTCCCATTTGCTCAATGGGATGATTACTTCTGGCAGCTTCGGCAACCCATTTTCGTCGCGCTCAACGGCATCGCTATTGATTACTAGGCGTACGAAGTTAAGGGCCTCGTTGATTATCTCTGCGTTGCTTCTACACAGAATCATTGTTGGTAGATTGCCCTTATCGGCTTCTTCGACTCTGTCAACAATCTTGCCAGCCTTGGGGCCGTATAGACTGTCTCTTAGCTCTGTTAGCGCAACATCTTGGGCATCGCGGTCCATTGCCGATATGTCAAGTTTTTTATCCGGCGTGGAGAATTTCTTATCTATGTCGGCAATCATTAGGGCGCGAGTTGCGTCGTCTACTTCATCTACCGGGTTATTACCTTTTCTGTCTTTTTCAGGGAGGAGGGGGTCGAAAAGTCTATTAATAACAGTCTGGGCCTGGCCCTTGACGTGTTTCCACGGGAGCTGGGGAACCCCCTGCTTGCGCAAGTAAAGATTTTGTTGCCCAAGAACAAGGTTAGCTAGATGCCCAATCACTTCCCCATATCTAAATGATTCTGTAATTGTCAATGCGTAGTCTGCATCCAGTGATTCAAGAATATTCTTTGCTTCGCGGAAAGCATAGACAGCCTGCCTATCGTCGCCCACAATAACAATAGGAAGATTTTTTCTGTTAGCGTCAAGAACGGCTTCTAGAACCTCGTTTGAGTCCTGTGCTTCGTCCACCATAAATGCGCCAAGTGGATTTTCTTTTGTTGCCATTCTTTTTGCGAGTTTTGCCTCGTTGTTTTTGCTGCCTTGCTGTTTTTTAACAGAAGTAACAATCCACTCTGCGCCATCTTTATCGACAATAACGTCGCCAACGGAGTACGAGTTTGGTATCTGGACCTTGTCTCTTGTTTGATTTTCGGTATGTGTTATAAGGCCTGGGTCGCTGCGAAGGTCGGGATTTGTCAACATCCACAGTTTGGCAATTGAATCCCGTGGCGGAAGCATGTTGTTGTTACCGTCAGACATTGCGTCTATCGCTTTTTGTAGGTAACCGACCCATGAGTCTGGGATTTGCGCATCAGTCAAGACGGTGTCTACGGCGTGACGTTTTTTGCTTTGGCCCCTCTGTGTATCGAGTTCCTGCAGCACCCTTTCGGATGGTGTAAACATCCATTTTGCTGCTTTTTCTTCTTTTGATATATTCCAACGCTTAAGCGCATTGTTGAATACGTCTCCCATTTCCTCAATGGAGACGAATGTGCCGTCTGGGAGATTGAAGCCAGTTACTTCATACTCCTCCATTTGGGGCTTTCCGTCAGGGCCACGAACAACCTTCCCCTTGGCGTCCCTCACTTTGCGGCGTCGCTTCTGGGTTATCTGGTCTGGCCACTTATCCATGCCAAGGAACTTGGCCCAGTCCGTGCCGTCGTCTAGACGCTCCCATCCAAGGGCTCTGTATCCAGGCTCTTCTCCTGAGAATGTTTCAAAAGAGCCATCAAATAGTTCTCTTACATAATCAAAAGGAATGAACTCTGGCTCATCTGGGGTTTTTTCTGCGCTGATGAATTTTGGATTCTTTTTTGCACCGCGCGTCTTTTTTGATTCTGCACCGAGAAGAGCGAATTGCATTTTCCTGCGCATCCCCACGCCGTATCTCTCGTCCCCCTGGCCAAGCTTCAGAGACCAATACCAGAGCTTGTCGGTCGTGGAGATTCCGGTATTCTTGGGGAATTCAAGTTCTGCTTCGAGCTGGTTCTTTTTATTGAACACTGCATAGTAGATATTGCCAATTTGATTTTCTTTTGCAAGCTTGTCTACTGCCGCCTTCACCTCATCAGCAGACATACCAGAGAAATCGACCTTGTATCTGTCCGCTAGATAGGCAAGCTGCTCGTCGCGTCTCTTATCGCCCTCTGGCCAAAGGTCAAACTCGCGCTGCAATGCCCACGCAATGCTCTTGAGTGTCGTTGTTTTACCAGTTCCGGCGCCGGCCAATATTGACAATATGCGCGGGTCTTTTTGTCTTATCAAGCGCATTGCGACATCCATGATGTCCCTCTGCTCATTTGTTGGCTCGTTTGCTAGACCAAAAGCAAACTTCATTGATATTTTTTCGTCTGTCCGCTCTACCTCTGGGACGCCATCTTTGCGCCCCTTAATTGGCCCGGCTGATTTACCACTGGCTAGACGACCGGATGGCGTTATTACAATTCCGTCCTTATTCTTCGACGGAGCATTTGGTGAGCGGTCAAATGAGCGAAGCTCGCGTTCGGCGACGCTTAGATTGACTGCGTCTGGAACAAGAGCTTCAAATTCATCTGTATCCAACAGGTCTTCCATTGGTCCAGTTATTGTCGTGGTTGGCTTTATGCTTGGAGCGTCTTCGTAGCCGGCAAGCATCGGAACCTCAAACCACGTGTCCATCCTGCCCTTGCGCTCGTCGTCCGGTATTCCGGCGAGTCGGCGCATTGTCGCTGAACGATTAAGCAGGTAATCGTTTGCCTGCTGTGCCTGAAGAATTGCGCGATGAAGGGCGAGTGGGTCCTGCTTCAGTTTCTTCAGCCATGAGTTTAGGTAAAGAAGATGGTCTTCTCTGACGGTTGGCTCAAGACCCATTGCGCCCATTGCAAATGCTGAGCCAATTTCAGCAACAAGTTCCTCAAATGCATACTGTTCATCACCGAACTGCAAACCGAGCGTTCTGTTAAGTCTTGTTGGATGAGAAGTCCAGTGAATGGTCTCATGCATGGCGGTCCCATAGAAAGCAAGTGCATTTTCAAATTGCTCAAACGCCGGCATGTGTATTTTATCTGTTGATGGGCGATAGAAAGCCTGTGAACCCTTAGACTCAACAAACGCAGGACCAATCTCCTGAATTACGTTCTCAATATCCTGAAGCCGCTCTTCCTGATTTATCTCTAAATCATCAACTTTGTAGAACCTTTCAGGAAGGCCCTCTACATCGTCAACGTTATAAACAGTTTGGACAACGTAGAATTTTCCTTGACTCACTTCTTTCCCGTCAGAGCCAACAAACGTTCTTCCCTCGCGAGGTACCAGAATTGCGACACCCTTGCTGCGTGCCCCGGGCTTTAGTCGACCACCCAAACGCTTCCACTGGCTCTCCCCTGCCCACCTGCTGGTTTTGTATCCGCGCGCAGAACCAGTAAGTGAAAGAATCATCTGGTTCATGCCCTGATAGATGCGACCGCGCGTTGGATTACGCGCGTATAGCTCTGGATTTCTCCACGGCATCTTCCACTGCCCAGCCTTGTCTGGGTTATCAATTAGCTCCTGTAGGAGGTCGACAATGTTCTTTGCCATCTCTTCGTACAGCTCTTGTAGCTGAGATGAATCCTCCGGAAGCTCCGCTTTGTCTTTTAGCTTTCCTGAAGAAAGTGAAGCCAGTGGACCGTCAAACTTTCTTGCTTCATCGCGCGAGCGCTTGGACTCTGGCTTATCCAGGTACTTGGCATAACCACTCGACAGCATCTGCGTGTCGGCTGCCTGCGATGCTGTTTTTGGAGCCTTGCGGACAATTGATTCTTTTTTGGGTTTTGCTTTTGGCTTCTTCTCGCGCTCCATGTCGCGTTCTGCAAGCTTTTCAACCCTCTTCATGTATCTATCTAGCTCGGCAATAGCTTTCTTTAAGCGCTTTACCTGCTCTGGGTCGGTCGCACCATCAAGTACACCCTGAAGCTCATCTCTCTGTGATTCCGCAATTCCGTATTTTTGAGCAGAATCAACATCCGGGTCGTCGATGCGGGGGAGGTCAAACAGTTTTCCGCTACTCAAAACAAAATCATCGGCTGATGAGGGTTTTGTGGGGGCTGGCCCACGTGAATACTTGCCCGGCTTTTCTCTGAAATTTTCATCAAGCTCCGGTCTACTGACCGGTTTGGTAAATTTTGGTACCCCTATTTCAGACTCTGGCTTGGCGAGCTGGCGTGGTGATGGTTTTGGGTTCCTTATCGAGCCTGGCCCATCTGGTGTCGGGTCCGGCGTGGCGAGGGGTACGCCTCGGAGAAACAATCCCTCTCCAACTATCCCGTTAAGGTTTGCATCACGAGCTGTGAATGGGTCGAAGTCTTCCGCCCCAATTGATGTGAAGAATCTTCCGCGCGAGCGTCCGCCACCAATGTTTGGTCTGTCTATTAATCTGCTGCCGATTGCGCGGCCAAGCCTATAGCCAGCCGCTTTCCATTCTATGTCGTCTTCAGTTAGAGATTTTTTTTTTAGGTTTTCTATAGCGGTATCAACCGCCTCAATCAGTTCGTAGCTAACGCCAGACGTCATGACGATTCCATCAACGTCGACAAACGAATCAACACCGTGGTAATCAAAAATTGGGTCTAGGGCCTGCTTTACGCGGAATGCAAACTTGGGCATTATCGGAAGCACATAAGCCTTGCCTGAAACATCGTCATCGTCAGGCATTCCAAATTCGCTGAGCGTCTTATACTTGCGGCGCTTCTTGCGACGTCTGCCGATTGCGCCACGGAGGCCAGCTATTAGAAGTTCCCCTGGGTACTTGACCTCAAGGTCATATACGTAATCCTCTTCGTTTACTTCTTCGTCTATCTCGTAGCTCTTCTTGGCCATTGCATCGCCATTAACGACGCCATTAGGTATAACCGCAAAGCGGCACTTGCCCTCTGACTCAATGTCCATATCAATTATCTTGCAGGAATTTCCACCCTGGAAAAAGACGCAGTTCGCGCACTTAACCCCAATTCCCGCAACCGGGTTCTCGGCTGCTGGCTTATATCCAGCCCATACGCCGTCCGAATCCTCGTTGAATTTGCCGTGGCGCTTTACGATTTTTAGCAACGCATCGCGTAGGTCGGCTTCCTCTTTGTCGAGGTTGTTGGGGTCAAAATCTTGTTCTTTTTCGTTTTCGTACTCAACCGGGGGAAGGGGGACGATTCTGTTTCCATTCTCCCCAGGCTTAATCGCTATCGGCATCGACGGCATTTGCGGAGGGCGCACAATTCTGCGTGGCTCATCCATTGGCATCATCGGTTGAGACATTGGGGCGACCGGCTTGCGTGTCGGAAGAACTATGATTTGCTCTGGTGCGCCAAACATGAAACGACCATGATTTCGGCTAAATCCACACTTGAAGCGCCCAACCTCGCCATTTTCCATTCTTTTAGCGAAAGTTATTTCATCTTCCCCAATATCCATAAGGGAGACTTTTGAGCCAATGATTGTTGCTAGCTGCTTTTCTAGTTCGGCGCGGTCGATAGAGTCGTCTTCGTCGTCCATCATGGCCATCGCACCCATTGCCATGTCCTCCGACTTTACGGAAATAGTTCCGGTGAGCTGATTTGCCCCATGAAGAACTGGGGAAACCTCATAAAGCTCCAGCTCATAGATGACATTCGCCTGAGACTTCTGGTCATATTGAGCGCGCAGGGTCTTGTAGCCAATTGACCACTCCTGCTCTTCACCAAAAAACGCAACCATCGCAAATGCTTCGCGGCCTTTTTCTGAGTTAAGGTTAAATTGCACTCTTGCAAATAGACCGCCGATGCCGGCCATCTTCATTTTCATCGGGAGGCGCGGGTCGGTATTGGGAACTTCGTAAATCTCTAGAACTTTTCCGATTGGGTCGTTCCAGTTGTGCCCCCATACAACTCTTGGCTTTCTGCGCTGGAGGCTCTTCGTAAAAGCCCCACTGGAAACAATGTCGCCTACGGAGTCCCTATTGCCAATGCCGGCAACAAAACACTCAACTATCCCCTGAGCCTCGTCCAGATTAATCGCTCCGGCCTTAGCGGAAATCCCGCTACCTAGCGAAGTTGACTTATATTCGAACAGTTCAGCCGGCATCAAGAGGCCCTTCTTTTGCGTCTATTCAAGATAATAAGCGATTGGGAAGTCTGTTCGTAGCAACTATTGCTTTAAGTTTTGAGTATAAAGAAACCACTTATATTTTTGTGGTTAATATACTGAAACTAGCTATTAAACAGTTTGTCCAAAGCTCCAGGCAGACCTAGTTTCCCGCTCGGCAAGCTCTTCCTGCTCGTGGGCAAAAAAGTTTGTGTACATCTCAACAAGGCCGTCTCTGAAGAACGAGAATCTTCTTTCCTCATCTGCGTATTCAAACGACTTAATCATCAGTGAATTTATCTCGCTGAAGTTTTCGTCGTTTATTTTCTTGATTCTTGCAACATGTGCGTCAACCATTGTTCGTACATCTTTCGCCGGCATCGCCTTTACTCTTATGCCGTTTTCCGATGCATCCTTGACTCTTGCCTCAAAAGAATCGTTAATGATTGACGAAATGACTGGTCGGAGGTCTTCGTCAAACTGACGATTCCATGTGTCAATCGAAAGCACCGCATCTATGTCAAGCGTTCCGCCCATAAGGGCTTTTTTGGCTTTTGCTCCGCTGGCTTTTTCCAGAACAACGCGCTGCTGTCTTTCAACAACGCGCTCTATCCCGCGCGCAAGAATGTTCGACCACCGCTCAACTGCTAGCTCGGTTTTGTCTATCGACTCTTTTACGTCTTGTTGTTCATCTTCGGTTTTGGTTTCAATTTCATCAGATGCTGACGAAGCCATTGTCATAGGGCCTGGCGGCATTCCGGGGGCAGGTACTCCTGCCATTGCCTCTGGCGGAACTGTTGTTTGGGCGAGCTGACCTTCTGTGGCAGATTCTGCGAGGGCTCCAGCCATTGTGTTGACATCGAGCGGAACGCTTTCGCCCGGAGGAGGAACCGGCCCAGGCACTCCCGGGGGCATACCCGGCATACCAGGCGGCATACCAGGCATTCCCGGCATTCCCGGCATGCCTGGTGCTCCAGGGATTTGCGTTTGCCCTTCTTCCATCTTCTTTTTTGTATTTGCTATAGGTATTAGGTTTGGATTCTGGAGCAAAGAGTCAGCCAAATCTGCTTCTACCTCTTTGCGCGAAGAGCCGATTCTGTATTCATTGGCACTGATGAGTCCAGACTGGAACTCCTGAAGAAGATATTTATCCCTCTCCTGCTTATAAAGCATAAGAATAGGAACTTCCGAGGTATCAAAATCTAAGTAGTACTTCTCGTCAAGTTCGTCTAATGCTCTGGCCAAAGGCTCTAGGTGAGGAAGCATTGTTTCCATCCAGAACACCCGTATTTCCTCTGCGGCGTTGCTAAATGTTCTTCCAGCTGCATTACCGATGACTGATTCCGGTACGCCGAAGGCCGAAAGAATTTCCTCTTTTGTTATCTGTCTCATCTGGATGTAGGCAGCATCTCTTGGATTGGCAGATGTATCAACAAAGTCGACACCATCATCTGCCGCGATAACTGTGGTGTGCCCAGCCCTGGCCAGATTCCCCCTAAACCTGCTACGCAACTCTTCCTTGTCGTCCTCATCTATCTCGCCGCGGACAACCAATAGACCGCCAGGCCTGCCATCATTCAGTAGATAATTTCTGTTATATAGCTTGGCTAGATTCTCAATCTCAATCGCCACGCCAGATGCCTCAAGGGGCGTAAGCGATAGATATGGGTCCAGCGGGTGCGGTCTTCTAACCCAGCAAACATCTTCTGGTTTTAAAAATTTCTTTTCTCCGTAAGGCATCTGTACTTCGTAGCCGGAAACAAATGTCTTTGGGTCTGGAATTGGCGCTGTCGATTGTGGTGGAAGAAGATTCAGTGCAATTATTCTTCCGTCTCGGCCATATATCTTTTCAATAAACGCGCCGCGCGTGCCCAATAGAAGCTGAGCAGAGAGCCTGTACCTAAAGATGAAGGAGTTTTCACCAATATTGGCCTTATTGTTCAGAAGCTCCAACAAAGTTGAACGGTTTGCTTCCCTGCCACGGACTATCTCGCCCTGATTGGAATTATCTTTCCTCAGGATTATTGGAAGCCGTGCTTGGTTGCCGGCAATTGCATCAATGCACCGATTAACCCAGGTGATTTTGGACATTCCCTCGCGGTATGCCCGCTCGATGTCCCACGAATCCCTATACGCCTTGCCGGCAAGGGATGGGTTGATGGAGATTGGCGCTCCATACCCAAGGTCTTTGCGAGACTGGGAATTTATATTCTTGTTTTGCGGCGAGTTCCAGCCCATGCGTTATCTACTCAGAACCCAGTAAAAAGCCGAAAATTCCACAACAAACACCAGCGACCACCCAACCGGCAGGCAAAAATATCAAACCTGCTCCAATACTGGTAAATATTATAAAGCAAAGCATTAATAAATTTGCGAAAGTACTGCGATTGGCTCTGTTTTTGATGAAACCCCAGGCCAGAACCATCGGTCTAGCGACCTTTCTGGCGGCAATTTTTAATGCTCTAGATGATTTACGACGTTTATTTTTTATGTCTGCTGATGCTGGGGGCATGTAAGATACAGTAGCGCAGAAGTTGGCCCCAAAGTATTAAGGGCCCTATCGAATTGGTGCAAAGTTTCTATGGCAGCAAAACCGAACTGGGAAGAAGTACTGGAGTATCTAAGCCCCAAAATGCCGCCATTTTGCCCCGAAGAGCCCTCCATCAACCAAAAAGTGTTTTTGCGAACAAACTCAATCGAGGCTCTTTTTGGCGGTGCTGCTGGGGGTGGCAAATCTTCGGCCCTATTGATGGCCGCACTGCAATACGTAGATGTCCCCAACTACTCGGCAATCCTTTTCCGTAGAACATTTGCCGACCTGTCACTTCCTGGGGCGCTAATGGACCGCTTCAAGTCGTGGATGAGCAACTACGACGACGTGCATTGGAACAATAATACATTCGTGGCGACCTTCCCCTCCGGGGCAAGAATTTCCTTTGGTTACTTAAATAATGTCAATGACTATTTACGCTATAAGGGCTCAGAATTCCAGTTCATCGGCATGGATGAGGTCACAGAAATAAGAGAGTCCGACTATAGGTACCTCTTCTCTCGTCTTCGCCGCCCAGCAAGCGGTCCAATCGCTCAGGTCCCCCTAAGGATGAGGGCAGCATCAAACCCCGCACCCAATTGGGTTCGTCAACGATTTATTGTAGAAGGCAAGGAAACTGGCAGGGTATTCGTCCCCTCAACCCTGAAGGACAACCCCGGAATTGATGCAGAGTCTTACCGACAGGCCCTGTCCGCCCTTGACCCCGTAGAAAGAAGGAGGCTCGAGGAAGGCGACTGGTGGTCAACAACACTGGGTAGCCTTTTTGAGCGAGAATCTTTTATAATTATTGACCCAGACGAGATTCCGGTGATTACAAATTCTGCTCGGGTTGTTAGATACTGGGACTTGGCCGCCACGGAACCCCACCAGGGGAACCCAGACCCCGACTGGACAGTAGGAACCCTTATGCTTTTTGACGGGGGAATCGCATACATCCTGGACGTCAAAAAGGCCAGGGTTAAGGGTGAAAAAGTAGAACAGCTCATTGCTCAAACTGCTGAAGAGGACGGTTACGGCGTATCAATAAGAATGGAGCAGGAGCCGGGCTCGTCCGGGAAAGCCCTGGTTGACCAATATGCCAGATACGTCATCCCGGGTTACGATTTCGGCGCAATGCGCCCGAGCGGGGACAAAGTGACCAGAGCTAGGCCATTTGCGGCGGCGGCGGCAAACGGCAATGTCCGCCTCGTGCGAGCCTCATGGTTGACTGACTGGCTTGATGAATTTTCTTCGTTCCCTGAAGCGGCTAACCACGATGACCAAGTTGACTCGGCTGTTGGGGCATTTACGTACCTGACCGGACTGGGGTTGCCTCAGCGCAAAAGGGCATCTATACTCATCTGACATAGCCGCCAACCTAGACCTATACAAAGAGGTACTAAAATGAGCTTGGAAAAAATCCAAGAGCTTCGTTCTGCAGTCATGAACCTAGATAATGAAATCTATTCATTTCTAGCATCCAACCCTTCTCCAGAAGATGCTGGGGCAGCGCTGGCAGAGCTTAATTATCTAAAACGTGATGTTGCCCTCGTTTACGACTCATTTGCTGCCGCACTTTCTGAATTGATGGGGTCAATGGAGTCGCTAATGCTTGCAGATGGAACAACGATTGAAAAGAAGTCGGCATATGACAGAAAAGGATGGAAGCACGCAGACCTTGGTTCCGCTGTTGCCGACAGGCTTGTAAAAATGTCTATAGACATGGATACTGGAGAGGTAACAAGGTCACCTAAAGAGATTGCCGAAGAGATGTTGACATACTGCGCTCCTTCCTACTGGAGAATCAAAGAACTCAACAAAATTGGCCTTAATGCCGACAACTTCAGCGAAGTTGGCGAACTCAAAACAAGCATCATTGTCCGAAAGCCAAAGTCATAGAACACATGAGAGGAAGCAATCAAATGAACTCAACAGAAGTAGCAAGAATGCTTGCAGAGCCATTTCCTGAGGAGATGGAGAAAACAATCGTCAAGAGCGGTGTGCAGCTTGTCTACTTGCCCATCAGTGAAGTAATCAACCGTCTCAATAAAGTTATTGGCGTCAACAATTGGTCATTCGAAATCATCTCTGTCCGCAGGGACGAGATTGATACCGACGAAATCATTGCCCACGTTTCGCTTGTTGCAACAATTGATGGACTCACGGTTGTCAAACACGGTTTTGGTGGCCAATCAGTAAAGCGCCAGCGCAAAGACAACAAACCAGTAGACCTTGGCAATGATTTCAAGGGAGCCGTATCGGATGCCCTAAAGAAAGCAGCACAGCAGCTGGGGGTTGGCCTTTATCTTGCGCGTACAGCTGATGCTCTTGATGCGGAAGACGCACAAGCGTCGTCTGCACCAGCAAATGATGTTCCTACAGAAATTGATGAAAAGTGGGGCAACTTTGTTGCCATTACAAAAACGCTCACATCGGAGCAGAAGGATTCTCTCAATATGTTCTGGGAGAAGCATTCTGGCGGGAAGCCGAAGCCAACCCGTTCTACCGCCACAGAGCAGGACATTGACGCCTTGGTCGTAGAGGCAATGCGTTTGTCGTTCGGGGCAACTCTCGTTGAGCCAGACAATGCAGGCTGATTCGCCTAGCCCGCTTGTCGCCCCAGACGTGCTGTCGCCGTCTTCAATATCGACATTTCGTCAGTGCCCATTAAAGTTCAAGTTCAGCAAGATTGATGGCCTTCGTGACTCCCCAACCGAGGCAACAATGTTGGGAAATTTTGTTCACGAGATACTTGAAACAATGTATGCCCTTGAGCCGGCAGCCCGCACCAAAGACACCGCACGTAACATAGCAAGAGACCTATGGGCGTCAAAGTGGGAAGAACAGGTCTGCACGCTAATACACTCCGAAAAGGAACTTAAGTTATTCCGCTGGACAGCATGGTGGTGTGTCGAAAATCTTTGGTTGCTAGAAGAACCGGAATCAGTATCTCCGTGGGGCATAGAGGAGCACGTTGAGGGCGATATATCTGGAATTAGACTTCACGGGTATATTGACCGCCTCCACGTTGATGGCGATATTGCGCGTGTGTGTGACTACAAGACTGGCAAAACGCCCAAAAAGAACTATGTCGACGATAAATTCTTTCAGCTTATCATTTACACCCAGCTCCTGAAAAGCATAGGGATTGAGGCAGAACGCTTTGAAGTGGAACTCCTTTATCTAAAAGATGGAGTTAGGTTTGAAAAGCAAATAACCCCTGATGACATTGAGAAAGTGGCCTCGGTTATAGCTGAAGTGCGAAATGGGATAGAGAAACGGTGTGTTGATGGTTATTTTGAACCAAACAAATCTATTCTCTGCAATTGGTGCGGGTTTAAGTCAATGTGCCCAGCATGGCAGCGATAACGCATAACAAAATCTATGAAAACAGCACAACACAAAAACAGGACACTACAAACACGTATGAGCATGCGTTGGAATGATGACTCTTTTGCACGACTTGTTGCAGAGGAAGTAAAAAACAGAGTTACCCCATCGGAAAGGGACGAACTCCGCCATCCAGAAAACTGGGAGCGGTGGAAAAACGCCCTTCTGGCGCTTTCGGAGAACCTACAGAACCAAATAGATAATGTTGAAGCAGACAGCGAGTCTGACCAGCGGCGCTACTCATCGCTTGGTTCAAAAGGTGGCAAGCTGACGAGCGAGACACAGCGTTACTACAGCGAAAAAGCAACACGTATCAAGCGGTTCAAGTACCACGTTGATAGACGTCTTGATGAAGTTTGCGTCATGATTGAGACCGGTGAGCAAAGCGATAATGACGGCTGGAAAGATGTCGAGTTCTATAGGCGCGCAATCATCACACACCGCAACCTCCTCAGAGAATTTGACCTAGAGGACACGGCAATCGACCGTTCTCTATGGGATGCCCTTGACGGAAAATGGACATTTGACTCAATCAATAACGACAACCTCTAGCTGGTGTAATATCTCCGCTTAGATGAAGCGGAAGAAGCCACTCAAGCGCACGCAACTTAAGCGAACACCAATAAAAAGAGCGTCAAAACCGATAGCCAAACGAAGCAAAAAGACAGAAAAAGTCTATGTTGAGAGGCGAAAACTGGTAGCAGAAATGCTTCTAGAATTTCCCCTTTGCTATGCATGCCCTATTTTTGCAAAGCATGATGGTTTAGTCACTTTCGTACATAGAACAAGCGTGGACGTCCATGAATTGGTTCGTAGGTCGCAGGGTGGTTCAATACTTGAGCGAGAAAACCTGGTAACGGTATGTAGGCAGTGCCACGCGAGAATAGGCAATGAACCGGGTTTATCCTTTTCGCTTGGACTCGCTAAACATTCATGGGAATGAGTGTATTATTTAATCATTCTCAGATATCGCTACCTGGGGATGGTATAGGTACATCGGCGGGCGGGTGCCAAACTGTGGCCACTGCCCGCCTTTGTATTTGCTATAGTCAGCAATTATGCGCTTTATCGGCCTGGACCTTTCTCTTACGTCTACTGGCTACTCAATAAATGGAGAAACGGGCGTAATCAAGACAAACGCCAAGGGCCCGGAGCGCCTGTCAATTGTTTCAAATAAAATACTTGACTTGATTGCGGACAATGACATAGATGTAGTGATAATCGAGGGGTACTCATTCGCCTCCAGAAATGGCCAGGCTCACAGTATTGGCGAGCTCGGTGGGGCAGTGAGAATGAGGCTTTGGGAATTCAATATTCCATTTATAGACATTCCCCCAACATGCCGAGCAAAATTTGCAACAGGCAAAGGTAACGCCGGGAAAACAGAGGTTATATCATCTATTTCAGCGAAAACAGGACTGACATTCGAAGGTTCTGGGGCCGATGATGAATGCGACGCGTGGGTTCTTGAACAAATGGGTTTGACATATATTGGTCAGTCAACGCAGTACTGGAATAAAGAGCAACTTAATGCCCTCGAGAAAGTAGACTGGGCTGAAATTGACAGAATCAGAGAGGGAAAATGAGAACAACACCCATTAGCCAAGTCGATATTGAGCAGGAGCTGCTGCGCTTGATGGACACACTAGAAAACGAGACAGAGCAATTTGAGTCTTTGTCTATGGATATGGCAAAAAAAGAAGCTCTCTATAAGGCGAACTGGGCACGCGAATATCTTTCGGCAAAGGGCTCTATCAAGGAGCGCGAAGCGTGGGCTGACTACAAGCTAGACCAGGAGCTGTTTGAATACAAGTGTGCAGAAGCTTTAGTTAAAGCGAAGAGAGAAAAACTTTTATCAGTCAGGTCATCCATGGATGCAATAAGAACACTGAACGCAAACGTAAGAACACAGGTGTAACAAATGTCAAACGGCATACATGAATCATTACTTTCCCTAGCAGTAGACATAGACACCCTGATACCACTAGACAACAACCCGCGGCGAGGTGATGTTGCTGCGATTATGTCCTCGTATAAAGAGTTTGGTCAAATAAAGCCAATAGTGATACGTCCGAACGATGATGGAACAGCAACCGTAATTGCTGGCAACCATCAGTTGCAGGCTGCAAAACAACTTGGATGGAACAAAATTGCAGCAGTCCCATATGACGTAGATGGCGAACGCGCAATAGCATTCGCAATAGCGGACAATAGAACAATGGAACTTGGCTACACGGAGCCAGAACTGCTTAATGAAGTAATCCTTGAATTGGCTGATGTTTACCCAGAGTTGATGACAGGACTCGGATGGGATGAATTCTCTACGGCGGAGATAGAGCAAAAAGTAATCCGCCAAGACAATAGAGTTATCGAGCCTGGTGCTGGTTTTGTCCCGCCTGTCATAACTGACAATTCTGGTAACGGTTTCACGTCAAGCGGAACTGGGTTCGATAGATATGGAGACTCAGGGGATGATGAAGAAGACGAGTACGAGCCTGTTCCCAATCGTCCATCGCTCGATAGAAATGCTGTCACTGTTACACAAACGGACGATGGAAAACAGAGAATAGACATAAGGCCTGGAATTGACCAAAACGACGCTGTTATTCGAGGCTCAACAACCGTTGCCCCTGGCTCTGCTCCACAGGCCGTAGTTCAATACACAATAGTATTTGACAACACAGCGCAACAGGCTAGGTGGTATGAATTTATTAAGTGGCTGCGCTCTGACTCTGCAGTAGTAGGAACAACGACTGCAGAAAAATTAATCGACTTTATTGACCAACACATAGAGATTTGAAATGAATCAAGAACTAGAACAAAAATGTCGTTATCTTCTTAATCGCGGTAGAGTATCAAAGCAGGAATGCGTAGACATCCTGTCGATTCTCGATGAGCGCATATCCGAAGCAACCTACTGGAAAGCCGTCGCCGAAAAAGCACTCTCAGAGAATGGCGAGCTAAAAGCCGAAGTAGCAAGACTAAACCAAATAGCGCGGTACTGAAATGACTCGCCAGCGTCTATTCTTGGACATGAGCTGCGTCGACGCTGCTCGTCAGAGGATTAGGCACGTTTACGACACATTTGATACCGTATGTGTTCAGTTCTCCGGTGGGAAAGATTCAACTGCTGTTCTTCTGTTGGCAAAAGAAGTTCATGAAGAGCGCGGTCTCGGGCCAGTAAAAGTTATATTCCGTGATGAGGAAATGGTTAGCCCTGTAGTGGCTGAATATGTGGAGAAGGTCCGCAACTATGACTGGGTTGATATGGAGTGGTACTGCTTGCCATACCCAGCAGAAATCTGGGTTCTTGGTTATCGGATAACGACACTACTTTGGAGCCAGGAGCGCTTTGAGCAGGACAGATGGGTAAGACAAATGCCACCATGGGCCATAAGCGGAAAGCACTTTGGGCTTAGTCACAGCGTTTCATTACCGGAGCAGACCGATTACTACACGATGCAGGGGAAGAAGGGAAACGTTGCCTTCCTTACTGGCGTTCGGGCGAGCGAATCGATGGTCAGATACAGGTCTATTGTCCAGAAACTGCACGAAAACTACATAAATACTCCCTACAAACTCAAAAAGGGAATACCCCTAAAGTTCGCAAAAGTCATTTATGACTGGAACACAAATGATGTCTTCAAGTTCATAATCGAAGAACATGGAGCAGAGTACTGCGAATACTATGACCTGGCGGCACTAACTGGAAGCAATACGAGAGTCGGTATACCACTTCATGCTACTGCTATTAGAAGAATTGGTGACGTAATCGCTACTGAGCCAGAATTTTACGACAGATTATTTGAGTGTTTCCCGTACATCGACGCACAGCGCAGGCTTTGGCCAGAATTTGATTCCGAACAGCTAATAGAAAGCTATGCGCGTTTTGGCTTTGATGGGGCATCTAGTTTTATTGATGAGTACCTAGTTGGGGATAGGCGCAAAACTGAAGCACGAGCATATGTCTCCAAGTTTAGAAAAAAACACCTAACAGACCCTCACGGGTACCCCGTTAGCTGGCTAATCAGAAATCTTATGCTTAACGATATCGACGTTAACTCCCCAACTCCAGTTGGGCCCAAAACAAAAGCCCACTCAATCAGGGCCGTGGAAATGGAAAGAGCTGATATTTATGAGTATTAATATTGAATATGTTGACCCATCTGTCCTTTCTGTACCAGATTGGCGCGCAACATATACTCTCAGGCCTGAGATGCTTGTTATTTCCGCATCTTTATCGCAGTTTGGATTTATTCAGCCCATTCACGTCCGGCGAGAAACGGGCGAAATTATTGACGGTTCCGAAAGGTTCTTGCTGGCAACGAATATTCCACAAATATTAAGAAAAAGCTCAGGGAAGGTACCTGTTGTATTTCACGATGTTGACAAAATTGATGCAATGTTGATGCATTTGAGGCTCAACAGGGGTCATTCTCAGGTTCTGGCGCTCAAGACTTCAAGCATAATTAGGTCAGTAAAGCGTTCTGGTAAATATGGTGTTGCCGACTTTGAGGACATGCTCTGCATGAGGGCTGAAGAATTATCGATAATGCTCGATGGTTCGTTGCTTAAAACTAGAAAACTGAAGGAGCATAACTATGCTCGCGCATGGATACCAATCGAGGCTCCCCCGGGTTCAATGGAGCAAGACCCTCTTTCTATTGAAAGACCCCCAAATCCTGACAGATAAATAAAGTCATTTTCTGGTATATTTAGAAAAAGACCAGAGGAGCCACATGCCCGGAGTACGCTACGGCCCAGACATTACAGACGACGCTGCACAAATTCTTGACTTTGTCAGGGATGCTCAGGCGCGCATGCGAAAGGGTCTAAAGCTTTCTAAGCGCGACCAGGGCAGGTATGACGCATTTAGGGATGTCGCAGATAAGGTTTTCGGAGTCGGGAACAAGCGTTTTGACAAGGGGCAGTTTGGCGACCTTGCTGTACTAGCGCAATATGGTGGCTCCAAGTCGCGCAGTAAGATAGCCAAGAGCTGGCGAACCGGCGGACAAATGAAAAAGTCCGTCACTCAGGAATTCATAGACAGAGGAACTCCTGGTGGCCGCAAGGCTGGAAGTACAAAAACGCCAAGCGATGCATGGTATGTCGGCAGAACAAATCCAAAACGACTACGCGAGGCAACCGCGCGCGCACAGCGGCGTATGAATAGAAATGGAGCCACTTTTGGAAAAACCAAAATTGCTCCTCGTTCGACAAAGCCAGACAACTTTTTGGCGCAAGTTGACAAGCTTAATATAACAAAAGCCAGAACGGGCTCGAGCGACATAGTCAACAGGCCTCGCGGAACCACGTCAGTTCGGAAACCGGGCGCACCAATTAGGCCACCGCTGCCAAAGTCTGCGGCGCGTGCGCAACAGCGTAAGCGAGCAAAGACTGGTACTAAGAAAGCTAGAGAATTGGCCGGGAAGGGCAAAACGGGTGGCAAGCGGAAGAAGTAATCTTGGCTCTTGGGCCAGACTAGTCTCCGATTATTTTTTCATCATGGCGCCCAAACCCAGAGTCTCTCCCAAGGTCTTCTAGATAGTCCTCATAGAAAATATGGTCATCTCTGCCGATGTCCTCATTTATTAGAAAATCTTTTACCGATTTCGCCGGCTTCAGGCTTGCGATGTAATTCCCGTCGTTATCTTTGCCCAGAATCTTTATTCCGGTTGACGCCATTGCCGAAACTGTCATATCCCACAGGAAATCAGAGAAATCCTCCATGGCCCCCTCTTCATCGAGGCCCTCCTGTTCTTCCTCTAGGTAAAAAAACAAAACCTTCATGACGTTCTCAAAAACATCGACAGCTGCTGCTCTTTTTGACCCTTCATCGACAAAGAAATCAATTGAAGAAATATTTGTTTTCACTGTAAGCCATTCTCCTTGCCAAAATGCTCTAATGAATCATACGGTTTAAATCTGGCCACGTATTCGCCGTGGGGGTTTTCCCCTATTACGTCCATTCCGGCTACGGCCATAATTATTGATGCCATACCGGAAGATTCCTCAATAAGTTCATCGAACTCATTCTCGGACATTGGTTCATCGTCCGGCATGAAGGCCATGAAAATCACCCTCGTAACCCTGTCAAGTATTTCTTGATTAATGTCTGATTTTTCAGAATTATCAAACTTCTTGGATACCTGAAATATCTCATTTTTCTGCACGGTTGCAAATCTACACCCTGACAGTGGCCTGGTCAACGCCCCCTGCGTCCCCAGATATTAACTAGGTGTTAGAATTTGATACCGCATTTATTTGCAAAATCGCTTTAAACGGGAGCAGCCATGATTGTCTCAGTCAACGATGTCAAGACATACATGGATATCAAGCTTTCTGCGCGTCAAGAGGATGCCGCAGAAATCATTTTAGCCGGGCTACAGAGCGAGCTTGAGTCATTTCTGAGACGACCCATAGAGGTTGCGGAGTTTGAAGAAGAGCATCGACTCGATGCCGGGCATGTCGGCGTGCCCATGGGGAGCTTCTTAACGGCAAACGACAATACGTATAACTCCTCATTTACGACCAGCCCGAGAAATGATATGACAACTTGGGCTACTCCGCCTCCGGCTATTTACTTCAAGAACACTCCAATAGTTTCGATACTGGAAGTAAAGGTCAAACCAGTTTTTGGACAGGAAAGGGTATTAGCGGAAGAGACCGATTACATACCAAGAAAATACGGAATAGATTACTATTATGGGTATTCAGACGACCTAGTCACCGTTACCTACACTGCTGGGCTAGATGGAGCGTCAATACCTGTTTTCAAGCTTCTCATACTGCGCGCAGCATCGCGTGAAATGCAGAACATGCACGACGATGTGGTTGGAGTCAAGGACATCACCACGCGAAATACTGGACCGTTGGTGACGGGGTTTCTTGATAGCGAGCTGGCGACTGTCCGCAAGTACCGTCGTGTCAGGGCGTAATAATGGCCGGTAAAGAAGTTTTTGTCTACATTAAAGACGTTGACTTTCATGGAGAAGACGCCAAAGACCGTCTCGAAAACATGAAAGACCGGGCGAAAAAAATGAGCCCTGTTTTGCATTGGGCAAAAAATTACCTAGAGCGCGCTTACTCAAAAAACTTCACAACAATGGGTTCGTTGTCGGCCAAAGCGATGCTCAAAGGGGCATGGCCGCCCCTTGATGAAGAGTATGCATCATGGAAGTTCGAGAGGGTCCCCGGTGCTCCGCCACTTGTGTTGACTGGAGAGCTTTTCAGAAGCGTTGCGAACATGGCATCAAGCCCCAAAAATGTAATAAGCGATATGGAGGGAACGTTTGTTATTGATAGCCCAATAGCTAAGTTCCATCAATACGGCACACAGGACATGCCGGCTCGCAAAATTTTATTTGTTCCTCGTGACTTTGACAGGGACATCAATAAAAAGGCGACAAAATACATAGTTGAAGGAAGCAAGCTGACATGACGGCCCTAATGAATGGCTCACACTTCGCGAAGAAGTATGTCAATGATTATTTAAAAGCTGACCTGCCAATAAGACTCATTCGATATAGGAACGGCTGGAATCTCGATAGCACCGCACTTCCGGACCCAGGGCAATTCATTGCCTACGAACCTTTGGCCATTGATGAGTGGCCGTCGATAATTACCGTCGCCTTATCAATGACTGGCTTGGAGCGTATTGGTTATGACAGCACTGACCCCCTATACCGCGTCGGCTACAGCATGAGGACATATATATGGGTTAGGGACGAAGGCAACGAAGACACAACACTCATGAGAGACAGGCTGACAACAGTTGTTAGAAGTGCGCTTCTTGACTATCCATGTCTTAAGGCGTATGACTCAAGAACCACATTTAGGGCATTGATTTCGGAAAATAGTATCCGTGAAGAATATTCCGATATCACTTTGCTTAAAGGCGACAGGATGATGGCCGGCGCATACATTGCTTACACGCTGGAACTTGATGAAGTAGTAACACGCGAACCTCTTGGAATTGTTTCTGAAGTTGAGATAGAAGCAAGGTCTGCCGGCGCTGGTCAGGAAATGCCGTCCCTAAATGACTGAAAACGTTCTTTTAAAAGTTCAATTCATAGTTGCACAAAATAATAGAATCTCGTCTGTACAATTGACCATACAAACGGGATTCCCTATTCGAAACAGTGAGGTCCTATGCCTGGCGTAGTCATTTCAACTTCAGTTAGAACCGGTCCATCAACGGAGACAGTTCGCGAGTCATCTCAGCTCTTCATTGTCGGCCTAACTGAGCGTGGTCCGTCCGACGAGCCAGTGCTTGTAGAAAGCCTTGCCGAGTTCGAGGATATTTTTGGTGGATACCAGTCGTGGTCGTACACCCATCCAACAATGGAGACATTCTTTGAAGAGGGCGGAACTCGCGCCTATGTGGCACGTGCCGTTGGGGCATCAGCCACCGTTGGTTCATTGACGCTGGTTGATGACGGTGATGATGATGTAATTACGCTTACCGCAAACGGCGCAGGTGCATGGAGCGCCGATGTGGCAGTCAGCGTTTCGCACCCGACAGCATCGACTTTTAAGATTGACATCTGGTATGACGATGTTCTTAAGTACACAACTGGAAATGTTTCTAGCGCTTCACAGGCTGTCGGTCGCATTAATCTGAGCGCTGTTGCAACACGTTACGTAACCGCGTCAGTAGATGACGCCACACTAACGCCAGCAGTTCTTTCTACTACTGCTCTCAGTGCCGGCAACGACCAAAAGGCTCTTGTGGATACTGGCGTATATGCAGCACAGCTTGAACTCTTCAATGATGCTCTTGGTGCCGGTGCTGTAGTGTGTGCCGAGGATTCAAGCGATGCTATGGGTGTCGAGCTAATTACGCACGCCAATACATATAGCCGGGTTGCTCTATTGTTCGATAGTGAAACAGCGACGGCCGCAGACGTCAAGACAAAGGCACTTTCGCTCCAGGCAGAATCTGGCTCGGAGCACGCGGCACTGTATTACCCATGGGTAGAGGTTCCTACTGGAACTCCAGGCGTTACACGCTTTATCCCACCGATTGGGTATGTTGCCGGCAAGCGTGCGGTCGCACATAACCAGACCGGGCCACATCTACCTGCAGCAGGTTTGCTGTCATCGGCAAAATTCGTGGTTGGGATTAAGAGCGACATCAATAAAACCGTTGGTGATGACCTGGACGAAAACTATGTCAACGCTATCCGGGTGATTCAAAACACAATCAGAGTCTATGGAGCTCGCTCGCTTTCTGCTGACACAGACAACTTCCGCTATATCACGCAACAAGATGTTGTCAATACAATCGTCACGGAATGCTACCGCTCAATAGAGGACGTAGTTTTCAGCTCAATCGACGGAAGAAACACCATCTTTGCCAATATCGAATCACGACTAATCTCGATTCTTTCGGTAATGCGCAACATCGGTGCTCTTTACCCCGCATTTGATGCAAATGGCCGCCAGCTGGACAATGGGTACATTGTGAAGTGTGACTCCTCACTGAACCCAACATTGCAACTGGCTGACGGTCTGGTCAAGGCAAAGGTTGGCGTCCGCGTCAGCAGCGTCGGGGACAGAATCGAAATTGACATTGTCAAGTCGAACCTCACTTCAACAGTGGTTTAATCGGAGGAAGTAACCAATGGCAAAAGTAGCGCAGAGACAAGTACTTGCAACAATCGTTCCAAGCACTTTTACCAATAACGCTAAGCAGCAAACCAACGTGCAGGTGAACTTGCCGAAATGGAATGAGTTCCGCTTTGCTCAGGTCTCCGGTGGTGAAATCACCGCTTCTGTGGAGAAGATTTACGAGGGTGGCAAGTCTCGCCCAACCGTACTGTGTGCTCCTTCAGAAATAGGTGACATCACGCTTACGGCCCACTACGACGACGACATGAACGCGGCAGAGACGGCAGCCGGTATTGGTGCAAAAATCAAGGGTTTGCGTAAGTATGTGGGTACGGCCTACTACAACATTACGGTATCCGTTTACGACTGCGACATCAAGGACCCGACAAACGACCGTGTTTACACAAATGCGCTCCTAGTTGGCATGACTGAGCCAGAGGGTGACTCCTCATCTGGAGCCCCCGCTACATTCGCCCTAACATTTGCCATTTCTGACGTCGACGCCGTCTGATTAGGCTAGTTGCACGAATGGCACACAGACGTGTGCTAGTTTCTGCGGCATGAGCGAAAATTCATTGTACGTAAGCGAAGACTCCGATGATGCCAAGGGCGGCAAGAAGTCGCCCCAGCGCGACAGCGGCCTATCCCAGGTGAAGGAAGAGACTCAACTTGAGCGCCTTCGTTCTGTTGTTAAAAAGAAGGTTGAACGCCCTGTTGTCCACATCCAGGTCCCTGAGCGTCCAGGCGTAAGCATCCGGGTTAGCCCAAATATCACCCAGAGCCAAATGAAGAACTGGCGAAAGAATGCTGGTGAGGATTCACGAAACGGTCTTGATGCGACAAAGTTTGCCTGCCTTGTTATTGGACACACCACTGTCGGTATCTGCATGGATGATGAAGAGATTTTCGACGAGAATGGTAATAATCTCAACTTTGCCCACCCATCAATTCTTGAGATGACAGAGACAACACGCCCAGTCCCAGATGCGGTTCGAGCAATGTTTGGAGTTGACCCGCACGTTGAGTCGGCTGCACTGGCAATCCTCGATGCCGCTGGATACTCGGACACGGTTGCGGCGGTGGACCCTACGAAGGAATCTTCGACGAACTAGTTGAAGATTCCATTGTCACTTCAGCCGCGAGGCTAGGGGAACTTTTCCACGTCAACCCATTAGAGATAATGGATGTATCTGATAATGACTGGATGATTCTGCTTGCCTGTGCTAAAGTTATAAGTAACGACCGCGAAGAGCAAGAGCGAAAGTCGAAGACTCAGGGAGCCTAGTCCCATAGCTCGGCCGCCTTACACTCACGTGACTTAAAAATCACTCTGGAGTAAGTAATGGCCGACGAAACAGTCGATATTAAAATTAAGTTTGATGCCCAAACGGCTCAACTTAATAAAGCCATTGCAAAGCTTGCCCTTCTTGAAAAGCAGGTCCAAAAGCTCTCTAGTGGTAGAGAAAAAGCATTCGCCAAGCGCACAACTCAAGACCTCTTCAATGTAACAAAAGGTTGGAAGAGAAGCTTTGACTTTATAGACGCCGGTGCCAAAATGGCCGGCAAAGGCCTTACTAAGTTTCTCGGCCTGGCCATCAAGGGCGTAATTATAGAAATGGCAGCACTCGGTGCCGCGATGATTGCTGTTCACGCGCTTTTTGCGGCTGGGCAATTTTTAATGAAGGCGTATCGAGGGGCAATGCAGATGTTGGCCGCTGGGGCGGCCGGCGTAACGGTAGCAATTGCTGCTGCCTCCGCTGCAATACGCGAACAGCAGGCTGCCATATTTGCCTATAGAGGAAAGGGTGCACCAGCTTTTGGTTCTGCCATGAACCAAACACGAATGGGAATGCGCAACCTCCAGATGGATGCTGACCTAGCAACCCTTGGTGTTGAGTCTTTGAATAAGGCCTACGGCAACATGTCAAAGACGATGAGCACATCTCAAATAAATACAAGCAAGGGCGCGATAAAAGCCCTCATGGACTTTGGGTCCGCAGGCCAGGACCCAGCAAAAGGCCTGGAGCAGGTTTCTATAGTCATAGCTGCCCTATCGGACAAGAAAAAGGGAATATCTGACGTCATAACCGAAGCCAAAAAACTTGGTCCAGAAATGGAACAAGCACTTAAGAAGGCAAATGTTAAGACAAAAAAGCAGTTTCAAGAACTGCTCATGTCTGGGGAGTTGGCCAAAAAGGGTGGAGTAGCCGGACAGTTCGACGCCGTTAACAACACGCTCATAAGCCAACTAAAAGGATACTTCCAACGCCTGCGCGGTGAATTCGCCGACTTTGGAGACCAATTTCTTGAGCCGCTAAAAGTTGCATTTGAAAAAGTGTTCGGCACTATCAGGCGAGACCTACAGCGCGTTATGGGCGCTGTTATGTTCAGCTTTGGAACGCAGGGCGTAATTAACAACTTTTCTGGCGCAATCGAAAAGGCGTCTAACTGGCTTGTAAAAATGATTCGCGAATACCTGCCTGGTGCTATAGGTATGTTCGACAGAATCGGCGACTGGTTTACACGATTTAAGCGTGGGTGGAACATTGTTCTTGACCAAACTAGACCATTAATAGATGGAGCGCGTGTTCTTTACAAGGCATTTGACCCAGTATGGGAAGCGCTAAAGCGTGGCGCTGGGAACATGACCCTTTTTAGGGAGCTGTTGATAGACAACAAAGACAATGTCGAGGAATTCGGCCAAAGGGTTGGAAACCTAATTGATGCCTTGTCTAAGTTCTTTATGAACTTGAAAAAAATGTTCATGGACATGCTCCCGTTCCTGAATGACCTAGTCGGTGGCCTAACTGAAGTATTCAAGATGATTTCCGGCATGTTCACAATGGGCGCAGGGGGTGGGCTGGCAACTGCCCTCGCTCCGCTGCTTGGCTTTGGGATTCTCGGACGAACAATGGCTGGCGTTAAGGGTCGCCTGATGCCTGGCCAGGGCGTCATGAACCCAAATACTATGAACGTCACAGCTACAAATGTAAATATTGCCAACGCCGTTGGTCCGCGGGCAATGAATAGAACAATGATGGGTGGAGGTCCTGGCGCTGTTCCAAGCCCATACGGTCCAGTTCTATCTTCTGGTCGACTTCCATCTGGTGCACCAATGCCAGTTGCCCCTGGTGCAATACCAGCTGGGATGAGCGTTTACCCATCGAGCCCCCTTGCGCTACCTGCAGGAAAGATAAAAGACCTGTCTAAAAGCCCATATAGCACATTTGGGCAAAACGTTAAACTCGGAAGCCGGATGATTGTTCGCGGAAGCGACTTTGAGCAAAGAAAGCTTGAGAGGATTACTAGCCGAGAAATGACTGGACGTGGAGTTGGCTACGCAATGTTTGGCCAACCAGCAGACCCATACGCAAGCCCGACAATAATGACAAAAGACGGCCCAATAGCTAATCCTCGGTACAACCTGCTTGAAAGCGCTCGGTTCAGGGCAACACAATCCCTTAATGGCCGCTCAATGGATGAGATTCGCTCAATCGCAACTGCACGCGGAATAACTGTTGGCCCAGACGCAACGAGAGAGGCTCTTACTCAGCAGATATTACGCAAGAAGGGTGCAATAAAGCAATACAAGGACGAGCCGCGCCCTGTGTCGATAGGCCAGGGTATAGCAAACGATGCTCGTCGTGGTGCTCTTGCTATTGGCGGGGCAGTTGATAGAGCTCAATATGGAGCCAGACGTTTTGCTGGTGGAGTACGTGGTGGATTTGCTTACATGAACTCTGCAGCATTTGATGCAGAAAAGGGTGAGTACGTTAATCTCCAGGAACAAAAGGACGCAATACGCGCAAGACGAGACAGAATTCTCCAGCAACGTGGTGGCCGATTGAGCAGAATGTCGGCAAATTTACAAGCTTTTAGAGATACGAATCGGGCCAATAGAACTGGTTCTAAATTTGGCAATGCTTATAACAATAAATTTGCCAAGAGCATGACTGGTCGCATGGGAACGGGAATGGGTTTGGGTCTTGCAAGTCAATACGCCCCAGAAGAAATGCGTGGGGCCATGGCGCTCGGCGCTACAGTTGCACAGTTCGACCCACGCGCAGGACTTGCCGTAGCTGGCCTTGGTGGTGCCATGAAGGCTAAGGGCGCAATGAAGGGCGCTCTTTCTGGTGCTGCCGGTGGAGCCGCACTAGGCGCAATGTTTGGACCACAGGCTGCACTTGCGGGCGCTGCGATTGGCCTTGTTTTTGGCGGAATCATGGGTGCCATAAATAAGGGTAAAGAAAATATGAAGCAGGCACGTGCTGCGGTTAGGGAGCAGTTCACGTCGCTTTACCAAACTGCTGCCGGTGCAGCTGGTAGCCAAATGGCGCAGAATAAGCTCCGTTTAGAGCGCGGCGAGAATATAACAGGGCAGACTGGTGCATTTGCCAACATGGGCAAAGAAATGTCAAAAAAGGCAGCCCAGGCAAGGCTTGACATGATTGCATCCCTGGAGGCAGCTGGGGCCGTAGGTGAAAAAAATGATGATGGTTCAACCACCTATGACTATCACAACCGAAAGCAACAAACGCTCGATGCTTATTTTAGGACGGAAAGCGCTAAGGGGCTTACGGCTGACCAGAAAAAAGCAATGCGCAAAGCGGGTGGCACGACAATAGACGCGGTGTTGAAGGAAGGCGGGCTTCGTGATGACTACGGCAAAATTGATGACGTAAACGCCAAGCGCATTGCAGAGCTATCGAAAGCCACCGGCAAGAGCACTGCAGAACTAGAGTTGCTTGCCCAAACAATGGGGGTAAACCTATATGACGCAACGATGGACTACGATACGTTGCTCGGCAAATTCACCAAGAACCTTAGAAAAAATAAAGAACAGCTAAATGCAGCACTGACAGACGTTTTTCTCGCGGGAGCAAATCCATTCGCAAAAAATAGACAACAGAATGAAGCGCAGTACGCACTAAATCAGAACTTCCGGCAAATAGGCGACATCCTTAGGGGTGGCGGAAGTGAAGCTGAAAAAATGGGTGCTATCAACACCGGCATGGAGCAGGCGTTCTCGCAAATACTTACTGTTGCTGGTGGAGATGCGTTTAAAGCATACGAAATGTTCAACAAGATGTTCCGCGCCGGAGAGGGCAAGGGGCTATTTGCCGAAAACGCTGAATTTGCTGGAATGGACAAATACTTTGCGAATAACCCATTATTCCAAGAAGCTGCATCATCAATAGATAAGGGAGTTGCAAAAGAAGCTGGCACTCAGGTCCGAGGAATTCTTGCCGACAAAGGCATGACTATTAATGGGGCAAAGCTTGAAAGCATAATTGAATCAATGTCGCCACAGGACAGGGAAAAATTCCTTAAAGACCTGTCTACGTATGGTGCTGTGCCACCAGCTGGCGCAAATGCGAAAGGTTTTACAATTAGCCCGCTTCAGGCGGCCCTTGATTCTAAAGACCCAGCCAAGGCGCTGGCTGCGTTAAACCCAGCATTTGCTCAGCTGGAGATTGGAAAAACAGACAAAGGCGAAATGAATGAGCTGGTAAATGCTGCCGGCGATATGGCAACTGCGCTTGAAGAGTTCAATAAACTTGTGGGCGGATTTTTTACCGGACCTAACGGTGGACCGGACTGGTGGAATAAAGGGCTAAAAATAACTGGCTCCGGAGACGATATGCGCCTAATGCCTGGAGATACATCAAGTCCTCGTGGATGGATGGTTGGAGATACATCAACAAGCAAGCTTTCACAGACAATGTCGCGTCATGCGGCAATGAATGGTCAATTAACTGGAAAGCGCACGATTACATCAAGTTTACGAAACTATGCTCTCGGCTCTCCAAGTTCTGACCATGCAACTGGGGCCGCATATGACCTAACTGGGCAAAATCTTGGACAGTACGCAAAGCTTGTTCACGCTAATGGCGGTTTTGCCGAGTTCCACGGAAGCATGGCAAGCCGTCACCTACACGTAGTGCCTGGTCCCGGAGTAGGCGACACAAGTACTGTTCGCCCAGTTGCTTCAGTTTCTTCAGGCGGAGGTGGAACAACTAATTATTATTCAATTGAGATAAACGGCGCAAACGCATCTCCGGAGGCAATAGCAAATATGGTTATGGCCAAAATTGAGGCTAAAGAACGTTCCAACAGGGAGCGCAGATAATGGCTGTTGGAAATATCGTTTACATCACTGTTGGTTATACAGAAACAGACAACGCGAGCCTTCGCAAGGGATACCCCGTAAAACGTAAGTATAAGCAGACGGAGAATACGCAATCGCCGAAATTCCCATCTTCATATATGGAAGTGTCCGACCAGCTTTATTGGTTTCCGTTCACGTCTCTTGGCGCATCTGATGAAAACTACATACCATACACGGTTGGTGATGAGTATGGGTGGTCGGACGACCAGGCGAAGCGCGCACCAGAGATACCGTATTCAAATCCACGGACGACAAAATATGACGACTTCCCTGTGGGGCAAAAAATTGTGTACGGCGGCTCGATATATGTAGCTACGCGCTATACATTTGATTGGGGCGAAACAAAGTTTGATGTTTCAATTAACCCATACAAAACGGGACGAATAAGAAAGTGGCGTAAATTTACAGACACTTCTGATGAGTGGACGCAATACTGGTATCACCCGTTGCTAAAGCGTTTTTATACACTCGCTTCTACTGACGAACTTCAAGAGCTGCCGGATTTTGACGAACCGTCACAATCCAGGTGGGACAGGTTCAAGGGCGACGCGAAAGACATGAATCTCAATAACTTCACATTTGCTCAAATACGAGAACTTGTATCTACCGGCTCCGCCCTAACCACGGCGCAGTCTGCTGTTCAGTCGCTAGAAGAGAGGTCAATGTCGCCACTTACTGGGCAGATTGAAGCTGGAACTGATGTCAGGGTCTCTAGCGTTCAGCAATCGGGGTCTTTTGTAATAAACAATAGTATCGCTGGTCAAAATGGGGAGGGGCAGCTCCTGCCAGACAACCTGCCGAAGATGATTCAACGCATGAGTACGGGTAAATCTGGTGTTAAAACAGTACTTGATACGTATGTATTTAACCTACGGCCAAACAATGTCTCATATTCAAATATAGGTATTACATGGACGGAAGTTGACAGGGTTAACAACTTCCCGCTAGTTGACTATAGAAATAACAAACTTATGAAAATAACTTTCGAGTTTGTTGTTGAAGCTCAGTTGATTGGGATATCAAGCCTTTACGAATCATGTGAAGATAGATTGAAACAAGTTCAGCGCATGGCAAGTAGGCCAGAGCTTGTAGTTTTTACGAATTTTGACTCATTATTCGGTGAAGTCTCTTTTGACAACTTGACCGCCTCTAATTATCGCGAGTGGGCAATTGTTGAGATGTCAATTAACTCAATTCAGCGAACACCTGCCGGCACGGATACTGCACAAGGTTCAATAAGCAGAGCAACAGTAAGTATGACAATTCAAGAAGTACGACTCTCGCCTGACCAGGTTATTTTTATGCCAAAACTAAGAAAAGTTCCTGGCGTTCCAAATATCCCAACCGACATACCTGACCCAACACCATGTATAGAGCTTGCAACAGACACAGTCGTTGGAAAGGTGCCAGGCCTGAAATATAGCCCATGTTGGTATAAGAATAGGGGCCTCCCTGTTCCGGGGTGATAAGTATGTCTTCTAAGCTTTTTCTACCGCCAACAGTTGATACATACAGGGACAGCCTTAACGCCACAAATTTTCGTGGGCCTTTTGAGCGTAAAATAATTATTGCCTCTCTACCGGACAATCTCCAGGCTGACATTTCTCACAACGTTACTCAGGTAAGTGTTAGCTACTCGATATCGCTTGTTTCGGAGTTGTCATTTGACGTAATTGACGTTGACCTGCTTATGTCTAGAAATAATTATTTCATACTTGGGCGAGACGTAATATACGAAACACAGACACTTGGTCGCGTTGATTCATATACCGGAGAAGTTCGCCCAGTTCGCCAGCTTTTTGAAATCTCCGATGTGACTGTTTCCCAGGGTCCAGGTGGTTCTGCCGTTTACTCAGTTAAGTGCTACACCAAGGCAATACAGCAAATGAAACGGGATAAAAAACCCGGCTCAATTAAAGGCAATGGAAGTCAGTACATTAGGAATGCGGCGAAAAAATATGGACTTGAGGTGTATTACCAGGAAACCTCAAAAGCTAAAACTATTTCGAAAGCCAGTGGTTCAAAGCAGACAGAATCGCTCTGGGACGTAATGCTCAGGCTCGCGGATGATGCAAAATTTGTTTTATTTGAAGTAGATGGAATTTTGATATTTGCGTCTGAAAAATTTTTAATGCATAAATGGGGAACAAATATACGTTATGTTGAAAAAACTGTTGCTGACCCAAAGACAAAGAAGAAGAAAAAAAAGAGGCTTGCTAGGAGATTTATACCGCTTCAGTGGCCAAATGGTGGAGATGGGTATGTTGGCACTCCTGGGTATTTCCGGCTTGTAGAACGTCCAACATTTAGAAAATCAGCAAATGACCCATACGCAGGAGAGGGGAGCTGCCTAGTAGAAAGATTTAACGGAACGCAAATACGTCCGGGTATGACGGCATATGTTGGTCTTGTTCCAAACATGTCTGGTTATTACCTAATTGATTCTGTCTCGTATAACGAAATGGTTCCTGACCCAGTATCTGTTTCTTTTAGAACTCTTACAAGAGATGAAGAAAAAGAAAAAATTGAATTACTGCCAATAGGAAAAACATATCAACAGACAGCTTTAATTGGTCAACCGATTAGAACTACGGCAGAGGCCGCAAAAATAGAAAAAGGCAATCCAATTTCTAAGCCATCGGCAGATAAAAGAATAATTGGGGAAAACCTACCGACAGCAGAATTTAGATATAGATACCCACAAATGGAATACGCCAACATATCTCGAACATATGCATCTGTTTTGGGTAAAGTTGAAGAAAGCACAAATCAAAGAAACACAGTGATAATTACTGGAAATATTGATTTATGGGAAAGACCCGTTCTACCAACTCTGAATAATTCGGGTACGCAAACAATCGGATACCAGACACTCTCCCAAGTGGTTCACGTTGTTACTGCTGGCTCAGAGTACAGGGCAATAATATTGCCGCTTCTCTACACCGAAGGCGGAATTCCAGTATTAAAAACAGAGGCTCAGGCTATTGAGAAATACAACAGCGCTGGGGGGTATTCTGGAACGGCAAAACATTTTGGGGTCGTATCCGGGCCAACAAGAAACGCTGCACTTCTAAACGCCCGAGACTATTCTTTTCTGCTCAATCTGCAGCAAAGTTTGATAATGAGCAAGCGTTTTCCAGATTTTAGCCTGTCAACAATAGTCGCAACACCTGGCTCTGCTGACAGTCAGTGGTAAACGTGAACATGTTTAAGATTTAAAATAGTAAGGTTATGAATATGCGCCCAGACATAGTTGATAGAACAAAATCCTCTTCCCACCCACTGCGGGCTGGACGATTCTACACTGGCGTCATTAAATCAGTTGACACCAGGGGGGCTGTTGTGGTGCATATTACAGAGTTGGGCTCTTCATATGAAAAGGTAGTGCCAATCGGAACTACGCCAGCAAACCATCTATCTGTTGGCGATGTAGTCAAATGCACATTTGCCGATGAATTTTTTAATGAGTTAATAGTTTTTGGAAGCGCACAAATAAAAGACTCCGATTATCCGACCATTGAGCAATACAACTCCCTTTTATCAACGGTAAATGACCTGGTTTCAAGAGTTGAAACGCTTGAGGGTGGTGCCTAATTATGCAGATGATTAAGTTTCCACTCAGGTTTGACTCCACTGGATTTGAGAAAATCGACGAAGGAACTACTGATTACTATTCTCAGCTTTTATCAATATGCATGTTGACCGAGCCTGGCACACACCCAATGAGCCCGCAGTTTGGTGCATATGACCCGTCGTTTAGGGTTATAGATAAAAGTATTTTTGTTTTGAATGCTTCTCAGTTTGTACCAGAAGTAACAATAACAAATATTGACATATCCGAAAAAGACTCAGCAGACGGCGCAGTTAAAGTTGCCGTCTCTTTCAACATCAACACGTAGGGATTGTAGCCATGGCAGCAGATTTTTCAGAATATGTCGACCTTTCAATATTCGACAAAGAACCAGGAGATATATATCGCGACGCCATTGAGCTGGCGCGGCTATCCCTGCCCGATTTTAATCTACGCGTAGGCACTCCAGAGGATGCAATATTTCAAGCTGCAGCGTACGTCGGCGCGCTAAACATTAACGCAATTAATAGGCTTCCAGACAGATTGATGGCTGGAATAGTTTCAATGCTTGGATACCAGCGACAAGAAGCAATACCAGCAGAAGTTGATGTTGAAATAACTATAGGCTCATACGAAGGCGGCGTCATACCCGTTGGGACGGTATTCGTTTATGACTCAGTATTCGAAGATGAAGTTCAGCAATACGCATTCCAACTAACATCCGCATTGACGATACCCGCAACAATAGGGACCGATTACCCTTCCGAAATTGCCACAGTTACAGCAATTGAGGCTGGTGTAATGCCTCCGCTTACTGCGGGAACTGAACTTGCTGTCATTTCATCAGGTACAGATATTGTTTCTGTCGTAGTGGCCGATGATGCAAATTTTGCGAATGGCATAAATGCTGATATGGATAATGAGTACCTTTCAAAGGCAACAACATATCTCCGGTCTCTTGCCTCTGCCCTTGTGAGACCATCTCAGGTTGATGCATATCTGCTAACCAATTATCCAGGAATCGTGTCTAGGGCAAAAACATTTGACCTGACAAATGGCGACCCCGATGGTGGCGACATAACAACGAAGCGCTCTAGCGGAGTTATACAAACATTTCTATCTAGCAACTTGGCAACAATAGAGACAGAGGCACCGCATTTGTTTATTGTTGGCGATGTTGTTGAGCTCGATATATTTAACTCGTCTGTCAGTGCAACATTTAATGGTACACATACGATAACTGGTGCTGACGACACAACGTTCAGCTTTGTAAAAGTTGCAGGAAATTCAGCCAGCACTGTTGTTACCGGCTCGGCATATGCTGGGCAGGATGTCCCGGGATACGTAACAGTTGTCGCATACGGAAATAATACAGAACTTACTTCGCCGCAAAAAATTGATATCTTAAGCGAAATACGGGCGAAGTCTGTTGCCGGCCTAACAATTGAGCTAATTGACCCGACATTGGTGACGCTCGAAATATCTGGTTCAATAACACTGAACCAACAATATGAACAAACATCCCTATATCAAACAATAGAGGATGCATTAGTAGAGTATTTAAGTCCATCAAAGTTCTCGTTTAATTTCGACAGAATAAGACATAGCCAAGTTGTGTCACTAATTAGCGGCATTCCCGGTGTTGTCTATGTTGAGTCTCTGACGCTTACCCCCACTGGTAGCGGATGGTTGCCACAGCATGATAATGATTTGCTGTTCAGGGACAAGGGTTCGCTGCCAATACTCTCACTAGACGACATTGATTTTACCTATGTCGCAGTAGACGTGGAGGGCTGAGGTGGCACGCACGGTTAACCTTCTTTCAGACGCAAATGCACTTCTTAGGTTTTCGTCAAATGACGGCGCGAATATAGGAATATCATCTGTTGCATATGATTGGGAGACAGAAAACGCAACGCTTTCCCTTATAAGTACTGAATTCGTTGTAAATACAAGATATGTACTTCAGGCTTTCCCGAGCAGCTCTGACGACGTGGTGATAAAGCTAGAAAATATTCCATTAAAAATATCCGATAACGGGAGAGTGCTGTCGGCAAATATGCGAATCAAAGCAAGCTCGCCGATGACCATTAATTCATTGCTCTACGTCGATTCGGATTCTAATGCATATTCTGGGAACTCGTTATCCTATACAAGCGGACTATACAATGCAGTGCACACTAATCAAGTTGTGATTCCAGATGACGAGACTCTTCATACAGTAACCATACTTATAACCATCTCTGGTCATTCGCCAGTGCCAATACACCTAACTTTGCCGCACCTAATACATGACATGGCATTATTTGAAAACCCATTTGTCCGCCGGTCAAGAACCTTTCTTCCAGACTTTTACTTTGAAATAGATTCATCACAGACGCAGCCCTCATATCCATTTTTTAGATTAATAGACATACTTACTGCAGCTGCCGGAGAAACAGCAATTGAGCACGACAGAATGTACGGGGTTGAAGTCGGTCAAGTTCCGCTTCCTGAACAAACGGCAGAATATTGGGCCCGCAGCTCGTTGGTATCTCCACGTTCTGTAAGAGATGCATACATACCGTGGCTTGCGCAATTTACCGGTGGACCGCTTCGTCAGAATATCCAGAAATCAGATGGTTCATTATTTTTTCAGAATGAAGGCGTGCGTCGGGATTTTATAGAGTGGCAGTTAGTAAATGGTTACTACGGGAGGGCATCTGGCTCAAGAGAAGCCATGACAGAGGCAGCCAAGCAAGTTCTGCTTTACACAAAGGATGGCACCCAGAGCACGCTGTCTGTTGCGGTAACCCCGCGTTATCTTGACGAACCCTTTACTGTTCGTGTCCAGACGCTAACGAATGAAACACCGGATGCTGACGCCGGCGAAGAAAGTGAGCTCGTATTGAAAACTGTTTCATGGGCCAAACCGATGGGATATCGAGTTTTGCATCAAACAGTTGACGAATTCTTCTTTTCGTTCGATGACCCAACGTTGGGCGTCCTGGACTCAATGAGGTTTGGGTAAAATGATAAACTCGATTATTAAGATTCAGGAGAAATAACATGGCTGGCTCAGGAGTAAGGCTATTTGTATCGGGTGAAATCGCCTATGCAGCTGACGTAAACACCTACCTAATGGACCAGGTGATTAGTCGATTTGCTGATGCCGATGCACGAGATGCTGCTTTCGGTGACGGAATCCCGGTATCACAGGGCGGCGACGGCAAACCATCTCTTTCAGAAGGTAGATTTTGCTATCTCGACGACGTTAATGAAGTCCAATTTTACAATGGTGCCGCATGGCAATCCGCTTCACAGTTTACAGTCGGTGATGGAACAATTACAGAGGCCAAACTTGCTGCAAACTCTGTTACCTCTGACAAAATTGCGCCCGGAACCGTAATCGCCTCGGACATAGGCGATAACACAATTACGGAAGCAAAACTTACAACATCTGTAGCTGGTTCTGGCCTTTCTGGCGGAAACGGAACAGCACTGGCTGTAAATGTTGACAACTCAACCGTAGAAATAAATTCGGATAATTTAAGAATTAAAGACCTTGGCGTAACAACCGCAAAAATAAATGACGGTGCAGTAACATCTGCAAAGCTTGATTCGGATATTTCTATATCTGGCGACGTTGCGGCAGGCGGAAACCTAAATGTATCTGGGACTTCATTTATTGCTGAAATAATCGAGAAGGCTCATCTCGTCGGCTCGGCCTCTGGTACAGAGACAATTGACATTCTGACTGCTGGAATACATTTTTTTGAAACATCAAGCACATCTTCTTTTGTTCTTGATTTTATTGGTGATGGCTCTAATTCATTTAACAGCCTTACGTCTGTCGGCCAGTCCGTTACTGGCGTAATACTAGTTAACTGCGGTTCAACTTCATGCAAGCCGACCGCAATACGAGTTGATGGCGTTGCGCAAACAGTTAAATGGTTCGGTGGAGTTTCGTTCCCGGACGGGAGCGGTGGTGGAGCAATAGATTCGTACACAATAACGATTATAAAAACCGCGGCTACGCCAACATATGTCGTATTGGCCAGTCAGTCAAAGTTTGCGTAAGGCTCGAGGTAATTATGCCATTTCTCGGAGGCAGGGCATCAGCATCTCGCGGATTTTTTGGTGGCGGCTCCACGCCGACAGAACCAACAAATCTGTCTTCAATTGAGGGAAATCAACAGTTAACAATATCATTTGATGCCCCATCGTTTAATGGTGGTTTAAATATCTCAAACTATGAATATGCTCTTTCAACAAATAGCGGTTCATCGTATGGAGCCTGGACTCCGCTTTCTCCGGTAGACACATCTTCGCCGATTATTATTGGTGAGCTAACAAATGGCCAGGAATATTACGTAAAACTGCGGGCTGCCAACCCTCTTGGCGGCGGACAGCAATCAGACCCGCTGTCCACAAATACGACACCATACACGGTGCCGGGTAAGCCGTCGATTACTGGGCTTACGCCTGGAAACGGGCAGGTTGAAGTAACTTATTCAGCGCCTGCATCCAATGGCGGTAGGCCAATAACAAACTACTATATCCAGTACTCGTCCAATAATGGCTCAACATGGTCTAGCCCTATTGATTCTGGCAGCGACCTCAGCCATCCGGTGACCGGTTTATCTAACGGTACCAACTATGTATTCAGGGTTTACGCCACAAATATTGCTGGGAATGGCCCTGTTTCCGATACGTCGTCATCCTCAAAGCCACGAACAGTACCAGCAAAGATTTCACCTGCGCCTACTTCGTCAGCGGGCGATAGAAGTTTCACTATCAGCTGGACAGCACCAAACGATGGCGGCAGCGATATTACTGGATACAGGGTTCAGTATTCTTCCGATGGCGGCTCAACGTGGGTCGGGACAGACACAACTACATCAACTTCTTATTCATGGGTTCCACTTACAAATGGTACATCTTATATAGGAAAAGTTCAGGCATACAATATTGTTGGCAATGGTGAGTACTCTGATGCTTCAGTGGCAAGAACCCCAACATTTTCTGCCCCTGCACTTTCTGGGGACGGAAGCTGGGCGAGTTCTGCAAGCATTGGGGTGAGGCGAGTTTCGTGGACGGTCAACCCGACAGACGTATATGGCTCAAATGCTACTGCCGGTACAACAACAGAAATATACCTTCAGTGGATGTACGCAGATGGGACATGGTCAACACCAAATGCGGCAGAAGAATTAGTGGCGACATATACAGGAAACCAGTCATATAGCGGCTATGGCACAGCATTTGCTAATTCTAGTACTGTCGCTCCTGGTGAACAGTACAGGATACGCGCTAAACAATACTCAAGCGCAGAACCATCATATGCCATTTATACGTCATGGGTAAATATACAGATAATAGGGTACCAAACTCAATATTACGATACGTGGGTTGGTCTTTCGAATGTTTCGTCGTCGTCAGAACTTGTTTCAGTTACCGGAACATCATTCACTCATACATATGCCGCGGCAGTGGGCGGAGTTAATACACAAAACTATGGAGACATCCAACATAGGGCGGTTTCCGTCTATATAACCTCATATACTGGAGATTCTGGCACAACAATTTGCACATCATCAAGGTACTGGGGCCTATTTTGGTCCGGCAACTCAACCAGTGGAGGGACGAGCGGAAGCATTGATTACACTGGACTACAGCAGCCATGGTCAAACAACGCAGGGTCTACGCAGCGGAGCGCAACCTGGACGCCAACCGCGACGAACTGGGGCGCCGTTGGAGCCGGCAGGGTTAGCGTAAAAGGTTTTGGCACTATAGCAACATGGTCGACAAGCCCTGACCAAAGAATCAGGGTGCGAATTAGTGTTACTTACGAAAGACGACAGTGGACACAGAATGGCGGCTCGTTCCTGTATTAGGATGAGTTAAGGGGATAATATTTCAGCATGAGCGATACAGACGACATTTATATAATCCCGGATTGTCAACCTACTGATTTTGCCTCGGGAGATATAGCACTTGCCGACAATGAAACAGTGCTATACAGAATTTCTGAATGTTACAAATGTGATGAGTTCATTAGAGAATCATCACTCTGCAGGCAAAGTGGTTGTCAAATTTCAATAAAAGTGAAAGTCAGTAATTCCACATGCCCAATAGGAATATGGTGACATGAGGGAGAGAAGGGCAAACCCTCTAGATTTTTTTAAAACGTCGACAAAGTATGTCGACGACGAGACTGCCGAGTTGCGATACTCGATATGCGATGGATGCGAATTTTTCTTGCAAATCACAAAACAGTGCCGCAAGTGTGGCTGTTTTATGCATCTAAAGACAAAAATTGCACACGCTGAATGCCCGATTAACAAGTGGGGTCCGGTCCTGACAGATTAACTGTTCAGCTCGTACCATCCACCTCCCCATAGTGTTTCAAGTCTCCTGAAGTATCGCTCATACATCAAACCTACAGCGTCGAGGCCGTATCTGTTCTTTGCGTATTGACCTATTGCCCGCCTATCAAGCTTTTCAGCATTAAGTGCCGCGTCAATAAATTCCCGGAGTGTGTGACATCTAAAACCAGTTACCCCATCTTGCACTGTTTCTGTGAACGCCCCCCAGTCCGTTGATATTACGGGCGAGCCGCAGGCCATGGCCTCAATTGCGACAGTCCCAAATGGCTCAACGTATATTGTTGGAGTGAAAGTGGCTATTGCTCCACCCATTAATTTTGCTCTCTCTTCAGTCCCTACTACGCCAACATACTCACCGTATTCCGGGGGTATTCCCTGACCTGCAATAATTAACCGCTTCCCAAGGTGTTTGCAAACATCTACAGCAATTTGATAACCCTTGCGCTCTATTAGTCTTCCGATGTAGAGGTAGTAGTCATCTGGTTCTATTTGTGTCGGAAAATCATCGACATCTATATAGCTAGGTATTACGGTATCGTAGAACTTGCCATCTAGTACATGCGGGTCAGTAACTTTGGAGCCATAACAGGAGTGCATCCATGCATACGACTCAAAAACTTTGTACTTAGCGAAAGAACCGCCGTATCCAATTCCGAACTCTACGCTTAGCTCGTCTGGAAAAGCATCTGCAATTGGCTTAGAGGCATAACCGGCGATGAGGCAAATAAAGTCCTTGTGCTCAAGACGCTTACGCATCTGATAAATAACATTTCCATTAAAAGTAACCCAGTGGGGCAGATTCCAGTCAAATGATGCTGCTGAATAGTGATTTTGCCCAACTGCTTGCAGCCGCTGCTCCTCGGTAATGCACATAATATGCTCATCACATGACGCTTCATTGAACTCTCCACCGTAAAGAAACACGGTATGGCCCAAGTTCTTCATCATTATGCAGAACTTGCGGACCTTCTCCGTATAAGCGCAGGCTGTAAATTCTTCAGTAGTGTTGGTGTGTGGTAGTGAAACTACGTGGAAACGCATTAAACCATCTTAATACTTGATAATGTAATTAACCGTAAGCATGGGCTGGATGTTTTCAACTGCGGAACTGGCCGTATACCCACCGTCCGTCGTGTTTGACGTGCTCGGTCCGCCTGTTGTTAGGTTGTTTGTATCAACCGTGACTGTATGTGCATGGCTATTGACACCATGCGAATGGTCGGAACTATGTCTATGGTCGTACATGCCATGGTTGTGGTATGGGTTTGAGTCGCCAGAGGTGCCGTTTGTGAACGAATGTTGATGGCTTCCTTCGTACTCCGATATTCCATAATTGGAAAGGTTTTGGCCCGATGCCGAAACCCTGGCTCTTGCCGTTCCCGACCCGGCATCAGTTACAAAATAAAGCCTATGCTCGTGATAGCCGGCTGAGTAATGGGTGTGGTCGACGCTGTGGTTGTGATTAATCGATACCGACTCTGTTCCGCTGGGGCTGGGAGAGCCTATTCCTGCAGATGCGGTGGTCGTACTGGTGGATGTACCACCACTATTTCCCGTATTTGTTCCCACAGTATGGGCATGGCTGGCACTGTGGGTATGGCTATTAAGGCCATGGACGTGCGCCGGCATATTGTTGGCCACTAGCGTTACGGATTCTGTTCCATACCAAGAGCCCAATGCCCTATTGGTAAGAGTAGAGCCGCCCGATATTGCCCCGGATGACGCAGAGGTGCCACCGCCAGAACCCTGACCGGCCCCAACTAGCGTTCGTCCTTTTGTGTTTGGAACATGAAAGGTTGTACTTCCGTCGCCAGCTCCAAATGTGGTTGATATTGCTGCAAACAAGTTTGCATAGGTTGTTCTTGAATATGTAGAACCATCGCATAGCAGCCAACCGTCGGGGGCAGACGAGCCTGCATACGGCATCATCGCACCCGGAGGTATCAATTCAAATCCAGCAGGAACAGAGTCTGTCGATACGGTAATCCCGTCCTTTACGGCAAATTTAGTTCTCGGCATTCCGGTCCTCCTGCTGTGCGAGCTTTTGTTCGCTAGTCATTGCTGACCATGTTGACTCAAATGCATCAATATCCCAGTTTGCCCAAGTTGCAGGGACGCCCTGCCCAGGTAATGGACCTAGGTCTACGACATATGGCAATGGACTCTCAACAGTACTTGTTATATCCCGAACCCCTTGTCTCCAGATTCTCCAGTCATTTTTTATTTCATCAGACAGTGGGGAATCCGGTGATTGAGTCCAATCGCTTTCTTTTAACAAAACATCCCTCATCTGACGCAAAGCAGCCAATAGCTCTTCCTGTGTTGTCGCTGGCTTATCAAACGGCGCAAGTGGCCAGCCATATATCTGAATTCTCATGATTTATGACTTCCTTGCTCTTTTTCTTTTCTGATACTGTCTATGGCGGCTTTTGTCGTATCAACGTCACCACCAAGGTGGTGTTTGGCAAACTGCTCCAGCATTGCCAGTTCCACGATTTCAACATCGCTATACACGACTACTTCTTTTTGAATATTTTCCATCTTTTTTTCCCACCATTTATAGGGCACTCGCTCAACATTTTATCAACCTTTATGCGTTCGCGCCTGTATGGACCCGCCGTTCCATCATGTGGCGCTATGTGCCCCATCCCAAAACCAGTAGTGGCGACGTATTTAAAGTAGGACTCATCGTTGAAAACGATTTCCTCAAAATCTGAGTCTCTCTTAAACGGAATCAACTGTGCAATTGGTGTTCCGACTTTTATGGAGAATGGGGCATTCCCCGTTATGTTTAGAACGATGTTGGCCAGGTGGTAATAATCTGTATTTATTATTGCCGGAAGAACTGAGAAGTTTTCATTCGGCTCCCAGTGAATAGGCAGAAGAATGGTTGACCACCCAGGCGCAGTCTCGAATCTCCAGGGGTTCACGAGTTTCGGATACTGCCCTGTTTCTATTTGCCTCATATCGGTTACTGGACACGAGCCGGTTGACTCATAAGCAAAGCCCTGAACGTTGTTGATACCAGCCTGGGGGCTGAAGTCATCCCCGCCCGTCTCCCAAGCTCCATGAGAATCTGGTCTAAATCGGTAGTTTGTCCAAAGGGGAAGGGTTACACCTGCCCCTAGATAATCGATTGTCCCTGCGCAGCGCCTGATGGAGCCCTGATGTTTCCCAATTCTTTTAAACCATGAAGGCTGATTGGTAACGCTGTTTACGAATGGCGGAAACTCCATCATTCTGTTGTCAACTGGAGTAAATCTAATTTGACCGGGTTTTACAGGGGGGAGCTTATGGCTCATTTGTACAACCATTCTTCATCGGGAGACGAAAGCTCTCTTAAAGCGGTTGCGTGGTCAACTAATTCATGGTTGTGTCTGCCCTGTCGCATTTTATCAATTTCGTAAAATACCTGTTCACGTATGGCCATCATATTCATAGCGCGAGTGCAGGCATCTTTGCTTATTATTCCCTGGCCTTGGGCCACGTGGGCCAGGTGTGGAGCTTGGAACATTTCTCCTGAATTTGATTCGAAGTCATAACGTGACGGAGGTTTTTCTGACCAAAGCTCTATCAATTCTTGCAACTCTTCATTTATTGGCATGTTCGACATTTCTTTCCAAAAGGGAGTATCTTGTCTGTCGGTATAATAATGAAGCCTAATCATTGTCAGTATGTTGCGCATCATTTTGTCAAAACCCTTATTGAAATGTTTTTGCGACGCCGTGTGTCCCGGTGCGTAGGATGCAATATATGGAATTGACTGCCTAACTTGTTGAATCGTCGAACCAATGCTTGTCGCCTCAAGTGGCTCGACAAAAGAAGAAGCTAAACCTATTGCTATGCAGTTTTTCACCCATGAATTTCTCAAATATCCGGCATCAAATGAAATTATTCGCGGATTTTCTACTTTGTATCCGGTCATTTTTTCTGCTTCAGCGATTGCCTGTTCCGGTGCCAAAAACTCGGAACAGAATACATAACCGTTTCCTCGACGCTCTTGAGTAGGAATCTCCCACATCCACCCCGAAGAAGCAGCCCTTGCTCTGGTGTATGGCCGTATCTTCCCATTTGGGTCACTTTCAGTTGGGAAAGGTATCGCTGTGTTGCTAAGAAGATACTTATTAAACGAAACCCATTCTGTGTTGCCTAGCTTTGTCATCAAAAGTCTATTAAATCCACTCGCATCAAACCAAAAATCTGCATTGACTTCATCGCCTTGTGCAGTCTTTATTGACTTAATGTTCCCATTTTCCGGGTTGACCAATACTTCCGAAACATCTCCATCGACAAACTTGACAGAACGCTTGAATGCGAGTGAAATAAAATACTCGTTTAGCTTAAACGTGTCAAAATGAAACTGATTCGTACTTGAGTGCAGTCCATTACGGCTTATTTTATCTTTTATGATTCCAACGCTTGATGTGTTTGGGGTAAATAATCTGTCCTGCTCCATTAATCCCATGTAGGTTCCATAGAGACCAAAAGCAAAGATGTCGTCTACGGCCCCAACGCTGTGAAAATAGTCTGGATTTTTATTGCACCAGTTTTCATACCTAATCCCATATTTATGGGTGGCGGATGTGGCGACAATCATTTCCTCCAAAGGGATTTCGCATATATCCATGAACTGGCGCCAATGCTCAGTGGAGCCCTCACCAACGCCGATTATTCCAATCTTTGATGAAGAAACTACGGTTATTTCAGATAGCGGAAAGGCTTTTCTGAGCAGCAAGGATGCGATAAGACCGGCAGTGCCGGAGCCAACAATTGCTACTGATTGCGGCTTTTGACCAATTCCATTTGTGCGAATGTTTGTTAGGTCTTGGTTAGTCACCATGTTTGACATATACGGTAAACGCTATCTGTGTTGGGATGTGGAAAGAAGTGAACAGCCCGGAGTTTAGTATCTGCTGATGTACTAGATATGCGCCAGTTTCATCCCCGTTTTCATAGAGATTCCCCAAATCTGAAGCATTTGAAACAACCAAAACACCATTGCTGTTCAGCGAAGAGATGACAGCATCTAGCAGATGCTCGTTAAAACCGAGAGACTGACAATAAACGAGAGCCATATCCTGTGTTCCAGCAAGAGAGGCAATATCAGAATAATTGACGGTTGTAAAGTTATCAAAAATTGAAACATCTGAATACTTGCACACACTTTGTGTGATAATCGTATTTAAGACAGTAACTTCGTCAATATATGGGGCAACCCTTGTTAGGCTTTCTAAGGCACCAACAACAAACATTTTCTGCGGTTGGCGCATTCTCACAAGGGCTTCGACTATGTCTACACATGCAGCAATTAGGTTTCTGAATTCTGCATTGTCGTCTGAGCCGAGAATGAACGAATGGAACTCGTCTACAAAAATAACGCGCTCTAATGGTATGCCTGATGAGTCATATACTTGACGCATCTTGACATAGATATTTTTCAGTTCGTTATCAGAAAGAACTGGGGCAGAGTCACCGTTAGCCCTAGTGTGCATGGACCTGGCAATGCGAGACATTTCCTCAATTGTGAAATTAGGCATTTGTTGCCTCCTCGATTAATGGCGCAAGGAATTTTGCAAAATATAGATGACGCAATTCTCCGTATGCCCGGTTGTACTCTGCAGGGGTGAGATTTGACCTTAGCCCGCTTTTGACAGTTTTATAGTTTTCCTCGGTTACGGTCATATCCGAAACTCCGGCTAGTCCGCAGATGCGAATCATTCTTGTTTCCACATACTGCATGTGGTCCTCTAGCGAATAGCTAATCATCGTCTTCCTCTTGTTTAAATGACGGCATTGGCGTCGACATGAAAATGCACCTAAACTTATCACCTTCTGAGTCGATGACAGCATGTTGGGTTAGGTCGTATTTTTTGGCTACCCACTCCATCTCGTCGTAATCTGCTTCAACCAGGTCTTGGTGGTCTTTTTCTTTTAGTGAATCGCCATCCCATGGCCTTCTATTTCTTATGTTTCCTATTGGTCTAAAATGCGATGAAAAATAACTGAATATACTCATCTAAACCACGTCACTAACGAATATTTAGTCCCAGCGACCACGGGGTGCGCTATATGGAGATATGGAAAATTGCTAGGAAACATAACTACCGAACCTGCTTCGCATTCTACGGTTGTATCAAATAGGGGGAACTCTAAACTTCCGCCCGATTCGGGGGAAACAAGGTTTGCAACCATACTGAAAACTCTGGCGTTATCCCTGAAATGGTCATAGTGGCTATGGTATTCAGACTCTGGCAAATATTTGAGCACTTGATACGGCTCGAACACTGCGCTCGCTATTAAATATTCTTTTCTATAGTCTTCCGCAACCTCAGCAACCTGGTCTCCTATTGTTCTTTGAAAAAACTTAGACAATTCGGTTTCTGGATATGGTTTCATAAATGAAACTAACGAGCAGGATAAAGAAGTGCGATATTGCGTTATGGCACCCTGGCCAACACCAGACGAACCCCATCCGAGCTCTGACCATTCATTTTCAATTTCTTCATTAAGCATATTTATAAAAGATTTCGCCATATCTGGCTCGAAAACTTCTTTATATACGGTTATGCAGGTTGCTGGTTTTTCAATTTTCATACAACCTCAAAGGAAGATACTAAAAATTTTTCATCATTATCGAATATGGCAAATTCATATGTGCCTGCTTCATGGAAGCGAGTTCTAAACTTTACGACGTGGCGCTCCAGGACTGTTGGTTTATGGCTAGTTTTAACCCCGGCTGGCGAAACAGTTTCCATTCTTGTTTCTCGGCCCATATTGAGAAATTCGTTTGTTACGTCTACAGAAAAAATACGGCCGGACTTAACTGTCTCGTCGTGGTTGGCGGCACAAAACTCAGGAACTGAAATAATAGAAATTGATTCCTTATTTATACCGTCTCCAATGGAGCCAGTCCTGATTGACAGCTGGGCATCTTTTGCGAGTTTTTCAGCTTCTTTTGGTACTACCAAATCATTTTCAACTAGAAAATGCGGGACATAGACAAAACGTTTCATTGAAGCTCATTTAGCTTACTTTCAATTAGCTCCAAGGCCGAAACAAGACCCCTGACCCTATTGTATTCACCGGCAAATGAACCATCCGTTGATGTTGGAAGCTCGTCAACAGAAGCAAAGGTATCCGGGTCTATGCCTAGGCGAATAAGGATGTTGTAAATCTCTGTCGTGATTCCGGCTTTCGAGTTCCGAAGGGCCATCTCTTTTTGTTGATTTGTCAAACCAAGGTCCATTTTTTCTCCTAAACATTCAGTAGGACATAGGAACTTCCAGAAGATGCGGAAAAATTATCCGAATCGGCCGTAAGACCAGCCCTTGTATCATATGTAATCGTAGCATCTATGGAGTCGGTAAGGACGAGGATTGAGCCCCCTCCACCTGCTCCACCACGCTTTCCAGTTGAGCCTATTCCGCCTGTTCCCCCTGCGCCACCCGCTCCGCCGGCGCCCCCTGCTCCGCCTGCCCCTCCAGCCCCTCCGGCGCCCCCCACTCCGCCTGGTCCGCCTGGTCCACCTGCATAGTGGCTATTGGGGTTCGGGTGTGTATGTGGTGCTACGTGGTGATGGTGCCAGGTGGGTGTAGTTGTTGGATGGTGTGCATGTGTGTGGCTATGGTGCGGAAGGCCAAAATGAGCATGGACATGTCCATCGTGTCCGCCAAACGAACCGTGATAAACGCCTGAGTGGTGATACCCGTTTCCGTCTCCATGGCTATGGCCACCGTGGCCGTTCGGCTTTTGGTGGTAGTGGGGGAACGGGTGACTGTGGCTTATCTGGAAATAAGCATGCCACCAATGACCATCCCAGTGATGAGCGCCACCATGTGGACCATCATTATGCGGGTGGTGATAGTGACCAGCATGGTGATGGTGTGGTCCTAGATAGTGATGACCCTTGCCGCCATCAACGTGGGCCCTAACGGAGTGCGCATGCCGGTCTGAGTGATTTGTGTAATGGTGATGGTGGGAATAATTTCGCGCATCAGGGTTTGGTACGGAGGTTGCCGGGTTTGAGTGAGTAATTCCAGGCGCTGCAGAGCCGGGAGTTCCTGCAGAGCCGGGAGTTCCTGTGGCCCCAGATGCTCCAGGAGAACCGCTAGCCCCACTTGCGCCAACTGCTCCGGTTGTTCCAGGGCTTCCAGCAGAACCCGTAGAACCGGACATTCCTAGTGAAATAAATTTTCCCGAACCTGTGATGTACTTTGCCACAATGCAGACAACGCCACCACCCATCCCGCCAGTTCCTCCAGCGCCTCCAGCTCCACCAACGCCAGAAGCACCAGGACTACCACTAGCACCACGATTTCCACTAGCACCCGAAGCGCCCACGGAACCAGGTGAACCCGAAGCACCTGGATAGCCTTTTCCACCAGAAGCGCCAACGGTTGAAGCATTTGGTGGATATGCGCCATTAGCCCCTGGAGTGCCAGTAGCACCAGCGGAGCCAGCAGAACCAGGAGAGCCAGTAGCACCAGGAGAGCCGGTGGCACCAGCAGAACCAGCAGGCGAGGAACCGGATGCGCCCACCGAACCAGTTGAGCCGCGCGAGCCACCAGACATTGGTGAAACACCAAGTGTTGGGTCAATCATTAATCCACCAGACATGGCACTAATGTCTTTATATAGGTAGGAAGGCAATGCTGTAACGCCGGGGTTGGTCCCACCGCCACCCTGACCGCCGGTTCTGTATGTTATTGCGCCAGAAGTATGACCCTTTAATGTCCCATCAGAAACAGCACTTGCTGGCTCCCCTATGGTTCCCGATGTAACGGAACCCAAACCAATGTACCCATCGTTAACTAAAGTGTTTTTTACAAAGACTCTGTAACCGTTTGTATTGAGAAAAACGCCAGAGTTAACGGTCAAATTATTGTAATACATGTCTGAAGTGATTGATGTATCAGAAGTGATTGTTACGTCGCCGTCTGTTCCACTCCCGTAGATTCCGTCATTTCCAGAACGACCGACACTTGACTCAACCCTATTGATAGCCATAACTACACCCGCGTAATGTAGATATATGTTCCAGGATTTTGACCAGTCACATCTGTTGATATTCCACTAGGAAGAGAGGAACCGGAAGAAACAACAATAATCACTCCGCCACCAGCAGGAGCTGTTCCTGGTGCTTTTATATATGCCGTTCCAGAAGAAGGTCCAGAAATGTATCTTGCTGCGATTATCACAACACCACCGCCAGCCTCGCCTGCACCGCCGGCACCTCCACGTAGGAAACTTGGTCCACCGGATGCCGTAACGGCATAACCAGTAATAGCCTGATGTGCAACTCTGAAATAGTTTGGGCCACCCATCGCATCAGTTGGAGCCGTTGCCGAATATCCAGTAGCTGAGCCACCGAGAGAATGCGTTACAGCAGTTGCTGCTTCACCACCCTGCGCAATAGAACCAGCGGTTGAATAACCAGACGTATATCCGATTGTCGCATTCGTTCCTGCAAACTTAAGAGTCCCCTTAACGAACACCCTGTATCCGTTCGGCTGAAGACGACAGCTTGTGTTGATTGTTAGGTCGTTGAAGAACATATCGCGCGTCATTGTGTAGACGCTTGCAGAAGGGCCCATCCCAAGTATGGTTGTTGAGCCATCAAGAACAACATCACCATCCGAGCCGTTGCCGTACACAATGTCAGCACCTTCGTTGTAGTAGGCAACCCACACAGAACCATCCCACTGCCAACTCTTTGAACCGACAGTATAAATCTGGTTTGTGTATGGAGAAGACGGAAAAGTAATCGCAGGCATTACTGAGCCTCATACATTAGGTTGACTTGAATAAAGTCACCAGCTGTCCACGTAAATGGAGATGTTGAGCTAACAGACCCCTCAAGGACGCTAGAACCAACTGTATGGTCTGCTCTAAACAGCAAAACATTGCCACTTGCATCCGAAAGTGGCATTAGCATATAGCTTCCTGTCCCCGTATCACCCAGCAAGCCGGTGCCGAGATTTGCAAGGTCTCCGTTTGCCCTAGTCACTGGAAGTGTCATTCTTGGAGTGCCGCTTATTGATGTTGTGCTTCCAAATGTAATTCTTCCAAACACGTGAACCAGTTTATTCATTACTGTATATTTAAATGACTGAGTTGCATTTCCAACTGTTAACGATGTCCATGTTGGCGTGTACGATGACCACGCTCCAGGTTCTGTTGTTTGTGGTGTTGTTACGTACAGCCATGACGAGCCGCTATATACCAAAAGTTTGTCGGTGTCTGTTTCATAGATTGTCTGACCCTCCCATGGGGAGGAAGGACGAGAACCTCCTGAAACTTGATATGGGGACATGGTTCCGCCACCCAATTCAACCCACGCAGAGTTGTAATAGATATATGCAGCACCACTTGAGGTATCAAACCATATGTCTCCAGAAGAAGGAGATGATGGCGCAGTTGCAGAACTCGTTAGTGGTGCGCCTACCCCAGTGGCGCCAGTTGGGCCCGTTGCTCCAGTTGGGCCAGTTGCTCCAGTTGGACCAGTGGAGCCAGTTGGACCAGTGTCCCCAGTCGCCCCTATTGGTCCAGTTGCGCCCGTTGGTCCAGTTGGGCCAGTTGCTCCAGTTGGCCCTGTCGCGCCAGTTGGCCCTGTCGCGCCTGTTTTCCCGGCAAGTGAAACTGCCCATGATGTATAGGAACCAGAAGTTCCTAAATATTCATCTACCGTGAAATCAACACTTGCCCCAGCAACTGACGTTACAGTTCCAAGCATTGTTCCAGTTGGCCCAGTAGTTGTTTTTAACGCTATGTAGTCACCTGCCGTATAGGCGTGTTCAGCCGTATTAACCGTCATTGAACGTATTCCGGTGGAACCCAAATACATACTGGTTGATGATGTGACTAAATAACCGAGACCCGTTGGTCCCGTTGGTCCTGTAGGTCCAGTTGGTCCAGTAGGGCCTGTTGCACCGACAGGGCCAGAAAGGTCAGTGTATACAACAACCCATTTTTCGCCGTCCCACTTCCACGTCTTACCAGAAGACGTATGAAGGTCATTAACGCTTGGAGAGTTAGGAAAGTCGATAGCCATATTTTTATAAACCTACCAAACTAGACACGACCTTAACTGAGGCGTTTGTTGATGCAGCATCAGTAACTGTTGCCTGCAAAAGAACGTCATAACCACTTATGGCTGCTGAAATTGTCAAAGGAATTCGAGTTGTCCCCAGCTCTATAACTCCATACTCAGAGAGCGTTGGTGTTGTTCCGTTATGGATTAAAAGAACTTTTGACACGGTGTATTTTGAACCTTGAGTTACTTGGATGAGGAACTCGCCGCTTCTCATTGCCGTTTTACTAAAGCTTGTAATCGTTGTTGCGCTATTTGTTGTTAGGGACGTTTCCTGGACGGAACCGGAACCTCCACCGTTAGTTTCCACCCAATATGAGTCGTAGTAAACAAACGTTTTTCCAGAGTCTGATTCAAACCATATATCGCCAACCGAAGGAGATAACGGCGGCGTGTCCGAAACTATAATTACGCCTGGCGGTCCAGTAGCCCCATCTGCGCCCTGGACACCAGTCGCACCAGTCGCACCAACTGCTCCAGTTGGTCCCACATCGCCTTGCGGACCCTGTGGCCCTGTAGGTCCCGTGGCACCAGTATTACCCTGAACTCCGGTAGCGCCAGTAGCCCCCACATCGCCCTGTGCGCCAGTAGCGCCAGTCGCACCTATCGGACCAGTCGCACCAGTAGGTCCTTCTGGACCAGTTGCTCCTGTCGGCCCTGTCGGCCCTGTAGCGCCTACGTCTCCTTGTATTCCTACAGCGCCAGAAAGATTGACCGTCCACGATGAATATGTTCCAGAACCATCGCTGTCTTGAAGCGTTACAGTCATGGAGCCAGTTGATGAGTTGTATGTATCGACCTCACCATGCATGTGATTACTGATGTCGTAGGAAATGAGGACTGTCTGGTTGGTTGAGTAGGAAAGGCCTGTTCCTACTGTAAGCGTTATTGAGCCAGTTGATGCAATTGTCAGACTTGTTGAACTTGTAGTTTGATATTTATCGCCAGCAAGACCCGTAGCACCTGTTGGACCAGTTGGTCCTGTCGCTCCTGTCGCTCCTACTGGGCCAGTTGCGCCAGTTGCGCCCGTATCTCCTGTCGCCCCAGCTGGTCCAGTTGCGCCAGTTGCGCCTACTGCACCGGTCGGCCCAGTAGCGCCTACATCACCCTGTAATCCAGATGGGCCAGTTGGGCCAGATGGACCAACTACTTGAGTATTTTTCCAAAGACCAGTACTTGATTCGTAAGCAAGAACATCACCGTTGAGAAGAGTCCCAGCATTGATATCAACATTGTGAAGTTCGTCTAGTTCGTATCCGTTTTGTGTTGCAACATAGATGATGCCGTTACTTGTTGCACGAACGACTACACCGATAAAAACTAGATGGTCTGGAGCGCTTGGCTTTACTTTTGTGAACGCTCCATTTTCTCCAAGCCAAAGAACATCTCCAGCCGAGTAGCCAGTAGATAGGTCGATTCCGTCTACATACCCACGAGTAATGACTGGTCCATTATTTGAGGCAGTTATGTTTGCGCCTGCAACACCAATTGTTTTTGAAGATGTTGTGTCGGAACTGTTGTCCGCACGCTTAACGGAAGCATGGTCGCCAGTAGCGCCATAGAGATAAACGCAAGTACCAGTTGTTATTGTCGTTGATTCAGCGCTACGAACATACGTTACAAGCGGAATATGGCCATTTACCCAGTTTGTTCCATCATAAGAAAGCCCTTGAAATTCTTCTGGGGACGTGATGACAACATCAGTTAATTCATCAAGCGGACCAGCAGGGCCAGTAGGTCCTGTGTCTCCCGTTGCTCCAGTTGCCCCAACCGGACCTGTTGCTCCAGTAGGGCCTTCTGGCCCTGTTGCGCCAGTTGCGCCCGTGGCCCCATCTGAACCTACGTAACCATTGGCACCGCTTGGCCCTGTTGCACCTGTTGCCCCAACCGGACCTGTTGCTCCAGTTGCTCCTTCGGGACCCGTGGCCCCCACTGGACCTGTCGCACCCTCTGCGCCAGTTGGTCCGGTTGCGCCAGTTGAGCCCGTTGCCCCAGGAGCTCCAGTTGCGCCGGTTGCGCCCTCTGGGCCAACAGGCCCCGTGGCGCCCATTGGCCCTGTAGCTCCAGTCGTCCCGGAAGCTCCCAATGCAGCAATTAATGTCCAGAATGTCCCCTCTGATGGGGTGTCTCCCGTATTTCCGCCGTTGGAATGAATGCGATACCAAGTTTGTCCCTCGTATGTTGCTACATCGCCAACTGCATATGATGCCCCGACATTATAGGCACCAGTAAAATTCCATAAAGCAGCCGCCCCCGTTGGGCCCGTAGGGCCTGTTGCGCCTGTTGCGCCAGTTGGGCCGGTCGGTCCCGTGTCTCCCGTGGGGCCAGTTGCGCCAACTGGTCCAGTTGCTCCAGTTGGACCAAGTGCTCCGGTATACGGAATGAACTTAGCCCCATCAAATCTGAGAAACTGACCCTCTACAACTCCAGATGTATCTATCTCGATTCCATCAACAAACAGTGCTGGAACCTTCAAGGTGTCGTCAGTTCTTAGGACGTTGGCTGCGTCTCTGTATAGGTTTACGTCTCCAACACCAGTTCCATCGCCCCATACTAGACGGCCACCGCCTTGAATCTGGAGTCTGGCGTAGGTTTCGCCATCTATGAATATAGTTAGGCCATCAGAACCAGCTGAACTTAGCTGTTTTACAGTTATTGGTGTTGTAAATTTCTGGGCCACGACCTCAATCGCTTCCTTATGAAACCCCCCTCAAGGGGCTATAGGGCTACTTTGTTTTGCCGAACGCTGCGTCGTTCTTGTTAAAGTAACGCATTGCAACGGGGAGAAGTGCAGCCCATAGCGCATTAAGTGCAGCTTTTGGGTCGCCTGTTGCAGCATATGCTGCTACTGCTGCACCAATAACGCTTCTCGCATATGATGCGACCATTGCTTTTTGCTGGACTGATAGCTTCATAATTATTCCTTATCCAGTTACAACGATTGTGTAATCATTGGCCGAAATTGTTCCGTTCATCACAACAGTAACAGTGTTTACGTTTGCGCGAGTTGTATCTGCAAAAACCGTTGCGCCTGTGGCAACTTCATACACTTGAACCATTACATCAGTTGTATTAAAATTATGGGTTACAGTTGTTGTTGAAACACCTACTGAAGATGCAGCACATCCCTGCTTCGCAACTCTTGCCAGCGCCGGAGTGCTGGTCGTACGGCCAGTTGCCTCTGATGCGGCAGAAGCAAGGTTTGTTCTTGCACCAGACTCTGAAGATGAGCCAGTACCGCCGTCAACAACGGCGATGTCAGTGCCATTCCATGTACCGGTAGTAATAGTGCCGAGGGTCGTAATGCTTGATTGACCAACATATGTTGACGCGATATCAATCGAGTCGGCATTGACGGTTATTCTGTCGGATGTTCCGACGGCATCAATCGTATTGCCAGCTTTAGTAAGACCGGCTCCAGCAGTGATTTGTCCAGCACCAGAAAACTGCGCCCAGTTGATTGCATCGGTTCCAACAGTAATTGGGCCATTGCTTGTTACTACCCACCCGCTATCTGCGTTTGTGGTTCCCTCTTCAACAAAAGTAAACGCCCCACCAGATACTTCGCCGGCACCATCGAAATCTGTAGCACGAACCGCCGCACCGGTCTCCTGAACAACATAAATGCCGTTTTCTGATGCTGTGGTCTGATTCTTGACAAGGACTCTGTCTCCAGCAACTAGTGTTACTGTTGTGTCAATTGTGTCGCCGGCTTCAAGTTGGTTTGCAAGGTTTACTGGACCAGTTGTTGCCGCTCTAACTGATTGCTTTACGTCAAGGCCAGAGCGTGCAGCGTCAACATACCCCTTTGTGGCGGCATGAGCTGGGTCTGTTGGTGTAGCAACTTTTATATTTCCGCTTGCATCGCGGATAACTAGCTTACTTGCAGTTGCCTCGGATGTTGCATCACCAAGTTTTGTAAAATCTGATGACGTCATCAAACCAGCGCTTGCTGATGTAGCAAGATTTGGGGTGATAGTTATCTGTCCGCCAGACTCGGTTATTGTCAGGGCAGTTGAGTATGAGCCCCCAGACACAACACCCGCATCAGCGCCAATGCCAGCAACTATTTTTCGCCATGCAGCTGCCGTCGCGTCATATACTTTAATAACGCCATCAACGCTATTGAAGTACATGCGACCATCGAACAGGTTGGTATTCGGGTCAGACGCAAGAACCTCGAATGTCGCATTCAGAATTTGATTCTGATTTAGGTCAAGATTTGTTACGAATTTTGTTGCCATTTGTCCTTGCCTTTAGGTCAGATAAGCGAATCCCGAAAATGCCGACGTGAACTCCACCTTTATTTGGGAATCACTAATATATGTTACCTCACCAATAACTACGGTATCTGCAGTATCAACAACGGTTATTGACGGACGACCCCCCAGCGAGTGGCTAATTACCCACTCTTCTGAGGCAACTGGCTGACTGTGAACATGTCTTCTTGTGTTGCCGCCATTTGCCGCTAAACGAACTACAACTTGATTTGGTGCATCCTGGTTTACGACAACTTTATTCGCCGTATCCTCGGTAACAATTACGTTATTTGGGACGCTATTGCTCATCTCGTAACCTCTGGACTGAGATTAAAAGTTCCCTGCAAAACTCTTGACACAACATTCTGTGCGCTGATTATCTCTACGTCATAAACTCCGCTTGTCGATACGGAGGCAGTAACATCAGCCGAGGCGTGTATCAGTATTTTATTTGTATCGCCTGCTACTGGGTTTATAGTTAGGCCGCCATTGCCGGTCGTTAGTTCAAGAAGAAAGTTAGATGAGTCAATAGTTCTTCTAACTTGCATTCTTGCGGAGTACCCGGATAGGTCAAACGGTATAAATGTTTGACCTGATGGGTCGGTTGCTAGGTCTGGCTGCTCTATTTCAATCGTGCGAGAAAAAGTTGACCCCTGTTGGCACGTCATGTTGTAGTTACCGGCCAACATTGCAGAAACTGCCTCCAAAATAAACGACTACACCAATGATTGTAGATTATTCAGCTCCCTAGTCAGCTCAAGTATTTACTGCATCTGCCTTTAATTGTCTCAATATCTATTTATGTTCAAGGTCCGCAATTTTAGAATAGTCTTGAGAAGATTTTATGAAGAAGCCGCAAAAACCTACAGTTGCATTTCTCACGCATGACTGGGCGTGGGGAACCGACCCACTCCAGCCAAATGGATGTGCATGGTATAGATGCAAGCTCCCGTCAGATGAGCTCAATAAGCGTGGATGGTTTACCGCAACTGGTTTCCCTGGATTTAACAACCAGCGAGGATTTGGGATGTTGGTGGACGGGGGGAGGGCTGTTCACGGCTGGGACATAATAGTTTTAAAACTGTTGATGCAGAAAGAGATACTCGAGTCAATCCCAAAAGCTCAAGCTATGGGCCAAAAAATAGTTGTAGATATTGACGACTGGTTTGACGGATTGTCTAAGTCGAACAGGGCGCATGAAGCAACAGACCCAAAGAAGAACCCTGCGTCAAATAGGGAAATCTATGCCCAAATAATTATGGCAGCAGACGCTGTCATCACGTCAACACCGTTTCTTTTCGAGTACTACGGCAAAAAGCGTGACAATGTATTTATGGTCAGAAACGGCATAGACCTTGATAGATGGAAGAAAAAATCAATAACAAATACGCGAAAGACAAGAGTTGGGTGGGTTGGGGCAACCCACTGGCGGTCAAACGACCTAGAACAATTGTCTGGCTTTATGGGGAAATATATAAGGTCTCGCAATATTCTATTTCATCATTCGGGGCATAACGACAGTGCGCCATTGGCCAGCGAACTAATAGGTGTTGATAGGTCTCTGTCAAAAACGAGCCCAATGGCCCCAATACTTCAATACCCGGCGTTATTAACTCCGATTGATATTGGAATTATCCCACTTAACAACATTCAGTTCAACCATGCTAAATCTTTTATAAAAGGCCTTGAGTATGCCGCTGCTGGCGTCCCTTTCATTTCTTCATACTCACCCGAGTATCAGTATTTAGCAGACAACGGAATAGGACGCATAGCTAATACAGAAAAAGAATGGATATATCATTTAGACGAATTGCTAGACATCAATAAAAGACGGGATGATGCATTGGAAAACCTTTCGCACATACACAAGTTTTCAATGGATTCTCGAGGGGACGACTGGGACGCAACAATGAGATTTATAAAGGACAACATATGAATACTGAATATAAAGAACACCTTGAAGCACAGTACGCAGAACTAACAGTTCCGGCTCCAGAACCAGGGCCAGCGGACTGGAATGACGATGGTTTTGTAATCAAGAAGGGGTTGATACCGGAAAATCTGATGGAAGAGTACGAGGCATGTTGGATTGACAACAATGCAGAGTACGTAGACGGGAAGCTATCAATGACACGGCCCGGCGGATGGCCAGACTGCACACCGTACCGCAGACATCAAGAAGTGATGGACATCCTCACCTATAAGGAAATATCCGACACAATGGAGGAGCTAATAGGCGAACCAGCTGCTGTTCACCTAAACCTAACTGGGTGGGTAACAACAACTAGAGATTGGCACCAAGATACGTATCTCAATCCTCCGCATGTTGGCGATTACTACGTGGCAATCTGGATAGCACTAGAAACGATAAATCCAGATTCTGGGCCATTTCAACTGGTTCCAGGCTCGCATAGATGGCCAACTGTTACTCAGGAAAAAATCCTTAACGCTCTTCCAGAAGATAAACGCGATTATCGTTGGCCTCGATTCAGTGAAGAAATACTGACTCCAATATTTACGCACGAAATAGAAAAAAGAAATGCTGAAGTTTTGACTTATTTACCGGAGCGTGGAGACGTTCTCTTTTGGCATGGTCGACTGCTTCATAGGGGTTCAAAGCCAAATAATCCATCGCTTGCGCGTAAATCGCTGATTGCTCACTATTCAGGAATAAACCACAGACAGGATATGCCAAAAGCATTAAAACACGTAGATGGATGGTACTTTCCAATAGATGGGGGTAATAACGTATGAGCAACTATCTAAACGCTGGATGTGGAACGCATTACGCAAAAGGTTGGATAAATACAGATACATGGGAGACAGACGACACAACCCCAGATGTTCGTGTTGAGCCAGGAAAACCGTACCCATTCGAGGAAAATTTTTTTGATGCCGTATTTCTGGGGCATGTTCTGGAGCACATTCCATGGAAAGAAGTTCCGGCATTCCTCGCAGATATGAAGAGGGTCGCAAAACCGGGAGCAAAGTTTTTAATATGTGGTCCCGACGTCTTCAAGACAATCCATAGATGGGCGAATGGGCAGGAACCATGGGAAATGGTTATGTCGGTATTGGAGCATCTTGACGTAGAGAATCACAGCGTGCCTGGTCTTGAGTGGTGGGATGGGGCACATCATCATTGGAATTGTCATAACGACCGTGTTGTAAAACTGCTTGATTCATGTGGTTTCTCGAACATTACTGACGTATTTGATGTAATTCCAAAGAATCCTCTTGGGAAAAACTGGAATGACGGGAAAATAAACTGGCCAGTCGTCGGTCATTGGCATTGGCACTTTGCGGTTACTTGTATAAACAATAAATAATAATACTGTAAAATTGCTCCGGGTGTATCGGAGGATTGATGGCAGAGCGTTTATTACGCATTTCACGAGCTCTTATATGGCTACCAGCATGTCTAGCGCTAGCAATAAGCTTATTTATACCAAATGCTTTTGCTTCCTCTGAAGTAGAGCCAGGGATTGCTCTTACTGTATATAACAATTTTGGTTACAACAATGCTCCGCCTATGCCGGATGTTTCTGGAAGACCAATAGTCGGGACAACAACAGTTCTGCAAGTTAATCAAAACTTTGACCAATATCCATTATTCAATATGTATGAGGACTTTATTGTCCATTACGAGGGATATATAACACCAAGCGTTTCCGGAAGTTTTAGATTTTGGCCACAGGCAGACGATGGAACAAAACTATATATAGATGATGTGCTTGTTCAAAACGACTGGAGAGATAAGGGTGGCGGCGGCGCTTTATCTAGTTATGTCACGTTTGAAGCTGGCGTATCTAAAAAGTTTGAGATGTGGTTTTATGAAAATGGAGGCGGTGCATGGACAACGCTTTATTGGGATATTGGTTCTGGCTGGGAAATAGTTCCAGAGTCGGCTTTCACTAAAACAGTTGTACCAACAACTACAACCACAACAACAATACCTAAACGCCTTGGGACGCCAACAAATATTTCCCTAGCAGATACCGGCCATTCAATAATTGTTGATTGGGATGCAGCGAGTGATGATTCTGGAATTTCTCCAGAAAGATATGCAGTTTCTTGGGCTACTGGGCAGCTTGGATGGGGGTTGCCTACTGGAAATGTTGGCGATATTAATGCATTAAATACCGAACTAGAACTTGATTATTCATTATTTTCCTCTACTGGAGGAATTGATTCAGAGTACGAAATAAGAGTAAGGGCTGATAACGACACAGACGCAACTTACTCAGAATGGTCGCTCTCCGTACAGTTGAAGATTGGGACTACCCCAACTCCGCCAACAACTACAACAAGTACTACAACTACGACTAGTACTACGACTACAACAGTTCCTGAATCATCAACATCTATTGATGAGCCAACTACTACAACAATTCCAGTAGAAGACCCTCTTCCGACTCCCACTCCTCTTCCGGAATCGGAAATGCCTCGAACTGACACACAGCCCGCAGAACAACCAAAAGAGGAAGGGCAAATAGAAGTCCCAACAGGGACAACACAACCAGAAGAACAACCAGAAAATTCACCTGACAATTCTATAGTCCCAGAAGATACTCAAGACTCTATTAATCAGCAAGAAGATGTCACAAACGAGGTTCCAGTCGATGAAGACCAGCAGGCTGATGTATCTGTAAATAATATTGAAGAAATAACAGCTGATGAAATTACCCCAGAAGTTGCAAACGAAATAGTTGATGTTCTTACTAGTGGAGAAGCAAGCGAAGAACAAATTGTTGCAGCTGTTGACGCTCTTCTTGAATCAGAAAGCATCGATAATGAACTGGCAGCAGAACTTGCCACATCTGAAGAAGTACTACAGGCAGTTACAGAAGAACAGGCAGAAGAAATTTTTGATGCTATTGATGAATCATCTCTTACGGAAGAAGAAGCACTAGCAATTGTAGAAGCAGTACAGGAAGCCCCTGATGAGGTACGTGAAACGTTCGAAGACACGGTTGACCTATTTAGTGGAACTTTTGACACGTATCAGATGGTTGGCCAGACAATCAGTGTTGGGGAACGTAGGACAATCGTTGCGGTAAACTTAATTGCAGCAACTGCAACCGCAACTGCCCTTGCCGGAGGCGCCCCAGGCCCTACTGGAGGCGGCGGTGGCGGCAGCTCGCCTTCCGGGGGCGGAACACCAGGAGGTTCTTCTGGGAAAAAGCCAGAAGAAGGCGAAGAAGAACAAGAAATGGCCGGGGAGATAGCCGGGGATGGCGTCAACTGGGTATCACAGATAAGTATCTATAAAACCGTAGGCGAGGAGAGAGTCTTGGATTTGAAGGCATTCATTAAGAAGTTTTGGCTAGGAGTCCTGAACCTGGGGTTCACGATTGCTGGCTCCGTAGTTGTCTACTTCACGCTTTCTGGGCCAATTCAGAAAATAGCCCTAGTGTCAACCATTCTTGCTTTTGCTTCATCTATGTACTTGCATATGAAAGAGCCAGATTAAGCCAATATTGTGACTGTCTTTTTGTAAGACTCAATTTTTAGCAAACTTTCTTATTGTACAATTGGTTTTATGGCGCTGCGACGGAAAGACAATAAGCCCCAGAGCCCCAAACCCGTACAAACACTCCCAAGAAGGAAGGCTAAAAAAATGCCATCTAAGTACCCATACAAGAAAATGGTTCTTCCCAAAGAGGTTGAAAAAGTTGGGAATGGGAAGCTCACGCCGGAAATGCTTAAAAAGGTCAAGACTGGCGGGCAGATGTGGACGTGGGCAGCAATTGCTTTCAACCAGATGTACGTAGATGCCGAAAAAGCCGGGTTTGTTCTTAAGAATGTCGGAGATTTCCGCCCATTTGATGCTCAGCTAGCGATGTTCAAGGACCGCTACAGCGTCAAAGACGAGGGCCGGAAGCCGCAGGTCACCAGAGAGTATGAGGGTAAAAAGTGGTACCTCAAGCCTGGTAAAGCCCCCAGCTCCACGCCGGGCAAGTCAAATCACGGTTTCGGACTGGCTATTGACCTTGGTTACGACGTGAAGGGGAAGCTCACATCAATGGGCGGCAAGTGCCTCGACTGGATGTGTGAAAACGCTCCGAAGTACGGATTCTACCTACAGGGCGATGACCCGAAGTCACCAGAATTTGAAGCGTGGCACTGGCAGTACGTGTGTGGCGACAATCCTCCAGCAGAAGTCAAAACTCGCTACGAAGAGCGTCAAGCAGCTAAAGCAGCTGGCCAGTAAAAGACTTAGATATCAGTGGAAGCTGTACTTGTTGCAATAGTTGGCGTCATCGGTGCCATTGCGGTTGCCTTAATTGAATCAGGGCGGCGCACAAGCAAGGCTAGATGGGAAGAAAACAAAGCAGACCATAACTTTGTTGTAGACAAGATTGAAAACCTTGGCAAAAGCCTTGGAATATCTATTGACAGAGTTGAAAAAGGCGTAGAGCGTACAGAAGCAAAGGTCGACCAACACATTCGTGACCATGCAAAAGGGGATGTGTAGTGAAAATAAAAGATAAGTTAATGATTTACATAACGCTTGGAATACTTGGTTTTATTGGTCTCGTTGTTATCGGTGAATACTCGTCAATGCTTGCACAGCAGTTTTCTACTGGTGAAAAATACAGTACAAACTCTGACGCTATTGCTCTTGTCCAAAACGCTCTTGTTGGTCTTATTGGAATCATCGGTGGATATTTTGCTGGTAAAAGCAAGAGTGATGGAGAATAGTAATGGCTAGTAAGAAACCTGCTAAACCAATTGCTGGCCAGTCAAAGCAAGTGACACAAGACCCTGCAGTTTACGGCTCTCCGCTTATGTTTATTGGCGGCAAAAGCGCATCATGCGCATGCAATAAATGCGGAAAGCTAACTGTGCGAGGAATGGTCAGAGTTAAAAACGATGCCTACTACTGTTCCGCGGGGTGCGCTTCACGTTCGTAAGTTATAAAACTTAATTTTTCACACAAGGAGAGAGGTGTGTCTGTTTTGGGGATGTCATTTAAACGTTTTATTGGGGCTGTTTGTTTAGTAGCCGCTGCTGCTATTCCGTTTTCAGTATCGGTTTCACCAAGTGATTCAGGATTGCTCATTGGAGGCTCGCCGGCAAAAGCGACGACCGGAGGTGGCCCAATAGTTCTCGACGGCATGGACCCTGTTTGCCACTCTGGGTATGAAGGAACATGGGGTTATATAGCTCAAGTTCTAAAGAAAACATACGACTCAGTAACTTCTATCAATAATGGAACAATTGCTGTCCTTGGTGCTAATGGTGCAAATAACTCGTGCGGTGGAAACTGGAATACACTTCTTACAACAAAATATCTAGGCCAGTTCACTACTGCGCCAACGGTTAACTTCTATAACTCAACAACACAAGTAACAGACTTTTTCACAAACATAAACACTCTTAAGCCAGCAATAATTTGGATACCAGACAACTGGAGCCGTTCTTCTGCCGTTGAGGCACTGTTCACGTCAAATGCTGAAGTTATAGCTGACTTTGTAAACTCCGGTGGCGGCATTTTTGCCAACATGGGAACTTATGGATGGCTAACTGCGCTATTGCCAAGCGCCGTATATAACAATGGCGGATGCAATGGTGGGCCAGATGCAACTGCAGATGGAACTGCAGATTTTGGCCTAACAAACACAATGGTCGCGGCCTGTTGGCACGGCTACTTCACAGGGAATGTAGGAACGTTAAAGACTCTTGTTGATTACCCATATCCCTCTATAACGAGCACACGGAAAGCCGTGTCAATTGGCGGGGGGAGCGTAAGCCTCCCTAGTTCTTTCACATTGGCAATAAGCCCAACATCCCCAAATGCTGGCGAAGATTTAACAATTACTGCTACTGCACAAACGCTCGCTGGAGTTCCACAGGCTGGCGTCACCGTAACAGTAACAGTAAGCGCCGGGCCGGATGCCGGTCAGACGTTCACTGCAACCACAAATGCAAGTGGTGTTGCAATAATAACCGTGCGAACTAATTCAACAGGCTCAGCCACCTATACAGCTAATGCAACTGTGAATGGTGTGTCAAAAACAGTTTCGGCAACTGTTTCATGGAATCCTCCAACAACAACTATTGCTCCGAGCACAACCGAGGCTACGACTACAACTGTTGCCCCAACTACAACAGCCCCAAGTACAACTATTGCGTCAACAACCACACAAGTGCAAATACCGAGCACAACCCAAGCAGTAGTAGTCCCTCAAACTTCAGTACTTCCCACAACATCTACGCCTCCAGAAACAAGCACTACACAGCAATTAATAGTACCAACAACAGTTCATGACCATAGTTCACATTCTCATGGACCGCTCCCGACAACTGGAGCAAATGCAAAAGCTATGTACGTGCTTGCTCTTCTTCTGTTTGCAACCGGCGTGCTTTTACTGGGATTTAAAAAGGAGAGAAGATGAAAAAAGAGATATTCGCAAACATATTGATGCGCATTGTTGCAACTTTTGCCGCATCAGGGCTCGGCGTCATAGGTGCGGGAACTATTGCTGGCGTCCCAGTGTGGAAGTCGGTATTTATGGCCGGGATTGCCGGCGTAGCAACGGTGATTGAGGGTTTGTCGCGCGCCTTCCTTGACGATGGCAAGCTGACAGCAAAAGAAATAAATGCAGTCTTCTCTCGTTTTGATAAAAAGGGAGCAGCGGTAAGCGATGAAGAAATCTCCAACCACGAAGAGACCGTCGCGAAAAGAGTTCGCGCTAGCAAAAATACTTCTGCCGCAGGGGAATGAATAGTGGTAATTTGTGATTAGGCCCTGCCGTCTGTAAAGGGACGTAGTGATTTTTTCAAATTTATCCGAAGTGACACAAAATGGCGAAAAACCAGGAAGTTGACCAGGTTTGGCACAACGACGGGCACACTCTTCAACTCCGAATAAACAAAGGAGAACTAGAGGTCCTCGAAGTCACCTGTCCTCACGAAGAAAACGCCGCATGCAAGAACATCGCCGGGGACTGCGCCGTGACATGGTTTGTGAATCGTTTTGGGATGGAGTGCAACGGCGGGATATGCCCTCCGAGTGAATTCCTAGAAATATCATGGACACTGGTTGGGGACATAAATAATTTCGACTCATGCCAGGTTTGGTTCATGCCCCTGACTGACGAAATCTTTAATGCCTGGGTAGTTGCAAATAGCCAGTCTATACAGGCGTAATTTTTTTATACTTTTTCTTATTGTTGCGCTTGCGGATTAAGTCCTCAATCTGATTAAGAATCTTATCTTCTGCGTCAAGCTTTTCCATCAAAGTCATTGTGCTGCTATTGATGATTCTAATTTTTTCGTAGGCGTTTTCTAGGTAATTTACGCCAACCGTTCGCCACCTAAATTCCCTGTAATGGGCGGCAGCCTCAATCATTGCCTTTACGCCTGCCTCGGTAACTAACCAAGTATTCGCATCTATGCGCTCAATCAAACCAGCTTTTCTTAGTTTGTTTGCTGGGACTAGAAAGTCTTGATTTGTTTTTTCGTTAGGGAACAGGCCACTCAAGCATCTTTTTATCTCTTGAGTAGTGAACTTGCATTTTCTCGATGTCCCGTAATAGAGAATTGTATAAGCCCTGCTTTTATAGGGGAATACGGGCCTTGCGCTTGTGACAATCCGCGAAGAAACCATGCAGCGGAACTTTACCTAGAATGGAGCCGATTCACTACCTTGTTCTGAAACTTCTGCTTGCTCATTGATGCTCGACCTGAGCATAGATATAGCACGCAAAAAGTTATGTATATCAGGTTGCTCTAAAATTGATTTGTTGTTACATCTGTAGACATTTTGGCGATTGACTTTTGTCTTTGTAATTAGCCCTGAATTAATCAACTGCTTAACTGTTTTATCAATCATCGTTTCACTTAGGTCCAGATAAACAGATATGGCCCTGATTGTCATTGTTGGGTCTTCGATAATCGCTGAAAGAACACGGCCCGTCGTTGACAGAAGACTTACTTCATGTTCCTTGTGGTATCTAAGTATTTTTTTGCTGTCTAGCGTTTGCATCACTTTTTCTATAGTGACGTCATTTCCGCCTTCTTGAGCAATGGCTTCTTCCAGTGCTTTTTTAATATCTTCGACTTTTTGAGACCTCAAGAGATACCTACACCCATGTAGTTTGATGGTGTACTATGTGAACAACGGTGTGAACATCATTGAGAGCACCACATAAAAGAACAATCACAATCCGACAATAGCAGGAAGAGGGGGGCGCGTGCTCAAAGATTCACTACAGAAACTTATTGACAATCCGGGCAGGGAGAGGGATTGCAAACTTGGGAATATTATTAATTCCCTTGATAAAGATACCGCCACAATTCTTGTCGACGCCTTAAAAAGCGACGCTTCGACAATGGGAATAGTGCGAGCCCTGAAGGATGAAGGTCTTCCGGTCAGCAGGGAGTACTTGGGCGAAAAAAGGAATACGTGCTTCAAGGCCGGTTCCCCAAGCTGCTGCCTAACTCAGACTGAAGCGAAAACAGAGGTAAAGTAATGTCAACAAAAAAAGATGGGCTTAAATCAACTCTTAAAAATATTGCCGATAGCGCTAATCGGGAGTCGAACAGCAAAAAGGTCCTCAATGACATTGCGGCCATGCTGGAACGCAAAGGCATCGACCCCAGCGAAGTGGGGAACATACAAAAGGTATCCCTCTATCAGTCGGTAACAAAGAACCCAGATACAGGGGAAGCAATTGTTCACGACCTGCAGGCAATCCAGTTTAGTCCTTCTTGGGAAACCGGACCGCAGTGGCCCGTTATCCAGCAAGGCCCCAAAATACAACTACAAAAGCCAAGGACAAAATCGGGCACCCCAAAGCAGTGGGAAACGGCAGTCATCGTCCCTGATATACAAATAGGTTTCTACCGCAAATCAATAGATTCTGTAGAGCTTGAGCCAATTCATGACGAGTCAGCAATAGCTGTTGCCCTTGCCGTTATTGAGGAAATGAACCCAGACCAAGTTGTAATGGTCGGCGACAACCTCGATTTCGCCGAATTAGGCAAATATCTCACTGCCGCACCATTTAAACAGATGCTTCAGGCGTCTATCGATAGGGCAACAATGCTTTGCGCCCAAATGAGGGCAGCCGCACCAAATGCGAAAATCACTTGGATTGCTGGCAACCACGAAGCAAGAATGGCTAGATATATCCAAACGAATGCAGAAGCGGCATTTGGAATCACTAGAGGCAAGGCAAACGATGAACTCCGCGAGGGGTGGCCAGTGATGTCTGTACCATTCCTGTGCCGAATGGACGAATTTGGCGTTGATTACCTGCCCGGATACCCGGAATCAGCCCACTATTTGAACTCAAATCTTGTCGTTGTACACGGTGACAAAGTTGTATCAAACAACTCAACCACTAAAAAGTACCTAGACAACGAAAGAATTTCGGTGATATACGGACACATCCACCGCAACGAGCTTGCCTACCGCACCTATCGGACCGACCAGGGGCCACGGACAATTATGGCCGCAAGCCCTGGTTGTCTCTGCAGGGTGGACGGCGCTGTTCCCTCCACGAAATCTGGAATGGATGAATTCGGTAGGCCAATTCTCCAGGGAGCAGAGAACTGGCAGCAAGGACTAGGTGTAGTTACCTATCAGCCATTCGGCTCCGGAAACGAGTGGTTCAACTATGAGCCAATGTGGATATACAAGGGCAGAGGAATTCTTCGAGGCAAGGAATACGTCGCAGAATGAGCCAAGATGAGCCTTTCGATTACGAGAGGTACACAGAGCAAGACCTTTACAGGGACCTAGAAGTTCTCAGGAAAGCTGGAATTATCCAAATAGAGGGTATCTCGGACGACGGTCAGTGGCTGTATAGCATGACCGAAGTCGGCAAAGAACTCATGACTAATTCGATTGACGAGAACTACGAAGTACTTGCACGTATATTCGAGAGCATTGAAAGAATCGATGAACAGGACGAGTAAAACAAATGACAACAGTTATAGCGATACAAGGAGAAGGATTCGCAGTCCTCGCATCTGATACAAGAATCACGTCCTTCTCCGACGATGGGCCCGCATATCACATGGCCACGCTTGGGTCTGGGGTATCCAAGATAGCCACAAACGGCAAATACCTAATAGGGACAGCTGGTGACCTTAGGGCCATAAACCTTCTCACCCACGCCTTCTCCCCGCCACCCGCTCCGGTTGGCATAAAAGGCAAGAAGCTCGACCAGTTTATTACAGCTAAATTTATCCCATCGCTGAGAGCATGCTTTGACCTGCACGGCTACTCGCCCCCGGAAAACAAAGAGAATAAGAATCACAACGCCGAGCAGGGCTCGTCAATTCTTCTCGTTGTCAATGCCACTATTTACATGATTGACAACGACTACTCCTGGCTAAGCGATGCTTCTGGCTACTATGCAGTAGGCAGTGGTTCGGACTACGCGCTCGGAGCCGTGAATGCCCTTGCTGGAGGCAAGAAACTTTCCCCAGTTCAGGCAAAAGGTATTTGCCTCAAGGCCCTTAGTATCTCTGCCAAGCTAGACCCACATACCGGCTCTCCGTACCACACGTACATCCAGACAATGGAACCAAAGACGCCGGCCAAGAAGTAAGTAGATAAATTTATGAGCGAAACAACATGGACATGGCTACTTTTCTTGATGGAAATAGTAGGCGTATACGGAAGCTATACCGTCGGGAACAAGCGGTGGCACGGGCACATGATTGTCGCGCTCCACTCATTCCCATGGGCTATCTACTCGATATTGTTTGACAAGCCAGGCTTTCTTGCTATGTGGCTTCTATGGCAGTGGGTCCACTGGAGAAACATGTACAAGTGGCTCAAGGACGGAAAACAAGGCCCTGCCCCACACGGACATTAGATAAATCTATCTGCGAAGTAGATTTACTTTTGCTATAAGGGCTACTAGCGATATTGCTATTAGATGCATATGACCTCCGCATAGATAGTACTCAGGTCATTTAGCGCTAATCGCACCAAACATGTAGACATTCGGCACGACCCCTGGACCAAATAGGGGTAAGGCAGAGTAGATAAGTGTCAGTAGGGACAAGGCAGGGCATAAAACGCTGCCAAAAACATGCGCCGCATCATTCCTTCCACGTTTCTGAATTCCGCGTAAGCCTCATATGCCAAATACACGGAGTAACAGAGAAGCTATAGGAACTACATAGAGGGAGATAAAGACAATCTCCTTTTTTGCTTTCTTCACCCAAGACCTCCTTTGTTGGCTGGTTGCCTCAGATAGTGCCGGGAATTTCCTCTAGCGCATACTCCACCTACCACAAAAGACACAAAAACTACTAGACACGCACGACACCACACTTATGGTGTAGAAATATAAAAGGAGAGAAAAAAGGGGAGATTTCTCAGGAGACTCACTTGTCAGACGCCGGCAAAAAGCCCACACAAAAATCACCCAATAAAAATGGGCAACCAGATACAGGACTAGATATACCTCGTAAGTCTTGGTTTGACCTTGCTAGTTGCAAAGGGAAAACCGAACTTATGTTTCCCAAACAACATAAGGACATTACATACATTGCGCAGGCGCGAGCCATCTGCAAATCATGCCCAGTGAAGAAGGAGTGTTTGGAGTACGCCCTAGAGTTCCCACCGGCAGATATGCATGGGGTATGGGCTGGTTTGACTAGTAGGCAGCTGGCGGCCGAACAGCGAAGACGCAAGATAAAGCCAACCCGACCAACCCTTGCACAGATGTGGGGGGACTAGTGATTGGGACCCTGGTTACATTCGCAGTGGTAATCGCCGGCATTATCTATATGGAGAGAGGGCTCTTCAAAGATAAAGACTAGTGGAGCCCTCGGTCAGGATTGAACTGACGACCTACCGCTTACAAGGCGGTTGCTCTACCACTGAGCTACAAGGGCAAGTGTCAGGCAGAAGCCAAAGGTTCGAACAATGCACCCACCTGACAGGGGAATGGTAGCGCAGGAATAATCAAATCATCAACCGAATAAAGACGCAAAAAGGGCTGGAAAGTTACCGCCCGCGTCGGATTTTCAAATTTTTTAAAATTTTGTAATTGCTAATTACCGATTGTCAAGAGTTGCGGCTACTGAATTCTCAGATTGCAAGTCTCACAAAATTGCATGTCATTTAATTGGGTAATTTTTTTGTCGCACTCTTTTTTGCCGCACGGCTGCAGGATGTGCTCTCCCCGGATGTAGGCCAGCACGGTCTCTTCTACTGTGGGGATAGAGAACTGTGCGGAGCCGGCGTTGGGTATCCCCTTGTCAGCCCGGATGAATTCCCAGACGGCGTACAAGATGACGTCATTTACTGCTAAACCCTTTTTGCGGGCATAGTCGATTATCTCGTTTTTCTGTTTGCCCTTCATGCGGACATTCAAGACGACGTACTTATCTACAAAGCGCGTCTTTTCTGCGCGCCGGCCCATCAGCTGTCGCGTTCGACTAGGGCTTTGATGTAGTCAGTGAGGGTGAGGTCTACTGCCTCCGCCTGGGCAATGAGTTTTTCTTTGAACTCTTTACTTACTCGGAGAGTGAGGGTGACTACCGGTTTTGTTGGTTGTGTAACAGGGCGGCCGGGATTGCGCTTCATGCCCCGAATTTACTGCAATACGAATAGCCTCATTGCAACAACGATGCAAAACACGCATACTAGCCTAAAGAACAAATCAAAAGGGGAGTACATTATTTTCCAAATCAAAGTTGTGGAACAAATGAGAGCAAGTATTTTGAGAAACAACATTTGGGCAACTCCAATTGGGTAATTATTTTTGGGCAATCTTTTTTGACGGGGGGTCTGGTACAGCGTACTTATCTCCCTCGAGCTGGGAGACAATCTTTTCGTACATCGAGCAGAATGCTGCCCTGTCTGCATTGGTGTGGAGGTTATAGGCAGACTGGCCCATTGCCTGAACGGTTTTAGAGAGTGCCTCTGATACCTCTATGGACGGAGGCATACCAGAGTTGACCTCCTGGGATAGGGTAATCCATTTACCCCAAGCAATAAGGGGGTCATCGAATGGGGGTATTTTTGTGGTGTTATCAATTGTGGCTTTTCTGAGCTCACCTGGTCGGGGCATAAAGTCTCGAGTTACTGCCATATTGCGGAAAGAGCGCTTGACATCTGCGAGCTCGAGGTCGTGCAGGAGCTCGTACCATGCATTGAGGAGAGCCTGAACCTCTTCGTCCTTTGTGGGCATCTCTAGGCGGTAGGTGGCATAGGCCTGGTCTACTAGCTCTACCAGCTCTGACTTGTTCATTCGTTTGCCCAGTTAGATTTAGCTGATTTATTGCCGGCGTCGTACAGCTCCTGGAACTTCTCTACATGAGCTGCATCTCGGAATATGACGGATATGTCATTGTAGGCAGTCTTCTGTTTGTTCTTCCCCATATGGAAGTCTGACAGTGCACAGCCGGCGATGGCCTCTTTGCAGCCCTCGACGTTGTATACGGCGATTGCCCATCTGAGGTCTCTCTCGCGCTTGATGTCGAGCTGGGCGCGCTTCTTGCCCATTGTGTGCTTCCAGTATTCGAAGACTTCCAGCACCAGAGGGAAAGCTACTTTCTTTCCAATCTCTACTTTGTTCTTATTGTGGGCATTTGGCCCACGCCCCTTCTTTTCAGTACTCATCTTGTCCAATCTAGTTGAAGTCTTCCGCCACCGTCAAACAAATTCGGGAAAATCTGATTTTGGACAGACTTCACCTTAAGTCCCTTTGTCACTTTGGTAGGAGATTTAACTCTCGTTATTTCCGTGAATGGAATCTATTGCCGCTTGGCCAGTAAAGATACTTTGGAGGGGGGTTCGGGGGGAACCTTTACAAATGTTTTGCAAAAGGGCAACCCGAAAAACACCTCCCCTCGAAGGTGTCGAAAAATTCTGTAGGCGTGACGCTGGCCGGCGTCTGGAAATTTCCAATTTCGCTCTATCGAGCTAGATGGTCGATGACGATAGCAGGCTCTTCCACCACCGTCAACCACTACCCGGGGATTTTTTATTTTTCTCCACGGCCGCCGGGCCGGCGCGGAAAAATCTGACAAAACTTGCAAGCACGACTAATTACATCGTGGTAAGTTAGCGGGGCTTCTTACGGGTTCCCCCTTTCGCCCGGAAAGAAGTAGCCCCCGGGTTGAGTTCGTTGATGGGTTGGTAGGTGGCCGTCTTCGACTCCCCGGGGGCACCTTCGCTTTATCTACTCTCCACCCCAGTAGTCTTTGTTCTTTTTCTTGCTGCTGTGCCGCGGGAGGAATTTTGATGATGCTGCTTCCTGCTGCAGCTGCGCCTGCCGCTGAGCTGCACGTGGGTCTGAGAGTTTGGCAAGAATTTCCTTGGTCTCGCCATCGAGGCCGCCACCGACAGTCTTCGAGTAATTCGACGGGTGCTCCATCCGGTTGCGTGCTTTTTCTTTTATTTCCTCTTCGAGAAGAAATTGCTGCAGCTCTAGCTCGAGCAGGGTTTGTGCGTTTTTTTCGATATTCCGCGGATTCGTCAGTGTCCGGTATTTAAATCTATCCAGGTACCTGCCGGCGACGCCGGCCATGGCAGCAATAAAAACGATAATTGTTGCAACTGCTGCCGCGGTGAGAATCATTGAGATAAATGTGTTCATGATTGTTTTTTCCTTTGTTCAAATTTATTGATTATTTCTTCCAGACGGCCGTCGTTTACTCGAGGGACCAGCCAGAAAAAGAACCAGAAGACCATGGCCATGTATGAGAAAAATGCAATTTTCATTCGCCGACCTCGTCGAGGTATGAGTCCCTAAGACCATCGCAATAATCCTGATATTGCGCTTTTATCTCGGCCTCACGTAGAAGATGGTCATCCCGACGGCTTTCCTCAAAAGCCAGGAATTCTGCATTGATGTTTTCAGGGCCCATGGTTACCTGCCGGCGGCCAGAAGTTCTTCGTGTTTTTCCACAGTTTCTAGATACGTGTCGACTACACGTATGAAAGTCGCAGAGAAAACCATCCGTGTAGCCATCGACATATCGTCGATTTTTTCGAATATTCCCCCCATGACAAGAAGCTTCTGTCTAACCGCATCCAGATTTTCTGCACGCTCTTCAGGAGCATAGGGATTACCAGTTATCTCGTCATAGAGAATTGCATCTTGCAACTTTTCGGCGAGGAGCTCTGAGTTAAAGTTTTCCATTTATCTAGTACCTGTCTTTTGAAGTTATCTACTGGCCGCGCCGGCCGCGAAAACTTTTCCTTTTTTTGATTTTGTAGCCGGCGAGCTCGAGCTCTTCGATTACATGTGCTGGGATTCCCGCCCAAACGACGACACCTTTATGTACCAGTGCACGTGCGATTGCTGCCTGCTTTCCTGGGAGTTCATCAATTCGTTGATGGAGCGCTGCCGGCGTGACGGGGTGTCTTGGAATCGGAGAGCTATTAAAAACTTCCCAGGGGTCAATGTCTTCGCGGTCTTCCACCACCGTCAATCCCTTTCCTTAGATGTCTTTGGTTAAATCTAACAGAAACCAGCCACGTTCCCACATCATGCCGATAGCCGAGTATCCGATGATGTCGGTGTATGTATCTGTTAGAGATTCATTGGCCGCCTTGCCGCTGCGCGCCAGATGCAGATTCTTCAATCTTGCGATTTTGTCATGTGTCCGGACAACCAGGCCTCGACGTCCAAAACGTGCAATATTGTGATGTCCGTAATCTGACTGCTTTCGAATCAGGGTTTCTGTGATGTCTTCCCGAATCATCCAACTATCGAAGACGCCGGCTGCGGATGCTGAATTATTTGAAATTTCTGGATGGCCGCCAGGGCCGCGGGACGGAAATAAATTCCCGTTTTTCATCCCAACAGCTGCAGCTATAGAACCGAGAATTCTCCATTCTTCAACCCAGTACATCTCGTCCGCCTGAAACCAGTCCATGGTCTGGACCATTCCCTCAAAATGGTTATCTACCATCGAGAGTCCCTCGAGTACAGAATTTAAAAAATCGTCGATTTCTGCCGCCGGGCCGCTCGAGCTGATAATTCTCTTTTTTCCGTTTTCTTCAAAGTTCCGGAGGTGCACCAGGGGTGCATCCGCTCTATTGAAAATCTCAGAAACGCAGATTGCTGCAGCTTCTTGCCAGCTCCTTGGGTGCTCTGGTTCGAGCTCTTCCACCACCGTCAACATCATTTATCTACCTTCGGACTTATCTACTACTCCCCCGCCAGCAGGTCATCCCAGCTAGCAGGAGGGTTCGCCTTCATTTCCACTCTAACCATTTCGGCCAGCTCTTCCAACTGCCCAACCCAGAAAGCGTCGGAAACTCCAGGGAGCCCCGTCTTTTTTTCCATTGAATCGACGCTGTCGAGGCGCTCTGCAATGAAATCACGGGAAAAGGCAGCGATGATTGATTTGTCCCCAGCTCCACGCATGAGTACTGGACCGCTTTGTCCATCCAAGGCCTCGGACGGAACATGTATCCCCGTCACAACATATTTGTTGTCATCTGTGAAAATGAAAATAATGTTGTTGTTCTCTTCGTCAACCAGGGAAAGCTGGCTAGCCACTTCGGCCGCCACGTCTTTCGAAATATCTGATTTTTCAAGCATCGCAATGAGCTCTTCTTTGTTGAATTTCTCTGAATTCCCCACTGGGTCCCAGTAGCTGTCTCTCATATTTTTTCCTTTTTTATTTCGTCGATGGCCGACGTCGTTTCGACGAAGCCAGGGATATGTGCTGGTAAACCACATAAATCGCAAATTGCGTTTGTCGAGCTCTGGGTTGAGTTTTTGATTTTCTCAAAAAGAACAGAGCCGCACTCGAGGCATTCGTGTGCTGGCATCAGGCTGGAGTCGCCGATGTCTCGAAAACCATGTAACCCTCAATGGCTGTGTGTCCCCAGTCGAGTGGGTCGCACTGAACAATGCCAGTAACCCACGCTCTTTTAGGCATGGGCGCTAGTGGGTCTTCGCCGATTTCTTTTCGGACTTTTTCTATTGCGTCACCAAGTGCACGCTGCGGTGATTCTGACTCAACATCAACACCGACCATTACCTGAACTCTGTAAGTAGGCATTACCCCTCCTCGTATTCGCATTTTTGACCATCGCAGCTGCCGTACTGTCTGCAAAAAACTGAATAATTCAGGCAGTTCGGGTCACGTGAATCTTCCGCCTCAGGCTGGCTGCGCTCAGCTTTACGGCGTCCACGGGATTTACCTAGTTTGTAGACGACTAGGTGACTGACAAGTCCCATTACTTATCTACTGCCTCTTCACTGACAGCCAGCGAGATGCTTTCCCACAGGTCGTTTTCGGGGTGTTCGTCAAACGCTTGACAAATCTTCTCCCATGCTTCTTGGGTCAGTTCCACTTCGTCATCCGCTGAGTAGTCAAAGTCGCTCTTCGTGTAGACGACTGCGCAGATTTCCTCTGCGGGATTCAGTTTCTGTAAAGCTTTGATGAGTGTTTGGACTTGCATGACGACACTCTATCCACCACCGTCGGTTTTGTCAACCTCTTTTTAAATCTGTCCAGTAAATAAAAAATGAGATTCTGCAAGCGGGCGAACATGTGTTCGTACTAATGTCTCATTCATGGACAACAGCACAAAATTCAATATGTATGTGGAAGCCCTCGAGCTGTACATTTCAAAAAATGGAAATTCTAAAATTCCAGCATCACATGTTGAAATCGTAAATGAAAAAACAATTTCTCTTGGCGCATGGGCCGGATACATCCGTCAGAGATTTCGCAAAAATCAACTTCCCGCAGCACGTGTAGCCAGACTTGAACAAATCAACGGCTGGCAGTGGGGGCCATTTCAGCCAGGGCCGGCGACGGATTCTGCAAGAAATGAATCAATTCGCGAGCTTCGCATTCAGGGCAAGTCTCTTCGGGAAATCGCAGATGAGTTTGATTTGTCGCGGCAGCGCGTACATCAAATCATCAAAAAGATGAAAATTTCGTAGGGCCGTCCGGTCTTCCACCACCGTCATTAAGTTTCCGCGAGGGGGAAAACATGGTTTCTCAAAATTGGAAAAATACGAACAAAACTTCTGGGTCGTTTCCTCGGGCTTTCCGAGATTCGCCGATTTCGGGCGGGGCTCCCACCCCAAAGAAGGGTGGTCGTGACAGCCGGCGAGAGGGGAACGCATTTCTTGGATTTCTGTTGCTCGTCGGGATACACACCGTTCTGCTGTGGCTTGCCGTGCGTGTCGCAGAATCGGCAGGAATCGTGACATGGAATGTCGGCTGGTGGGATTCACTGAAACTCGCCACGCTGTATGTCGTGTGGAAGGCTGTCGCTCTCATGGCTTGGAATCGCCACTGACGCACCGAGAGAGACTTATCTACTCCTAGTACCACTGGCGATACATGCATGCATGACGCATGCACCGAGCATGCCGTGAGCATGCCTGCCAGCACGAACAGGAGCAGAGTAGATAAGTGGGTCACGAGCGGTACTCTGCCCACGGGTCACGCCCTGCGCTCAACTCTGCCTGCTCCCATTCCAGCAACGCATACGCCCATGAATCGCACTGTGCGCATGGACACTTGCTCTCATGTCCTTCGGGCTGTTCGGGTCGTGGTGTCCTCACGATTCGCTCACTTTCTGAAACATGTCTGCGAGAATCGGCAGAACGCTCATTCCTTCGTTGTATGTGAGGGCAGTCCAGTCACGCTCTGCTTGCTCTCTGCTGTATTCGCCTTTCGCCAACTCTCGCTTCATGCCTTCGTAGTAGTGGCAGAGATTCGTGAGAGCGTCGTACAACTCGTCCAGCAGTTCCTCTTCGTCCATTGTGTCGTCCCCATGCGTGTCTAGTAGTGATTCCAAGTTATCTACTTCCCCCCTTTCCCACTACCCCTTGCGGAGAATCAAAGGAGCGTGACTCTCACGCTCGGGGCAGTGGTGGTACACAGAGTAGATAAGTCTCTGTGACCATTCCCCTCGGGCGGTGGTGGGTGTCCAAGCCCACCACCACCCTCTCGGGAAGTTATCTACTCCCTCTCGGGGAGCGGTGTCCCCATGTGCTGATAGTAGATGTTTCGGAACATGTACGGATACACGCTCTGTGCTTTGCCGTTCACTTTGAGGTTGCGCAACTGCTCAATGGCTTCCTCAATGTGGGGAACCACGATGTAGCGGTGCTGTCGTGCGTAGGTAATGCACTGCATGGCAAGCAGGTCGGAGAATCCGTCATTTGCTCCACACACTCCACCGTCTGTGACCCACACAAGCGGAGTGTTCTTGTATTGACGATTCTGAACGCCCCACTCAATAGCGGGGAAGTCCACGCCGTTGCCGTGTCCGTAGTCAATGTATTCCACATTCTCCACCATGCGTCCCTTGTCTGCAACGACCCATGCGTTCGCACGGTCGCCAGTACCACGACCACGGTCGGAGTAGATGAGGACAGTAGCCCCAGGAGCGTTCTCAATGATTTCTGCGATTTGCTCCGTAGTGAACGACATGGAACCGCTTGCGTCAATGATGACCATGCCACCACTGCCACGCACCGTCTTGTCAAAGACACGCTTTGCAGGGTCGGTCATGTAGCGGTGCATGCGCCGTGGGCGAATACCGACATTCGTGGCGATTCGCTTCTTGCCCATTGAGCCGTAGTGGTAGCGAGGCAACGGTTCACGACTGACGACAAGTTCTGCCCACCGTGTCGCTCCACCGTGTTCTGCTGGTGTCACCTTGCCGTGTGGGTTTCCGTCCCTGTCGCCGTCCTTGCTTTCGCCTTCCTCGTACTCGGCAGAGTGTTCCTCTTGCTCGTCACCCGATTCGGACTTATCTACTCCCTTTGCGCCAGCCTTGCCAGCCTTCCCCTTCTTGGGGTCGTTCTTGCGAGACTTCGGCGGTGGGAATGAGGCGAGCCTGTCCACCCACTCTGCCATGCGCTCGGTGTGAATGAATCCGTATGGAGCGACACCCTCGTAGGTGTCGGTGCTTGCGAGTGTGCGTGTCTGATGAGCCTTGCGCATTTCCTTCACTGCTCGCTTGCCAATGTCCACAAGTGCGTCACCCCATGCTCGGTTGTGCCTGCGGATTCCGTTGAGGAATGGCTTGTGTCCAGCCGTGTTCGCCGTGGCGATACACATGGCAACTGCGCCTGCCCAGTCTCCCGACTGTGCAAGTTTCTCGCCTGTGGCGAGTTCGCTTCCGTCAGAGAGGTGCGTCTTGACATCAAAGCCAGCCTGCTGACAGAGGTAGTTCACTCGCAGTTCCTCAACGACTGTCATGGCAGTCTCGGACGCAACAGAGCGACCGACAAAGACTTCCATTTGTTCGGTGGTCGGAGACACCTTCGCATGCATCATTTCGTGCGCACGAACGACACGCTCCATTTCACCGTCCACGGACGGAGCGAACATGACACGGTGAGTGACATCAGTGCGAGGCTCGCCACGCACTGCACGGCAGTCCTCAACAGTCCAACGCTCATGGGCGAGGTCTTTACGACCAAGCATGTTCGGTTCAGGGCGGTGCGCCCCCTTCTCAGACTTATCTACCTGAGAAGGGAACGCCTTGCCCCTGCTGTTCTGTGCAGGAGAGAACGACATGACTACTTCACTCCGTCCACTGCGAGAGCGTCAAGAATCTGCTTGGCACGGTTGCCGAATGTCAGTTGGCAGGCTCGCTCCATTCCGACCGACTTGCGCAACTTGTCCAGTGCCATGAAAGCACGGAGAGAGATACGAGCCTCGCCACCGTCAGCCATGCGAACGGCATAGCCACGCAGGTCGGGAGACAAGCGGAGAAGTGCGTTCGGGTGCGGTTCGTTGATTCGGATACGAATGGGGAAACGGTCTGCGAGAGCCGTGGGCAGTTCGCTCATGTTCTCAATGTTCGTGGTCATCACGGCAGAGAATCCGTCAAGAGGGCGAACAGTCTCGCCAGTCTCGGGGTGCTGGAAGGAAGCCGATTCGGGAGAATCCAGCATGGCGAGGAGTGTTGCGAACACATCGCCACCTGCCTTATCTACTTCGTCCACGATGAGGCGACCGCCCTTCGTGCCGTTGCCCTTCCATGCTTTGAGAGCCGAGCCGTCAAGCCACTGGAAGCCACCGTTCGCTGACGGCATGAAACCGCCCGTGACATCCATGTTGGTCATGTCCTCTGTGCAGACGAGGCGGTATGCGCCAGCCTCGGTGTCTCCGAACGACAGACCTGCGTAGGTCTTGCCAGTTCCAGCAGGACCGAACAGAATGATTCGGTCAATGCCTGCGTCAAGTGCGTCCTTGACATCTTGCCAGCACTGCGGAAGTGCTGTCTCTTGGGTGGTGTCCATGTTTGCTCCTTTGTAAGCGGTTGGTAGGGACACCCACACAATACCACCTATGGGACAGACTTCCCAAATCGCTTGACACCTTGTGGGGCAAGGGTTTCCGACTTATCTACTCTGTCTGTCTGCCGTGGTGCGCCCGACTTATCTACTCCTGCTGTGGGGTGGTGCGGTGGGTCTGCGCCGTGCGCCCGACTTATCTACTATCCCCCCGTGCGCCCCTCGCCCACCTCGCCCTCGGGCGTGGAGCCCCGCTGTCTTTGGGGGTCTATTCGGGCCGGGGCTTCGAGCTACTTATCTACTCTGAAAGATGAAAGGAGACTTATCTACTCTTCTTCGTCTTTGGGGTCTGAGATTCGCCACAGACCTTTCTTGACCTTGATGTAAAGCGGTGATTCGCTGATGTATTTCAGCGTTGTTTGGTATGAGAAACCAGAAACCTCAACAAGTTGTTCAGTGGTGTATTCCTCGCCCTTATGTTCGTCTGCCCATGAATCAAACTGGCCGTACTTGTCCTTGCGTCGTTCGGTCTTGATAACTCCAGTATTTACTGCGTTCAGGTGCGAGAGGTATGACTTGATAAAGGTTGTTAGTACTTCTTCGCTAACGGAGTAGTAGCGGAGCATTGCTGTCGGGTTCCCATTACACCCTTCTCTTTGCCACTTCTCCATGACATACAGCGCACGGATAGTTTCCGCTATGCGCCATCTCTCTGCTTGGTTCGCATACCTGTCTTGTGGCTTCTTGTACTTCTTGTCAAACTCTCCGTACAGCCGTGCGTTCTCTGCGTGTACGAACTCAATAGTAAAGTTCATAACATTTCTCCTATTCCGACTTATCTACTACTCCCCCGCGTGACACTATCACCACTCGGACAGGCTTCCCAAAGTTGCAAACAAAAACTGAGAATCTGCAAAAAAGAGAAAAATCCTGCTGCCAGTAAGCCCTAGGGCTTGCCTTCCGCCACCGTCATTCGGATTTATTTGATAAATCTCCGCCGCCAGCTCGAGCGTCCTTCTGCGAAAAAATCAAAAAATCGTCAGAGATTTAGACAACCAAGAAACCAATACCGCGTTTCAGCGGGGCTCCACCCCAGGGAAACGGACCGATGAAGAAAGGGGAGTGCTACCGCCCAACCGAACGGCAACACTCCCCGAGTAGATAAGTGAAAGGGGGGACTTATCTACTCTGACCCGATGACCTCAAAGCGGTCGCCCGCTTCCTCTACAAGCCCGAGCCCGCTTCCGCTATCCCACTGGACGAACACTGTTCCCCAGTCGTCTACGAAATCCACGGTTCCTTCCTCTCCTGCTTTCAGGAGCGTGTAGGGGTCGGAGCAGTAAATGAGTCTGACTCTCTGCCCGACTAGGTGTTCGTTTCTTGCCCGTCTCATGCTGGAATCTCACTTTCTGTGTTGGTGGTGATGAGAAGTATGCGAATGTCCAAGAGCAGGTCAGTCATCTCTGCCGATGACACGATGTCCCTGCCCGAACAGTGGGCTATGGCTTTGTCCACTAAGGCGACCAGTTCCTCGTCCATGACTTATCTACTCCCCTTTCTTTCGCTTGGGAGCCTTGTCAAGCATTTCCTTGTAGGCAACCGTCTTGGTGGCGAGTTGCATGTAGCCGACCGTTGCCAGCAGTGCGTCAGGCAACTTTCCGTGCGATTCAGCCTCGGGGTTCACATTCCCGACTGAACACATCGGTTCTTCGTCAAATACGGGAAGTCCGTGGTCGTCATAGCGGTACATGCTGGTGATAGACCAAACGCATGTTGCGTTCCAGTCCACGGCGGTCAAGATGATTCCTTCACGGACTGTTGAGAACGGATTCTCCTTGTAGTCCTTCTCAAAGTCACCCCTGTCGTGGTTCTGTGCTTCCTCGTCAGTCATGTCCTGCTTTGCGTAGCCCTCAACGAGAACCATGATGAAGTCAAACGGACGAATCGGGAGAGCCTTCACGACATCCTCAAATGCGTCATAGATGTCCTCTTTGTGAATGAGGGGAATCATGGCAAGGTGGTACGGCTTTGAGAGTGAGAACTCCTGCTGGTAGTCCAAGCATGCGTCATGGTCGGGATTCGTTTCGTTGCTCTCAACGGCAACGAGAAGCAGAGGGGGACTGTCCTGCATGGGCTCGTCCTTGCACATTTCCGTCTTGGCAAAGACGGCTCGGTTGAGCAAATCTTCCATGATTTGCTTCATGTCGTGGTCTATGACCTCGTTATCTCGTGGTTTCATTGGTTGCCCCTTTCAGGCGGTGTGGTTGGTACTGGAAGCATACCATGTCAGGTACAGACTTCCCAAAGTTATCTACTGACAGTAGGGGTCGGTACAAGCCCCTACACGCCAGCATGATTCCTACTTCTCTCCGAGCAGGTTGTTTACCGAAACTCCGAGAGCAGTGCTTACGGCGAGCAGTGTTGTCACGCTCGGTGCGAATCTTCCGTTCTCAATACGATTCACCGTCTTTCGGTCAAGCCCTGCACGGTTGGCAAGTTCCAACTGTGACCAGCCCTTCTCTGACCTGTGAACTCGTACTGATTCTGAGATTTGCTCTGTTGATGTTGCTGATGTTCCCATTTGGGATTCCTTTCATTTGGGGGGTTTATGGAGTTATCTACTCCGTTTCTAGATGGACGAAATGAATGTGCGTGGCGTTCTCCCTTCTTTCTTGCAACGGCGAACATAGGCGAGGTGCTTCTTGTATTCCTTCATGCATGTCAGCATGTCGTCATCGCACTGCTCCATGAGATAGTTATTCCACTCGGAATGGGCTTCCCACCAAGTCTCCAATGCGTCATCGTCTGCGTCCTCTGCTTCTGCCTTGTCAGACAGTTCTCGCAACTCGGGGGTGAGGAAGTTTGGGTCACGCTCACCAGCCTCAATGACAGTTCCGTTATGAAACACAGACCAGCAAATGAAGGCTCGGGATTCTTCATCCGAGGAAACACCAAAGATGAGGTTCGGATAAATCGCAGAAATCTTCTGAATCAGTCCGTCGCAGGGTGACCATGCTGATTCGTACCGTATGGTAATCATGTTTCCAGCAGGTGTCGGGTCGTCTATTTCGGGTCGGCATGCTCCCCACTTGCTTCCCCAAGTTTCGCAAGCGTCAAGGTAGCCGTCAAAGCCGTCCTTCTCTTTCGTGGCAAACACGCCCATAGTGGTCGTGACTTCTTTGCCCTCTGCGTCCTTGTGAGTAGTGGTGATTTCCTTGTGACCCCTCGGGTCAAGTGGAACGAGTTGATTCAGTTCGTACTCGGGGTAGGAGCGTTCGTTGCTTTCTGCAACCGTTATGTCCTTGACGAACTTGGCGATTTCTCGCTTTGTCCCCATGACTGTCATGTAGTTGTAGCACCAGTTCGGCATTTGTCTTTCCCTTTCGGCTTGGTGGCTATTCGTACTGTACCACCAGTCGGACAGACTTACATAACTTCGCTCTTCCACCACCGTCATTGAGTTATCTACTCTCGTTCGGGTCTGCGGGATTTATCTACCAGCCCCCCGACCTGCGCCTTCCCCCCAACTTATCTACTACCCCCCCGCTCCGCGCCCCCACCGCCCCTCGGGACGGAGCCCCGGCTCGGTTGCGCAATGCGGGGCTCCAAGCTGGAACCCAACGAACGAGTGAAAGAAGTTATCTACTCTGCGATGGATGCGTAGATAAGTGACACGCTGGCGAATGAATGTCCAGCACCACGGCCGTACTTGATGAATCGGAGAATCCCACGGATTCCATCGGGCAGGTGCGTGAAGGCTTCGTCCGACCAGCCGTAGTCATCAAATGGAGAGTTATCTACTGGTTCAGGGGCAAACGAAACGATACGAATCTGAGGCTCGTACTCCCACGCCCAGCGAACATTGCACTCAGCACCGACCAGGAGAAGTTCTTTGTGGAAGAACCGATGACGGAAGTACGAGATGATGAGCGAAATGTAGAGAGCCATGAGTTATCTACTTCTCATTCCATTCGGCATAGACACGAATCGCCGACTTTCGCCTGTCATCGGCAGGCATGTTCTTCACGAACTGTGTAAGCGAGGAAAGAATGTCCAGAATGTCGTCCTCTGTCATGTCGTGATTCTCCGACATGGATTCGGCAAGCGTCCCATTGGCGTATTCGTCCCAAATAATCGCCATTGCCTCTACTGCGTTCGTGGACAGCGTGAAGTAGTTGTCCCACAGCATGTCCATTACTTCTATGCGGTCTTGTTCTGTAATCACCACAGAACCTCTTGGTGCTTCTCGGTCGTGACTTCCTGAATCTCGGATTCGTCAATGCCGTGCTTTATCGCAATGTGCGCTTCGCTCATGTCCTCGGCGTCCTGAATCTCATCGCCTTCTGCGTAGGCGTAGGCGGTGAATGTCTCCACCTTCTCGTTGCGCTTCACGATGACCGTTGTGCGGTACAGCACTGGGTCTTTCATGAATGACCGAACCCTGTCGTTGATGGCTTCCATTCTCACCACTGCTCCTTCTTCCAGTTGCGCTTCTCCCGTGTACGGAGAATCCTATGCCACTTCTTGCAGGAATGCTTGCTTCCACGCCCTTTGACGAAATCGCCACAGCAACCCCACGGGCAGGACTTGGCGTTCCTCTGTGAGTACATCATGTTGCTCACTTATCTACTCCTTCGCACTGACAGAAATCCGAAACATCGCACTGACACCAGTCAGCAGGCATTTCGCAATAGAAGCAATACTTCTCATTGTAGGCGTTCTTGTTTGCCGGAATCATGCCACAAGTAGGACACATGGGACGGAACATATCGTCCAGCATTTCGGAGATGCGCTTCATTTCACCCATCAGAAATCGTCGTCCTCTTCCTCGTCCTCGTCCCAGTCGTCCTCGTAGTCATCGTCCAACTGCTGGTCCACGGAGAACCAGCGCATGACCGTCAGCAGAAGGTTGTCGTAGTTGCCCGAGGTTGCTTCGGCGTGGAAGGCTTCCACTTCGTCACGCAGACCATTCTGCTTCATGATTCGCTGGACACGCCCGAGAATGGAGAAGGCGTTGCCGTCCTCTCCAACGAGGGGAATGTTGATGTGCGGATACTTGGGTGAGGTGATGTTGCTCATGCCCTCATCATACCAGCCGTGGTACAGGCTTCCCAAATCAGCCCTTTCAACCACCGTCAATGTGTTGCGAGTTATCTACTACCCCCCCCAGCGCGTTCCGATTTCCAAAGATTTCCACAACTCGGATTTATCTACTACACCCCCGACTGCGCCTCGCCCCTGTCCGCAGGGAGCCCCGGCCGTTGCAGGGTCCAGAATCAGGCGGGGCTCCACCCCCAAACGCCCCCACCTGACTGCCTCGGGGTGGGGACTTATCTACTCTGCTAGTTCTCCCCCCTCGCCCAACCGAAGCGAGAGGAGAGAGACCTAGTAGATAAGTCAGAGCGAGTGCCGACCGCCTCGGGTCTCGTATCGGGAGACCGCCTCGGTGATGTTCTCGCAGTAGTCGCCACTTCCGAACGACCAGCCATCGGGTCGGTCTATCGCCGTCCATACGGCGAACGGGTGACGGGGGTTGTGGGGCAGGTGGCACAGCACAGTCCACATGGCGTATGCGTCCACATCGCTCGGGCGCAGAAGCCAGCAAGCGAGAACGGTCACGGCATTGTCCATGCTGGCAGGGGTGACTACCTCTCCCACGCTCAGGGTGCGCATGGGATAGGTGTCGGTGGGGGACTTATCTACTCCCATGTTCACGCCCCCTCTCCGTTGAGCCATGCGTCAAACTCTTCATCGGTGAAAGCGGTGATGGTCGGCGGCGTGGAAAGGACTTCCTGAACAGCGAGAGCGAGAGCCTTCATCACATTCTCGTCAGCGAGCAGGGTCTTGGAGAGTGTCTCCAAGTAGGACGGGTCGTACTGCTCGGGAACATCGTGGTTCTCTCCGTCATAGTCACCTTCCTCGTTGAGTGCGCCAAGAACGACCACATCGCCCACGAGAGGGCGACCGAACATGAGGCTTGCGAGAGCGTTCGGTGCGAGTCCGATGAGGAGTCCTTCGTCATTCACATACGCAACAAGGTCATCAGTGCGAACGCAGTCAAGCCAGCCACCACAGAGTTCGTTCAGAACGAGGTGACCGCCTTCCTCGGGAACGGTGGTGACTTCCACCTCTCCCGTGGTCTTGATGAGTAGTGCTGTTGCCATTGCTAACCCCTTTCAGGTTGTGTGTATCGGTGGCGACCACAGAGTACCACCATTAGGACAGGCTTCCCAAACTTATCTACCACTCCCCCGCGTTGCCCTCGCCTTGCGTGTGGGGTGGAGCCCCGGGGTGGCTGGGCTTCGGGCGGGGCTCCTGCCCCAGCCCTTGCCCCTCGCTCGGACTTATCTACTCTCCCCGAACACGCCTGTTCCCCCGTGCGCCTTGCGGACACTCGGGGGACAGACGGAGTAGATAAGTGTTGGGGTGGGGGACTTATCTACTCCACTCGGCTCGGGGGCTTGCGCCCCCTTGCCTTGCGTGTGGGGTCAGACCGCCTCGGACTTGGCGGTGGGCTTGACTGCGCCCTTCGCTGGGCGAACCAGCACTCGGACTGACGAGGTGACGGACACGACTGCCTTCACGACCTTTGCGGACACCTTGCCTTCCTTCACAGCCCTATCCCATGCGGAAGTGTCCACGGTGGGCTTGGTGACGGTGCGGAACAGCGGTGCGCTGATGAGTCCACGCAACTTCTCGGTGTCAAACGAACGGCGGTCGCTCGGGCTGACCTTGATGTTGAGTTCGGCATAGTCCAGCGTGTCCACGCCGTGCTTGGCGTACACAGCCAGCAAGAGTTCACGAGCCTCGTCGTGAGCCTGCTCTGCCTGCTCTCGGGCGGTGAGTGCGTTCAGGAACGCCTCTGTCGCTTCCAATACTTCCTTCTCCATTTGGAACCCCTTTCGGTTTGGTTGGTGGAGAACCACACGCCGTGTTGCTTGTGGCTTGGCACAAGCATACACCCCCTCGGACAGACTTCCCAACTTCGCTTGACACTTATCTACTCCCCCTAGTTCCCCTGCCAGCCAGCCCCACAGGAGTACGGTTATCTACTACGCCCCCGTGTTGCGCCCACAGCCCCCCTCGGGGGCGGAGCCCCGCTGGTTTGTCGGTCAAGGCCGGGGCTTCTGCCCAGAACTGCCGTCTAGCCCGAACGGGGGAGTATTAGATAAATGGAGATTTATGTTTGGGATTACGAGGGTCGGCTGGCTCGGGTTCGGGAACTGACCTGCGAGGCGAACAGGCTGACTGCCCTTGTGCGCCGTGCCAACGAGAACACCCGTGCGAGCCTCACTCGTGGCAGTTTCAGAGTTATCTACTCCGACAGTCCTGCCCTTCCCCCGATAGAGAGTAGATAAGTCGTGGAATGGGGAAAGGGGCTGGCTCACCTTCTTGGCAAGCCAGCCCCTCTCGGGTGAAGTCCTCGGGGGGGGGTGTGAGGAAAGGGGTTAGAGGTACTTCACCACGCTGTGGTAGGTGCTGGTGGACACCACTTCTTGGTCGGACATTTCCAGCACTCGGATAGCGTTCTCCAACGCTTCCTTGTCCTGACGGTACTCCCACTCCTTGTAGAGGTCAGGTCGCTGTGGCTCTGCCACGAGGATTGCCTTCGGAACTTCCAGCACGAGTTCCACATTGGTTGTCGTGTCGTTCCTGTCGGAATGGTGACGGTAGTAGTGGGTCTCGGTTGCCTTCTTGGGCTTCGCCTTGCCGTTCTTGACGAGGGCGACAACAGCCTTCGTGAAGTCGGCTTCCCACTTGGCGTGAGCCTTCTCAAAGTCGGCTTGCGACTTGTCGTTGGTGGCAAAGCGTTCCTCACGCTCTGCGAGTGCCTTACGCAAGGCAGAGATGAGAACGCTCACCTTCACCTTGACGCTGATGTTCTTGTTGGACATTTGGTTTCTCTCCTACCGACAGGGTTGGTGATGTCGGCACACGCACAGTACCACTCGTTGGACAGACTTCCCAAAGTTATCTACTACTCCCCCGCGTTCGGTTTGCCCGTGTTTGGAGTGGAGCCCCGGCTGTTCGCCGATAGTCGCGGGGCTTCTGCCCCAAAGTCGGGCTGGCGTGGCGTGGGGGGTTGGTAGATAAGTCGGGCAGTTTCCCACTTTCCCACTTTCCCACTTTCCCACATTTGGACTTATCTACTCTCCCCTGCGCTCGCCTCAATGGAGTAGATAAGTAGATAAATGACGAAGCCCCCAACAGTCGGGGGGTGACTGTCGGGGGCTTGCGCCGTGCTGGGGGTCAGCGTTCGCTTGCGCCTTGTGAAACGAACTTCTTGATGGCGTCTGCGAGTGAGCCTGTGGCTTCGCCAGGGTCGGTGATAGGTTCGTTCGGCTCGTCTTGGAAACGGAGAACGCTCGCCACGCTCTGACGGTTCGCCACGACAGCGAGACGGACACGCCTACGGAGTGCGTGTTGCGAAGGTGCGCCTTCCACTTCGCCGTTGGCATTGAGTGGGGCAGCCCAACCTGTCGTCACGACAAGCGTGTAGGCGAAGCCCGAAGCCACGACTGCGTTCTTGGTGTCAGCCAGCAGGTCGTACACATCGGCGTGTGAGGTGATGAAGTCAATGACGACTTCGCCCTTGTCACCGAAGTGAACGCCGTAGAGCCGTGCGCCTTCCAGCGAGTAAGGGTCGTACTTGGGTGTCTCCCCAAGCAGGTCGTGGAGTTTGCTCTCCACCTGTTCGGCAATCTGAACCGTGTCCATGTTGTTCCCCTTTCGGAATGGTTGGTAGGACACCGTCAGCGTACCACGCTGGGGACAGGCTTCCCAAACTTATCTACTCGGTTCTTCCACCACCGTCATTCATTTGAGAGAGTGGGCAGAGACAGCCCTTGGGAAATCCCGACTTATCTACCACGCCCCCGTGTGGTGGCTCGCCCCAGCCCCAGCCCCCGTTCGGGGTCGGAGCCCCGGCGTCTCCAAGCGAAGCGGGGCTCCTGCCCCAACTTTGGGTCAGACGAACAGGTGTTCGGTCTGTGGGGTCGGGGACTTATCTACTCCCCCAATGGAAAGGGGGGCAGGGGGAGTAGATAAGACCCGAACGCCTAGCCCTACGGTGTGGTAGGGCGAGGCGAGGCTATGGGCAGGTGAATGGTCTGCCATGTGTCTATGTCCGTGCCGTACATGGCTACGAGTGTGTCAATGACGGCAGACACTTCGCCCGAACAATGGGCGTGGGCGATGTCGTAGATAGTGTCCCCACTCTCCACATTCACGGTAGGCGTATCGCACGAGTAGCGAGGTGGCTCGGTCACTTGACGGACAGACCACAAGGCGACCCACGCTAGGGCGATGATGAGAGGCGAGAACACCACGAAACGGCGCACGATGAACTTATCTACTCTCATGCTTCCACCTCTTTGAGTGCGATGCTCTCCCACGGAAATGCGTTCTCGTACACCGTCACATCGTTGCCGTTCTCGTCTCGCTCAATGCGCCGAACTTCCAGAATGGTGTCGTGAATGATGTAGAGCCATTCAGCCCATGCGAGGTCTGTGTCGTTCTGTGTGAACGGCTCGGTGTCCTCTATGGTCACATCGGTGTGGGCGTATCCGTAGCCCTCAACGAGTGCGTGTTGTTCGTAGAGGTTCGGCACTCCACTCTTTGCGAGTGGCTCTATTTGTGACCATGAAGGCGTGTCGGTGATGAGTGTCTGAATGACCTTATCTACTCCGTCTCGGGTAACTAGTTCGCCCAAGACATAGACCATGCGCTCGGGATAGTTGTCCCAATGGGTGTAGCGACCTTCCCACCCCTCGCTAGTTGCTCTCGCAACTATTCCTCGTGTTGCCATTGTTGTCCCTTTCGTTTCGGTTGGTAGTGGACACCAGAACTGTACCACGCACGGCACAGGCTTCCCAACTTCGCAAGATGTGGAGAGTTATCTACTACCCCCCCGTGTTCTCGGCACAGCCAGCCAGCCCGAGTTGTGGCAAGAAGCCCCGCTTCGCTACCCGAACCGGCCGGGGCTCCTGCCCTAAACTGCCGTGGGCAGGTGAACGGGGGAGTCGTAGATAAGTTGGCAGTTCAGCCCGATTCTCTTTGTCCCGATTCGGTGGCGGTTGGCGGTGGCGCACCACACAGCCACGCACACGCCCGACAAGCCTCTCGCATGAGACTCACGCAAGCGCACACGCACCCCGACAGCCTCGCCATGAGAGTAGATAAGTGTCGGGGGCAGGCGCACGAACACGGACTCACCCACCCTGCCCGTGCGCTAGGCAGAGTAGATAAGTCCGTGTCTTGGGTCAGTCTTGGCAGGTACAGGCGGGGAACTCGGCGGTGATTCCGTTCAGGTACTTGACATGGGCAACGGCGCAAGCCTTGTCCTTTGCCAGCCACGGCGTGTAGGGGTCGTCCTCTTTCGTGAGAAACTCGCCGTCAGAGCCTTCCACGCCGATAGCCCACGCCGTACCAACGCCGTCAGGGGTAATGAGCGTTATCGGCTCAACGAAGTACCACGGAGACGGAACGCTCGGGGTCGGTGCGGAAATGGGATTCAGGGTACTGATGTTCATGCCATGAGTGTACCACTAGGGGTACAGACTTCCGAAAGTTATCTACTCCCCTAGCGGGGGACTTATCTACTCGGATTCGTCTGCCACCAACGGGCGCACCACGCTTGCGCTACCCGTAGGTGCGTCATGGTGGGACAGCGAGAACTCAACTCGGTCAGCGAACACTTCGTAGCGGAGAATCCATTCGCTATTGACGGTGATTCCACGCACGAACTCGGCAACCGTGGTGGCACGGAAGATAGCGTCAAAGTCTCCGTTCCAGAGACGGACAGCCTCAACTCGGAACCATTCGGACTGTGCGAGGATTCCCTTCACGCACTCGCCAAAGAACTCCAACTCGGAATCCCAACAGTCTCCGAAACAGTCGGAAGTCGGCAGGAACTCACCCGTCGTTTCGTCAAGTACGGAACAGGTACAGGTATTCGTCAGTTCGCCGTAGGCGATTCGTGTCTCGGTGGTGGTCATGTCCAAGCCTTTCGGTTGTGTTGGTGGGACAGCCACAGAGTACCACGCACGGGACAGACTTCCCATTCTCGGACTTATCTACTATCCCCCCGTGTTGCGCCTGCCCCCACTTGGGGTGGGAGCCCCGGCCCTGCCGAGCGCAGCGGGGCTTCTCCCCCGAAGGCAACGCCTCGGCGCACGGGGGAATGGTAGATAACTCCCATCAAAGTTTCTTTCTCGGCGTTTGACATTCGGACACGCAACGCACCTTCTACTAAGTGTGAAACGCTACTACTTCCGACATTGTGGTTCTCTCCACCCCGTAGACCGTGACATGGTGTTCGGCAAAGACGGCAAGCCAAAGGACTACCACCCACTCGTGGGTTGCCCTGTGTGCCGAAAGATTTGCTGGCTGTCCCATGTGACGGAGATAGGGGAAGACGACACGCCCGACACGGAGACAGACGGCGAGACAGAGTAGATAACTTCGGGCGCAGACTTATCTACTCCCATTCACGCCACGAACGAGAGTAGATAAGTCGGGCGAGGCTATTCGCTCTCGCAACGCCCACAGAGGTAGTCAGCACCCCAAGCGTCACCAATGTAAGTGCCGTGCTTACAGTAGAGGCTCTTCTCGTACTCACGCTCACGCTCAATGAGAGCCTCGCAACGCTCGTAGTACGCCTCGTAGTGCTTCTCGCAACGGGGGAACACTACGAACGCACCGTTCCCACGCCAGCGCACGGGGTGGGTCAAGCGGTACTCCACCACGCCTTCGCACGGGCTGTCCTCGTGGTGGTGGTCAAGGCAGTCCTCGTGCGTGAGTTCGGGAGTCTCGTGGTCAATGCTCATGGTTATTCTTCCCCTTCTTCGGTGTCGTCTTCTTCGTACTCGTCTTCTTCGTAGAAGTCAGAGTCGTAGTCAGGCTCGTCTGCGTAGTAATCGGCGTAGCGGTCTTCGTGCGCCTTTATGTACGGTGCTTCCTCGTTCCAATGCTCGTAATCAGACGGGCTGGAATGGCGTTCGTTCGGCATGACTTATCTACTCCCTTTCAGACTTTCTTCGCACACACTGGACCGATACCACGCTCAATGCTCGTGGGGTCGGTGAGTTCCGCACCGCACACGACACACACGCCGTGTTGTGCGCCCAACTCAACCGCTTCTGCGAGGGTAATGCGGTGTTCGGGCGTGAGGCTGTAAATAGCACCACGCTCGTAAGAGAAACGCTCGGACTTGCGCTCTGCGTCAGGCACGAAACGCTCGGCGTAGAAACGACCTGCCTTGCTCTGCTTCACACGGAACACGCCCTCGTCATTGCGATAGATACCGCACTCGGTGACGGGGTTCGCTTCGCTCTTGACACGCTGTGCGTCACGCTCACGGTCACGCTCAATGCCACGCAGAACGGCGAGTATCTGCTTCTCGGACAGAACGCCCTTGCGCTCAAACTGCTGGAACAGGCTCGCATAGAACTCGTTGCGAGTGTGGTTCGCTCGCAAGTAGTCATACGCCTTGTCAAAGTCGGCTGGTGTGGTCATGGTGTCCCCTTTCGTTGGTACGCCCAAACTGTACCACGCACGGGACAGGCTTCCGTGAGTTATCTACTCTGCTTGTGGGTCGTTCGGCGGTCGGAGTTATCTACTCCGTCAGGTGGGGGCTGGGGCTGTGTCAGGGCGTGGGGCTGTGCCGTAGGGCGGTCGCCGTCAGGCGCACGACTTATCTACCACGCCCCCGTTCACCGCCACACCCCGTGTGGGGGTGTGGGGGCGGAGCCCCGCAGGGTACGGCGCAGCCGGGGCTCCCGCCCCGAACTCGGCGCACCGAGCACACGGGGGATTAGTAGATAACTCTCATCAAACAGCCCTAGCCAAACACGCCACAGACACACTCTGCCTAATCGGGAAATAAATGTCCCATTCCGACACTTAGAGCACCTTCTAGTAAATGAGACCTTGTATTAGGCGTGAGACAGAAAGAGAGAAATAAATGATTCGTGACCGATACGACCAAGAGACCCATGTCGGAGAAGTCTTGTATGACGAGATTCGTGACGGGTTCATTTGCGCCTACTGCCTAGACGACTTCACCCATTCGCAACTACACGCAACCTACGGTGGCAACATCCTGCCGATTACCGTGCGTCTATCACGCAAGTTTCTCAAAGCATTACGCAACGAGCCGTGCCTAATCTGCGACCTGCCGTGTTCACGATTCGTGGACTAACGCCGAGACTTATCTACCCCCAATGGAACGCACCCAAAGAGAGTAGATAAGTCTGCGAGAGCGTCAGCAGATAGAGAAACCGCCTGATTCTGCGAGGAAGTCTGCGAACTCACGGACATTCTCTTCGGAGAAGGGGTAGGACATCCCGAACGACTCCCGTGTGCCAATGCCGTTACAGCCATTACACCAGCCGTGTGTGCGACCCGTGAGAATCTGAATCTCCGTCGGGAGTTCTTTCGTGGGTTGCCCCATGTCCTCGCCAATAGCGTCGGTGCGGATTCCCGTTGCGCCACAGAGGTCACAGTCCTCACGAGGAAGGCTCGCAAGGTACTCACGGTGCTTCTGTTCGTATTGAGTGGTGCGACCAGACGAGAGTTCCTCACGGAGAATCTCTGCGAGAGCGAGAGCCATGACTCCGTCAAGACCTGCGCCGTCGTTGTAGTGACCACTCTCTGCGAGCGATTCGCCAATGACTTCTTCTGCCACTCCACAGCAGTAGTCCCACAGGGGTCGCCACCACCACACATTGTTGCGGAAGTACTCGCCCCTCTTGCTGGTCGGGTTCTTCCCGTACACATCCATTCCCATTGTCTTGCCCCTTTCGGCTTGTTGGACACACAGAGAGTACCACCAACGGGTCAGGCTTCCGAAAGTTATCTACCACTCCCCCGACACACAGCATGCTGTTGTTTGGGGCAGGAGCCCCGCTGGGGCAAGGCATTGTGCCGGGGCTCCTCAGTTCGGCTCGCCTCCTCGCGCGCGATGCCGTGAGACTTATCTACTCTCGGTCATCGCACCCGTGGGGGCAGGCTCCCGAAATGGGAACCTCTCCGCACTCCCAGCATTGGACACGGTTCGCCCAGTCCCTCTCACGAGCCTGCTCTGCGAGGTCGGCAGCGATGACCTGCTGACAGGGCTGGCAACGAATCGCCTGCCCATCGCACGAGCAGTCATCGGGAATCGGGAACTCTCCCGAATCATCGGGAATCGGGGTGTTGTGAATCGCTCGCATTAGAACGCTCCTTCTTTGTCTGCGAGGAACTCCTCGTAGCGTTCCTCATCTGTCTTGTGCTCCTCGGACACCCACTCGTGACCGTTGGAGCAACGCCAACCGACATCAACGCCGTCACGAACAATGGGCTCAACTTCGCCGTGGCATGGAACGATGTTCCACAGGTCTGACGGCTGGTCAGGCTCGGGATTACCCGAAGGGACTTCCACCTGCCAGTCGCAGAGAGGAGTCCAACCGATAGAGGCACAACGGAACGCTTGTCCATCTACTTCCACGACATCTCCGACAGAGAGTGCTGTGTGTGTGCGGTCTTCCCACAGCAGGGGCTCAATGATGTCCCACAGCGAACCCTGGTAGCGGTTGGTGTCCGCAAACACTCGGTCGCAAATAGCGAGTGCTGAGTCATGCGTGTCAAGTACGAACTCAACGAATGAGTCGCCTCCGAATGCGCTCCATGTGACTTTGATGTTCTTCTTCATTGGTGTTTCCCCTTTCGGGCAGGTGGCTCCTGCCCACCAGAAATGTACCACTAAGAGGACAGGCTTCCGAAAGTTATCTACTACATCCCCGTGTGGTGTGCTGTCGCGCGGGAGAAAGCCCCGCGTTGCTCGGCGAGATAGCCGGGGCTTCCGCCCAGAACTGGCGCACGGCCGTGCTGTGAACGGGGGAGTCGTAGATAAGTCGCACACTTGGGAAGGCTGTACCTATTGAGGTATGCTTCGGGTGGCCATTCGGCCGTATCCAACGAAAGGGGATAGCAAATGAAGGTATTGGAAGTCAGCGCACGAAAGGGTGGCGTCGGCACAACGACTGTGGCCTGCGCTCTCGCACTCAAACTCGCAGAGCACAACCGAGACAAGGTTCTGCTCATTGACACTTCGGAGAACACCGAAGCGTTCTCTGTTCTTGGCGTCGCAAACCCCATTGGGCGAAACTCCATCTCGTTCGGTGAGCACAACCTGACAGTCGTGAACATTCCACTCGCAGAAGTGAACAACGGCCTGTCTGTCTCGCAATACGAGTTCGTCGTCATTGACGCTGGCAAGAGTGAAGTAGATAAGTCATACTTCGGCCTGACTCCGTTCCGTGTGGCCGTCGTGCGTAACTCGTACCTCTCACTTCGGGCCGAGTCCATAACACGAGCGAGCAAAGACGCAGTCGTCTCCATTCACGACGACAAGAATGTCCTGACTGTCGGTGACACCGAGAATGTGCTTCGTGGGTCAGCCGTTACCGTTCTCCCTCTTGACGAGGCCATCTCTCGTGCCATTGACGCAGGCCTGTTCTCGTCTCGTGCGAACCTGTGGAGCAAGACGGCAGACGAGTTCGTTCGTCGTCACGAACTCTCCACGGCCTCGGTCTAGTCCGAAGGCCCACCTACTCAGAGTAGATAACTCTCGGTGGGTGGGCCGAAGGGCAGAGAAAGCCCCGCTACGCTCCCCCGAAGCTGCCGGGGCTCCTGCCCGAAAGTCGGGGGCGACATCCAGCGCACGGGGGAGTGGTAGATAAGTTCGGGATTTGGGAAGGCTGTCCGTGCTGTGGTACATTCGTGTCGCCAGCAACCACCAACCGAAAGGCAGGCACACAATGTCCGAAGTCACCCCACTCCACCCGCTGACCACATCGGTCGAGCGCAACTACCCGACCGTCAAGCCCGAAACGCTCTTGGAGCGTGGCGAGTTCCTGTCTGCCATTCTCGGTTCGGCATGGGAGTCATGGGACTGGTGGAAGGCTGTGGACTACACCGCACCGTTTGACTGGGACAACCACCCCAAGACGAACGACCGCCCATTCCTGACCATCTTGGCAGACGACCCCGATGGTGACGAGGGCGAGACCGTGAAGGTCTCTCTCACCGTGGCAGACCTCTACGAGGCATACATCTCGGTCTGCTCTGCCAACAGCGAGGACTTGGGCTACTACGAGAACTACGGAATCCACGACCTTGACTTGGACGCCATTGAGGGCGACCACATCATTCAGTTCGCCGTGTTCGGAACGCTCATCTACGGCTGACCGTAGGGGAGTAGATAAGTCCCCTATCGGAGTAGATAAGTTTCGGAAGTCTGTCCTACCCGTGGTACATTATGGGTAGCCACCAACCAACCGAAAGGAACGGCACATGAAACAGCGCAAAGTGTTCACACACGAGGAAGTCATCGCACTTCTCTGCTCGCCTAGCCCGAAGGCAGAGGCAGTCCTGCTCTATCTGACGACAGTCAAGCAGGCAACGACAGGCGAGATAGCGAAGGCTCTCTGCTGGGACAAGAGCAACACGGGTCGCAGGCTGGAAGCACTTGCCGAGGACGGATTCGTAGAGTGCGTAGACGACAGCCACCACGAGGGCAACAGGGGTCGCCCTGCCCGACTGTGGAGAGTCCTCTAACGAGACCCCCGACTTATCTACTCCCCATGCGCCGACCGTGGTGGAGTAGATAAGTCACCCACGGGGCGAGTTCGGGGCGGGAGCCCCGGCTGGACAGCCGAGCGCAGCGGGGCTTCTTCCCGGAACTCGGCCAGAGCACACGGGGGGGTCGTAGATAAGTTGGGAAGTCTGTCCCGACCGTGGTACACTTCATGCAAGCCAACTGAAAGGGGCAACGACATGAGCAAGACGCTCGCCGATTACTGGGACGATGTGGAGGACGCGGTGCAGGACGCACACCTCATCGCGTGGGACACCTGCCACAAGATTTACCTCGCGATGGACGAGGCCGAGGCCAACTGGTTCCGCGAGAACTACGCGCCCGATGTGGTGACGGGAACGCCCGAGGAACTGCTCGCCACTCTCCGCGAGTGGTACGAGAACTCCTGTGGTCTCCGCTTCATTCAGGCCGTGACGCGTGACGAGGAAGACCCGAACAGGGGATTCACCAACCTGATTCCCCAGGGAGCCGACTGGGAGGACGAGGAAGACGAAGACGACTACGAGGACGAGGAGGAGTAGATAACTCATGGCGACCGAAACAACACCCGATGAGTTCGCCCTCATGGACTCACGCAACGCGTTCGCGTGGAACCTGCTAACCGAACTGCGCGAGCGTTCCACGAAGCCCGAGGTCGTAGAGGCCTCTGAGATTCTGCTCGCGAACATCGCCGACCCGACCGATTACGCGGTCATCGTGTGGCCGAACGAGGACGACCTCCGTTCGTTTGACGAGACCGAATGGGGGACGGACGAGAACGGTTATTGGAGCGACTGCTACGAGACCCCTCTCGTGTGGTGCGACCGACAGGACGAGCACTCGCTCATCGTCTGGTACTCAGCGAAGTACGGCCAGACAGGGGAGTAGATAAGCACCCCCCGCTTATCTACTCCCCTTTGGTATACCCCGAACCAGAGTAGATAAGTGGCAAGAAGCCCCGCCTCTTTACGGGCAATGGAGCGAAGCGGGGCTTACCCCCGTGTAGGTCATTGCACGACGGGGGAGTAGTAGATAAGATTTCGCAATCGGCACAAGCCGAGCTGCCACACAGACTCAAGGAGAGAAGAACATGGCAACACAAAAGAAGAAGCCCGCGACCAAGAAGGTCGTAGCAAAGAAGAAGCCAGCAGCCAAGAAGCCGGCGAAGAAAGCACCGGCAAAGAAGGCCGCCGCCAAGAAGGCCGCCGCCAAGAAGGCTGTCACGAAGAAGGCTCCCGCCAAGAAGACGCCGGCCAAGAAGGCTGTCGCGAAGAAAGCCACCGCCAAGAAGGCGGCTATCCCCAGCAGAAAGGCAAAGACCATCTCAAGCTCTGCCACCGCAACTTCCACGTCATCCAGCGCTACACGTGTGAAGATTTCCCCAATCACGAAGACCAGCACCACGTCGTCCGTCCCTGGCGCGAAGGTCACTTACAAAGTCATCAAAAAGTGAGCGAGCCCGAGACTGTCAAGGGTCCTTCATTCGAGGAATGGATGGCCTACGGAATCGGACAAGGGTGGTGCGGACCTCCCGTGTGCTACGTGCACGACGGGTTACCGACCGCCCCCGAAGAGGACGATGAATTTGATGAGGGCGGAGACCCGTGTATTCATGTCATTCGCATGTATGAAAGCGATGAGCAGAAGAAGTCAATCGAGGATGCCCACTCGCCATCACAGTGGCGAAATCATTACACCAAGTAGATAACTAGGGGCAGCAAGACCGTCGTGGACCGCGGCGGAGTCTTCGCGAACTAGGAGCTTCGGAAACAGGGATGGCCCGGGTTTTAGGTTGCCCGGGTTGTCTCTGTTCATCCGGCTGCTTTTTCTTTCTTCCCATATCGCTATTTTCTCATATTTCCGAGAGCGCTATGGGTACGTAGTAGATAAGTCGAGTCGCTAAAAAAGTGGGATATCCGTGCTGACCGGCTTGTCGTTACAGAACTCGTGCTTGTATTCGTGGAGTTCCTCGACGATGCGGTTGACGGTTTTCCCGTTCGCTTTCAGCCAAACGACCGTCTTTCGCTCGACGGTATTGTCTCCGGGGCGGAGCGACAGCCCACACACGGTACACGTGAAGAGTGGCGGCAGGGAGCTCATTTAATCCTCAAATCTCTTTGACTGCTTGATGAGTAGATAAAACAACGATAGGGCCACAACGCCAAGTACGGTGCCGCTCATTTGCGCCAGTCCGTTACGAACCCGTCCATGTAGTCCTCCATCGCTTCGTCGGTTCCACAAGAGGAGCAGATTTCTGTCTTGTTATCCAGCCGCGACAGGGCCCCAATGTAGGCCCCAGGGGTGTCGTTATTGGGAATAAATCCCCCACATCGGGGGCATACCGGCTTGCTCATTTTCTCTCCAAAATGTCTAGTAGTTGGTACTCCCGACACGATAGCCCATGACGGGGAAATTTGCAACAGTTTGTTTTGCCGGCCCTATGTGTGGTTAGTATGTGCCTAGGACCGGTGGGGCTCGCGCAACCTCTCTCCTTTCGGTACATCCCCAGTGCGAGCCTCGCCGGTTTCTACTATTCTGTAGACGATGAGGTTGTACCTAGACAAGAACGAGATAGTGCTGGACTTCCCGTATGACCAGCAACAAGTTGCCGAACTCAAACAAATAAGGGGCGCACGATGGGACAAGAGCTCAAAGCTATGGCGTGTACCAGTAACGTCCCTCGCCGAGGCGCGAGAGTTCGCCATCAAGCATGACTTCGACGTGACAATAGACGTGCTGACGTTCAGTGCGCCTCGCCCTCGAACCGGAACAGCAAGCGTATCCCTAGACGATGGGATGATTGCCATCCGTGTCCCGTACGAAAGAGTAATCGTCAAAGCGGTGAAGCAGATACCGGCCGTATCGTGGAACGCGAAGAAGCACTACTGGCAAGCGCCAACATCTTCCGTACTAAATGCAATCGAGTGGGCAGAGAAGTTCGACGTCCCCGTGGAGCCCGATGTGGCGGCTTTATCCGACGAAGTGACCACGCGAATGAACGAGTTCATCGAGGCGTCTCGCTCGGTAGACGCAGAAGTAGACATCCCTACATTGCAGGGAGAGTTGCTTCCATACCAGCGCGCAGGGGTTATCTACGCATCAAACGCTCGCAGGACATTCATCGCGGATGACATGGGTCTAGGAAAGACGCTCCAATCTATCGCAACGCTCGAGTACGTTATGGATTCGTATCCGGCGGTAGTTGTATGTCCGCCAAGCCTTGTTCTCAACTGGGTGTCTGAATGGAACCGGTGGCTACCGAACCGACGCGTCGTCCCCGTTACGAATAGAAAAGACTTTCCGGAGCGCGGTTCTTACGATGTTGTCGTCGTTGGATACAGCAACATTTCGCATTGGGAAAAGCGCCTCGCCGGCCATCGCGCATACGTGTTCGACGAGAGCCACTACGCAAAGACTCCAACGGCGCAGCGCACAAAGGCGGCTGTGAAGATGGCAAAGTCGGCGCACAAAGACGGACTAGTACTGTGTCTCACTGGGACACCAGTTACAAACCGCCCGAACGAGTACGCGTCTCAATTGGAGATTCTCGGTCGCCTGAAAGACTTTGGCGGGCTGTGGGGTTTCTACCGGCGCTACTGTGCTGCCTATCAAGACAACTTCGGGCAGTGGAACATCAGCGGCCACTCGCACCTAGACGAACTCAATGAGCGTTTACGTGGAACGTGCTACATCAGACGCACCAAAGACCAAGTTCTCTCTGAACTGCCACCAGTGATTCACAGCAAGCTTCTTGTCGAGGGTGCATCGTCAGTGATGAAAGAATACGCAAAGGCGGAAAAGGACATCTTGTTGTACATTGCCGAGCGTGCGCGGCAGTTGGCGCTCGAGCAGGGTAAGCCATCGTATGGTGCAGCCATCGCCGCGATGATTAGGGCAGAGGCTAACGAACACCTTGTTCGCTTGTCCGTACTCAGGAAGATTGCCGCCAAAGCAAAGATGGACGTAGCAGAGGAGTGGATAAATGCTCGAATCGAGAACGGCAAGAAAGTTGTTGTCGCTGCTCACCATCGTGACATCGTTGATGAACTCGCTCGCAAATACGGCAATCTTCGCATTCAGGGTGGGATGGCGGTCGAGGAAGTGGAGGAGAACAAGCGCCTCTTCCAAACTAAGAGCGTTGAGGATGCGCCTGTTATGGTGCTCTCAATACAGGCGGCGAAGACGGGACACACTCTGACTGCATCAGAGGAATGTCTTTTCCTAGAACTCCCGTGGACACCCGCCGACGTAGACCAAACATACAGTCGGCTTCATAGGCTTGGACAAAAGGGAAGCGTGACGGCGACATACATGCTTACATCGGGGACGATAGACGAAGAAATCTATGACATCATCGAGAAGAAGCGTTCGGTTGTCGGTGCGGCAGTCGATGGAGGGGAAGTAGATAACTCCGACCTATCTACGCAGATGATTCTGAGCCTGCTCGACAAACTCAGTTAGTCGCTCTTTGCTTCTTCGCCTTCGGTGTCGATGCCGGAAATAATTTCCTGAGCAATCAACTTTGCATACTTGCGACGAAGTCTCCAAATCTTTCGATTCATCTCTACAAGCTCTTTGCTCATTCGCGCTTTGATAATCGCGTCGTCATCGAACACGCCATGAATGTTAAACAATGCGTCGTGTAGTTCAGTGTCCTCTATGAGAATGTCAGAAATCCAGCCAGCACGGTTGTCGATGGCCATCATCAACTCGCACATTCCCTCCACACCGAATTCGTCATAGAGACGGTTTACAACAATGGTGCAAAAGTGTGACCGGTACAAGCGCTTAGCCTTCTGTGATTGCGACATGAACTCAGAGAGCCACACCGCGAGTTCGCCACTAGAAAAGTCACTAACATCATCTGAGGCGGAGTCAATAAAGTCGTCATCATCGCCGTCTTCTCTCATGACGCCTCCCCGTAACTAGAACTGTACACAAATGATAACAGCGTCAATCGTTACACCGCTGACAAGAGATAATCCTGGGCTTTCATTTTCGCCCGAGTCACCCATGAGTTTGCACTCATTGACGCCAGTGCTCGCTCTGTCTGCGTTGCATCACGATAATGGTCGAGGTATTCACCCACAGCGTTTACGAGTGACCAAGCGTTGTAGCCATAGTTCTTTGCGTTGTTGTCATTTACGTAAATCGCACGAACTAAGCCCATGACATCATCTCGGTTTTTTTTCTGTCTCTCCGTTGCATCTTTCGATGTTGGGAACACAGCGTCAAGTGTCTTGTCGAGAATCTGCGATGATGCTGGAACGTTTATTGACAGCAATCGCTCTGCCGTTGCTGAGAACTCTCTCGCCCACTCTGTCGAGATGTTGAGTACTTGATTCGCTTGCTCGATTGCTCTGTCGGCATTTCGGGTGTGTCGTGCAGTGAATACTCGCTTCGCTGATGAAACGCCAGCAATCACTGTGTTTTTGCACACCGCACGAATGCTGGTATTCGCAAATGTAATCGCCGTCTTCCCGTCATGTCCGTTATGCACGAGTAGATAACGCTCGATGGAGTCATTCACTCCGTTCGGGTCGATGATGAGTGCGCCCATGTCAATAGACGCAAAGAACTCACGCCCACCGTGCAGAACTCCACAAGTATCCACGACTGCGTCTCCGCCGGAAGCTCCAACAATGTCGAGTGCGTAGTCAAGACATTCACGATTTTGTTGCACCACGTAGCGCGTGCCGACAGTGGCGAGACCATCGAATGAACCATCTGCGTTCACCCGTACTGTCGCCCGTGAGTCGGGGACAAGAATCGGAGTTCCATCAGGCTGTCGTATCGGCTCGCCGTTATCGTCACATACCGCAACACGCGTTGTCACCACGTCGAAATCAGCCTGCGCCGCTTGGAGCATTGCCTCCGCCGTTTGTAGCCCTTTCATTGGTTTTCCGAGTCTGTGCCACGGAATCTCTCGGTCTGCGTACGCCATGCGCACTGTGCCGTCGTCGTTGATTTCTAGTTGATGAGCCATGATGTCTCCGTCTCTCTATCGTGTAGATAAATCTATCTGAAAGGTGCGCCTCGTAGGGGAAGGGAAATAATGCGGGGCTCCCGCAGGGAGGGGACACCCCCACCCCACGCAACGGGGATGTAGTAGATAAGTCTCATCTTTCGGAAGCCTGACCCACCCGTGGTACGCTGGCGGTGTCGGGGGGGACGGTCTCCCCCGACGAAAGGGGAGCCATGCTCAGGATTGAGACGGAGTGCGAGTTGAGGGACGGGCGCGTCCTGTACGAGGGCGAGGTCGTCCTCACGGTGGACAGCGTGGACGGCGACTCCGTCACGGGCTGGTTCCGCCCCGACTGGTGGGACCGCAACACCGCCCGTGCGCTGGTGCTGGACACCCCGTGCAAGTACGAGGGCAAGCCCGTGCCGTGCGACGAGAACGGCGAGTGGACGAACACGCTCGCCTGCGAGTGCGCCACCTGCCTCGTGGACGAGTTCCCGTACGACGACTGGGGCTGGCACGGTGCTGGCGCAGAGGTCACCCTGACCCTCCCCAAGACGGAGGCGAAGAAGGGCGACCGCATCGTCGTCGGAGTCCTGCTCACCCGAGAGAGGCTCACGGGTGGGTACGACCGCCACGGCATCACCAGCGGACTCTCGTCCACGACCTACTGCGGAAGCGTCTCGTGGGACGAGTGGCAGGCGTTGGAGGCGTGCGAGACGACCCGAGGCTGGCTGGCGTACGACGCACAGATTCGGGAGGACGAGAACCCGACCGAACACAGGGACTGGTGACGGGGAGAGTAGATAACCCCGAACGGAGGGACCGCACACCCACCCCACAGGCGCACACCCACACCCACGCCACACGCCCGAACACCCACGGCAACCCACGCCACACAGGCAGAGGGCAAACCGTGCGAAGCACGGTGCGCCAGCCCAACGAGCGAAGCGAGGCGGGAGAAAGCGAGGAAACGAGCGGGGCTCCACCGGAGCAAGGGCGCACTGGCGCATGGCACACGGGGTGGTAGTAGATAAGTCGGCAGGTTGGGAAGGCTGTCCCCACGGTGGTACAGTTCAGGCATGAACGAAATCTCGTCCGCCTCACTTGCCTTTGACCTCCACACACAGTTGGTGGAGTACCGCGCCAGTCACCCGACGGCCGACCGACTCCTACACCACGGCTACTACCGCGCCTTTGTCGGCGGAGAAACCACCGACACCGTGTCACGCGCAACGCTGGAAGTGGCGATGAAGGAAAGCCACACTTACCACGAGGTCGCGCGAACGCTTGACGACGCGATTCTCACCCGTGCTGACACCGTGTTCCTCACCGACGACCTGCGCGAGTTGGTCAAGACGGCAGAGGCCACAATGCCCGACGAGGTTCTGTTTGACACGGACATTTACACCCCGTGCGGATTCATCGTGATGGAAACGCCACTGCGATACGATGTTCTGTCGCGCACGAAGGCAAGCGAGTTTGAGAGCCTGCTCGCTCTCGTTCACAAGCACGGCGGAACCGTGACAGGGACGCGCACACATGAAACGCCCGACCAGTTCGGTGATTACATCGGCGCGGAACACTGGGAGGTTCGCGCGTTCGCTTGGGCTGATGTAGATAAGGTCAAGCCCGAAGCACTGGCCGACATTGAGAAGCGATTCGGCACGAAGTCTCCCGAGTACGCGTTCGCACGGAGCGTGATGCTCGCCCCCAACGGGGACAAGGGACTGTATGTCCGCGTGTTCGGCTCCATGACGGCCACAAGTGTGGACGGAGTGACCATTGAGGTTCCTGCCATCTCGCGCGAGTTGCGACTGATGGACATCTACGCATTCTTCTACGGGGAGGACGGACTGCGCGAGGAGACGGCACTGTACGAGCCGACAGGACGCGTGACGGACGAGATGCTCAAAGCGTCGTGGGAACGCTCACGCTCCATTCGTCGTTTCCTCGTCGCTCTGTTCCGCTTGATGGAGGAGTATGTGGAAGTAGATAAGTCTCCTCTCCATCGCGCACACGGCCGTCGTGCCTCCCGTGTTGGTCGCGGTGGCGACTTGCGGAATGTCACGATTCTCTCACTGCGTCGCGCGCTTGGCGATGACGAAGATGGAGGCGGTGTCGGCCACAAGGTCACGCTCGCCCATCTCGTCCGTGGCCACTGGCGCAACCAGTGGTATCCATCGCAAAGGCAACACCGCGCGAAGTGGATACGCGCACACCGTCGCGGTGGGAACGCTGGCGATGTGGTGACCGCCCGTCCGCGAATCATCAAGGTAGACCGATAGAGCACGCGACACCTTATCTACTCTCACCCGTGGCCAGTGAGTGAGAGTAGATAAGTGTCAGAGCGTCGCTAGGCGCGCTTGGCGACGATGGAGTATTCCACCGTGTCCTCTCCGATGTTCGGAGCAGGGAAGTAGAGCGCGAGGCCGAGGTACTTCTCTGCGTCGCGCTTGGTAGCGAACACCTCGTTGAGAACGGTTCGGCTGATACGGCCGTCCGTGAGACGCGCGGTGCGCTTGATGATGAATGTTTGTGATGCCACTGTGAACCCCTTTCGTTCGGCAACACCAAGACAGTACCACACATCGGACAGACTTCCCAAAGTGGTGGTGCGCTCCGGTGGGAGCCCCGCCCCTGACGCCCTCACTTCGTTCGGTTGTCCTCGCGCTGAACGAGGAGAGTCGCGCGCAACAGTGAGAGTAGATAACGGCAGAGACACCGTGCCGACACTTATCTACTCTCATAGACGGTGCCGACACGGTGCGTGCGCCGTGTACCGAATCAGTACGCGTGCGGTGCGTCCACTGTCATCGGAGCGCGACACGCACGGCAGACGGGAGAGTCTGAATCGCTCTCACCGTAAAGCGGTGTTTCATCGTCTGCGAGTGAGTACCCGTGAACGAGTGACAGTGCCTCGCCGTAGACAACTTCTACCGAGTGTTCTTCATCGTTCGGACAGTGAACCGAATAGTTCGCGTTGTCGTACGGGAACGACTCTGCCATGTCCACCGTGATACGGAACGCGCGCGGTGCCGTGTATCCACCGCGAACATCGCAACCCCCGTGAATCTGTAAGAGTGTGAACACTTCTCCGTCATGCGAGAATGTCACGCCTTGTAGCGTCTGCGCGAGCGAGTCCTCACCGTTGTAGGTGTTCCATGTGTGCGCGCTGTCGTCCTTCTCGAACGCGAACGACTCCGCGAGAGAGAGCCAGCCGTCATCGGGATTCTCCGAGCAGAACGCGCGGAACTCTGCGTCAAGCGTTGGCGCGTACTCCAAGCGTTCCGCGAGATAGTGATAGACCGAGAGCGTCACGCCCCAGCGGTCTGCCCATGCGCGCGGTTGCGCGTCCCACTCTGTGAGCGTGCGTCCAGCGTTGCGTTCCCAGTGTCGCCCATAGGCACCGCCACTGTCCAAGATGTGCCGTCCCGTAGGCTCCGTGAGTAGTTCCGCGAGAACCTCGCGCGTGCGTGTGGTGAGTGCGTCCATGACTTATCTACTTCCGCTTGTAGGGGTAGGAGGGGTGCTCGCGTCGCCCCTTGTCACGGAGCGACGCTATTTCGTTGCGCGCCCACAGTGTGGCGAGCGTTCCGCCGATGGCAGAGCCGACCGTCAGCGCGATTCCGAAGAACAGGTCAAACGCGTTGCGCGTGATGTACGCCTTAGCGATGGCGAACACACCCGTGAGCAGTGCGAATGTGAACATGCCGACGACGAATCGGTAGATGAAGGTCGGATACTTGTCGTCCAACCAGTTGGTGACCCGTGCGTCTGCGCGGTCAAGAGTGTTGATGATGCTTGCCATTGGATTCCCTTTCCGTTTGAGGTGGCACCATGAGCGTACCACGAAGGGGACAGACTTCCGAACTTATCTACCACTCCCCCGACACAGGGAGCACCCCCCCTGCCCTCCCTGCGGGAGCCCCGCTTTGAGTTGAGTGACGACAGTCGAAATAGCGTGTTTCTGAGCGAGGGGGGGACTTATCTACTACTCGGTGTCACCGCGTAGGTAGTTCGCGCGCATGACCTCAACCGTGGCTTCGCCGGTCTGCTCGAATGTCGTGATGTCGTAGATAGCACCACAGCGGTAGCAGAGATACGAACGGCCGTCCCACGCACCCGTAAGGCTTGGCTCGACCATCTCTCCTGACGACAGACAGGTGTAGAAACCGTCAATGTCGGGCTCGTTGCCACACTCGCATACCATCCAGTCTGCGACAGTGCGTTCGATGTTTAGTGTCATTGCGTCTCCTTCGATAGTTCGTCACGAGCATAGGGGTTGTGTGGCTCGTCGTCATGCCACTGTGCGTCAGGCCATGCGGTACGCGTGTGTACCCCGTAGACGTTCTTGCCAAAGATGGCAGTTCCCTGCCAAGCGTGGCGACAGCACGGCAGTGCGTCGTCTCGTCCTGCTGGGTGGCAGTTCTGACCAATGTCTTGGGCGAGGAGGGGGAAGACATCGAGGAACTTCACTACACAGTCGTGACACAGAATCCACTCACGGCTGCGCTGGCTTCCTGTCAGGACACCAACGTTGTCATCGAATCCACCGTAGTAGCCGAACGTGTCAAAGGGGAGCACCCAACCATGGTCGGGGTAGTGGGTCTGCTGGGTACACAGGAGACTGCTACGACAGGCTGAGCATGTCGCTGTGTTGTACTGCCTGATGAGTGGCGTGAACTCGGGTTGCTGTTGTGCTTCGCTCATGACGATGACTGTACCACGAGATGTACAGGCTTCCACGTTCGCGCACTTATCTACTACTCACCCGTAGAGCACCCGTGGCACTTGCGTCGTCCCTGCGTGGTGGCGAACGGAGACTAGGAGACGATTCGTCCTGAGGTCATGCGGAGGAGAACGGCATAGCAATACCTCCGGCGTCGCGTCGTCTCCAACTCAACCTCGTACCGTCGCCAACCGCTGAGCAGGTCGAGGTCGGCGGGGGAACGGTAGATGCCGAGCTCCATCTCCGTCTCTATCATGAGGGAGGGGAGGTTCACCTCAACACCCGTGGCACTTCGCGGTGTCACACCTGCGTCACGGCAGGCCTGAAACACTTTGGTCATGAACAGAGAGACGGCGAGCATCTGCTCCAACTCGTCCTCGTCTGTCATGTGGGTATTCGTCAGGCGTGCTACGCGGATGCTCTGATACACCTTGCGATGAGGTATGTAGATGCCTGACACGAATGACACAGTACACGCTATGTGCGTGTGTGTCCCTCTATCCCCACTTCACTTCCTTCGTCTGCTTGTCGTTCGGCTCGACAGCAAGCACTTCGAGCATGCTTCCCTGCGTGAGTAGCGAGCGCACCATTGACAGTGCTTCGTCGATGTTGGCTGGGGCGTCGAGGTCATTGCGCTTGCGCACTGCCACGGTGATTCGGTATGTCTCCATGCTCAGTACCATACAGCCTTCCACAGGCGTGCGACACTCTGTGCCTGCTGAGGGGTCTGACATGGGATGCGTCTGATGACGTGTCGTGTCCCCTCTGAGGTGGGCACGGACAGCCACACTTCCACGTCATCGCCAATGGCATTGACATGGGTGACTGTCCCTTCTGATGAGAGGTCGTTGATGGATGAGGTCAGTAGGTCTGATGCGTTCATGGGTATGACACTACACGAGGGGTGGTACATGTCAAGGGGTGTCATGATGATGAGTGATGTCAAGGGGGTAGGGTTACCCGTATGACACCCGTGGCACCTCGCAAACCTTCACGCTCTACCTCTCCCCTCATGCGCCTATGGGTGGGGTGGGCTAGGTGGTGCGATGCTCAGTGGGTGAGGTGGGTGCGCTGGGTCGATGGCATCGGGCTCGAACCTGTTGCGCTGACCATTGCCATTGTGTGCCTCGTCATGGGGGTAATGGTGTTGCTCTCTATCGGGCGTGTGTAGAACTACCCGTGGCACCTGCGCTCATCGCAAGGCTTGACACACTGCGCCTCGCATGGCGCAACGATGGGGGTGGGTTATCTACTCGGGTCGGTGCGTGATGCGTGCGTGCCGGCGTGCGTGCGTGTCACTCGCTCGTGCCTGCGTGCCATCGCCATGCGCGACACTCTCGCTTGCTCTGCGCCTTGCGTGCGTCGGGGATAGTGCTTGCCTTCATGCGCACACCATCGGCAAACGAACGACGTTCGTCTGCTGACCACTTCGGTTGTGCGATGTGCTTGCGCTTACTCATGCGTCAAGTGTACCTGTGATGTCCCTGCGTTCGTGCGTGCTTGCGTGTGCGTCGCACTGCGTGTGCTGACGTGTTGCGTTCGACTGCGTTGCTCTTGCGTGATGCGTTCGCATGTCGCACTGCGTTGCCTGCTTGCTGTGGGCGTGTCGCATCGCGTTGCCTTCGCACACGCCTGCGCTCACCCAAGCCCGAGCCCGAGGTGTACGCACCTGCTCTCGCCTTGCGTGATGCCGACTTATCTACTACTGCCCCACTCGCTCGCGTCGCCTGCTGAGGCGTGCGCTCACCACTGCGTTGCGCGCTCGGATGAGGGTGCGCATGACGTCGCTGAGAGGGGGTGGTCAGGAGCCCCGCGCGCCTTGACCGCGTGTCCCCACAGCAGGGGGGAGCCAAATTTGAAATTTTTGAGTTCAACTTTTTTTATATAAATTTATCCAGCCCCCTTGTGTTTGCCCCCTGTGGGGTGTAGTCTGCCGTCATGAGTACTATTTACACCTACGACAATTTCCTCATCTTTGTCAGCGAAGAGCTCGAACGGCTCAAGGCCGGCGACGCCACAATTCGTTATGGGCAGGTCTATTTCAACTGCCTGTACGAATTCCGCCCCAGCATCGCCAACGCCATCCGGGCTACCAAGTTTGACCCTTTCCACCGAGAAGAGGTCCATCCTGAGATTCACGTCCACGTACAGGATTTGTGGGATGAGATGAATCGACAGGTTCTGTCTTAATAGGCTGTCAGAGAGCTCAGGAGGGCGTATGGATGTATTTATTCTTCTTTTGTCTTGTGTGGGGGGAGTCTGGGGTCTTTTGACCCTTCTGGGGTTCTGGTTCACTGATAAGAAGTGTGTAGAGTGCAAGTACTATGGTCCGTCTGAGTACATGCTGCAAGATGTAAAGGGCGGTTATTGGCATATGGGGTGCTATGCGGAGAAGCACGATACTAAGTACGGTTATACAGAACCTATTGAGTAATTCGTCAATATTGCTGTTTTTGCCATCTCCGTGGAGGAAAAACAGCGGCCCCTAATATTTTTTCTAGCCCAAATATGGGGTACCCCCACAAATTTTGAGCTCTCAGCCGCCACTGGGATAAATTTATCCAAAAGAGGGGCCTCAAAAAAAAATCGCGTTGGGCTGTCGCTTTTCTGTTTATTGGAGTCCCCGGTGGTGGGGGTTGCGGGGGGCGCATTTGGAGACTAGGATGTGTAAATGGTAGAATTAATCGCTACCAAATATGAGCCTATTACTAACAGGGCTGTCCGTATCCGCCGAGTACAGGAGCACACATAGTGAAACCTAACCGACTGATTGCTACTGCATTGTCCATCTTGGTTTTAGGGTCTGTTAACCAGGCCCAAGCCGCCCCAGTTGGGGGGACAGTAAAGGAGGTGGTCAGTCGGTCAGCGCTTACAGCACAAGCTTCGTTTACACCAGCTTCGCATGCAGTTTTTGACCTTCGACAATCGTCCACACCGCGCGCTCACGCCTATGCGACAGATTCTTTCTGGGATGAACTAGCCCAATGCGAGACTGCCCAGGACTGGCAGAACGGTGGCCGCTATGCCGGCGGTCTCGGGATTATGAACAGCAGTTCTTTTCCGAAGTCGTCGATGGGGACGTGGGAGAGGTTCGGCGGGGAGGAGTTTGCTCCGTCCCCTGACAAAGCGACAAGAGACGAGCAAATTCTTGTAGCCAACAGAATCTCTGTAGGCGGGTATCAAAAATGGGTTGACCGAGACCCCGACTGGGCTCGCCGCCAGGGGGTTCCAGCAAGATACCTGTGGGACCAAAAGCCGGTTGGGTTCACTGGCTGGGGTTGCTACAAGTCGAAATCCACGGGTAAGTACAGAATGGATAAGCCCAAGATGTACTACTACGAAAATTACAAGGATGTAGTTTTGTTCTCGTTTAAATTTAACGAAAAGAGCAAGGCTGTCCATGACCTGCAAATGTTCCTCGGCGTGAAGGTCGATAGCCATTATGGGGCAAAGACCAAAAAAGCACATATCTCGTACTTGAAGAAAAAGAAATTGCCTCTCTCTGGAGTGCCTGGCATGGCTGAAAAGGTCGACATGTCTCGCGTTAGGGCAATGAGCCTTAGTTCGTCGCCATCAGCCGTCGAAGTAAAACGCTGCCCATCATGGGAAAAGCTGCTTAAAAAATACAAGCTCCCAGTTAAGGAATTTTCTTACATCATGTGGCGTGAGAGTAGATGCAAGTCCAAAGTGATTGGCTGGAACTACAGGTCTGGGACGAGCCATAGAGATTGCAAACTCGCTCCGGCTTCTATTTACAGGAAGTGCCCTGCTGTAAGGTCTTACGATAGTGGGTTGCTTCAGATAAATAGCTCGTGGGTAACTGTTACGTCACAGGTATGCAGAAGCAAATGGGGCGACATGTCTGTTCTTCTGAAGCCAGAGTGCAACATAGCCGTAGCGCGCTATTTGTACGACAATGGCGGAATGCACCACTGGAAAGCAACCTCTGGAAGATATTCAGGCTAAAAGCTGCCTGACAAGTCTCTCCATAGGGACAAGATAATGGTCAAGAAGTTCTATCCCCTCATCTTCCATTCTCTTGTTTCTCAAAATTGAGTTCATTGGGCGCAGCGCCGGTCTCTGGTTTCGTATTGTCACAGATTTAATGGGTTTTATTGGTACGTCGATGCCGGCGAAATCTATAACATTCTTGGCGAAGTCGTACCATGATGTTGAACCCTGATTTGTTACATGCCAAATTCCGGATGCGTTCATTGTCGCTAGCTCAAGTATCCGCGCAGATGCATCATCGGCAAATGTCGGACTGCTGTGCTGGTCATCGACAAAAGAAAGTTCCGACGATTCCCGAGCAATTCTCAAAATTGTCTTGAGAATGTTTTTCCCGGTTTTGCCACATACGGAGGAGACGCGTATTACTGCATCTGTTGGACGCATACATGTCTCGCCTTGTAGCTTTGTTAGTCCATATGCGGATAGCGGCGACGGGGAATCGTGCTCTTCGTATGGCCCTTCCTTTTTCCCATTAAATACATAGTCAGTAGATATGTACGTCACGTGTGCTCCAACATCTGCAGCTGCGCGGACCACATATCTTGAGCCGTCTGCGTTTATCTTTTCTGCCTTAATTTGGTTGCGCTCGCAACCGTCTACGTCTGTCCAGGCAGCGCAGTGAATAATGTGTGTTGGCTCGTATAGATGTATCGCCTCGGTGACGGCTGATTCGTTTGATATATCGAGGAGGTCATGGGTTAATGCAACAACGTCATAGCCGTGTTCATCAGCTCTCTCTACGATTTCTGAACCTAATTGGCCGCTCGCCCCCGTAATAAGAAATTTAGGCATTTTTCAATGGCTCCCACCACCAACGATTAGCACGGTACCAAGCAATTACGTACCATAGGTCGTCTACGATGTTATGCCGTTTTCGCCAACCAAGATTAGTCATCTTGTCGATATTCACTGAATATCTCCTATCGTGACCTTTTCTGTCTGGAACATACTCAATCCATTCTTCGTGTTCCAGCTCCATGTGCTCCAGAATCATGTGGACGAGTTCGATGTTTGGCGTTTCGTTTCCAGCGCCGATGTTATAAATTTCCCCAGCAGTCCCATCCGTCAGAACCTTGTACACGCCAGAGCAGTGGTCCTCAACGTGAATCCAATCTCGCTCGTTCATTCCATCTCCGTACAGCGGAATCTTTTTCCCTTGGAACACGTTGGTAATGAATAGCGGTATTGCTTTTTCTGGAAATTGGAAAGGTCCGAAGTTGTTCGTGCAGCGGGTAACAAGCACTGGAAGACCGTGTGTAGTAAAGTGTGCAAGCGCCAGTAGGTCAGAGCCCGCCTTCGACGCAGAGTATGGCGAGCGTGGTTCTAGTGGGTCTGTTTCTAGCGACGAGCCAACCTCTACAGAACCGTATACCTCGTCAGTACCTATGTGGACAACTCGCTCTACATCTACATGCCGGGCTACATCCATTACTGCGTCTGTTCCCAGGCAGTTCGTCCTAACAAAAGTGTCAGATAGCGCTATAGAGCGGTCAACGTGGCTTTCTGCGGCAAAGTGAACAACGTAGTTGGAACCTTTCATTGATTCGACCAGCTTGTCTTTATCGCAAACGTCGCCTTTTATGAATTTAACCCGCTGTGAGTCAATAAAATCCTGCATTGTCTGCATGCGGCCGGCGTATGTAAGCGAGTCATAGATAATTACATTGTCTTCAGTATTTTGGAGCACATACCGTACATAATTAGAGCCTATAAAGCCTGCGCCACCAGTTATGAATTGCGTTTTGCTCATGTTCTTAGCCCATATCGTGGTCTTACTGATTCTGGAATGTCAGAGATGAGGGGGTTTAGTTGGTCTCGTTTTGAGACTATTTTTTCGCCGTCGCCCCAGTCTGCTTTTATTGCCGGGTCTGACCATAAAACACCCAGCTCGTCGTTTTGGTTGTAATAGCCGTCCACCATGTAGGTAATCGTCATGTTTGTTATCGCCAAGAATCCGTGCGCCACGCCGGGCGGGATGAATATCCCTCGATGGTCAAAATCGTAGTAACTGGTATCCCCAACATCGGTCGTATACGTGTTCCCATATGTTGGTGAGCCAACACGAAGGTCGTGAAGAACAATTCTGCATATACCAAATGGCACATACCAGTAGTCGGCTTGATGCAGGTGGTAGTGGAGTCCAACAAGAGAACCAGCGGCCCTGTCGCCCCTATTCCCCTGTATCATTTCGCGTCCAAGTGGAAGCCATGAGCGACGATAGGTCTCTATGAAGTTCCCTCTTTCGTCTGCGTGGACGTCTGGATGAATTATCAATACGTCTGTTATTTCATTACATGCTTCAATGCGTGGCACTACTCAACCTCCACTACGCTTTGGTCACTGACCATTAATTTCAATGCTGCTGGTTTTTCCGAAGACCGAACAACTCTTGCGCCACGCCCGACGAGCGACTCGCTCATGCGTGGTATATCTCTAACGATATTATTTCCGAGTAGAACCGAGTTTTGTATTTCGGTATTTTCAACAACGCAGCTGTTCCCTATTGATGTGTATGGTCCAATGAAAGCGTTACGTATCAAGCAGTTATCGCCAATAACAACAGGGCCAATAATTCGAGAATCATAAATCATCGAATTTCCAATCTGAACTCGCCCATCGGCGGTAAAAGAGTTGAGTGGTTTTTCGTAAATTTGACGCTCTATCTTGTCAAGGACTAGACGGTTGCATTCCAGTAGCGGGTCTTTTTTCCCAGTATCAATCCACCATCCCTCGAGGGTATGGCATGTAACTTCTTTTCCTGAATCAATCAGCCACTGTATTGCGTCGGTTATTTCAAGTTCGCCGCGCTTTGATGCTTTTATGTTTGAAACAGCCTCGTGAATGTCTTTCGTAAAGTAGTAGACACCGACCATGGCCATGTTTGACTTTGGGTCTGACGGTTTTTCTACGAGACGAACTGGCTTGCCATTCTCCAGTTCAACTACTCCAAAATTCTCTGGGTTATCAACTTGTTTTACAAGTATTGAAGCAGACGGCTTGTCGCCCAAATAGCCGAACATTTCGTGAAACTCATGAATGCTTTGCTGGAGCATGTTGTCGCCTAGATACATGACAAAATCATCGTCGGCAAGAAAACTGCGCGAAATTGAGACACAGTGGGCTAACCCGAGCGGGTCTGTCTGTTCTATGTACGTTATGCGTGCGCCAAATTTCGAACCGTCACCAACGGCTTTTCGCACCTCATGCCCAGTTGAGCCAATAACGATGCCTATATCTGTTATGCCGGCGTCGACCATCGACTCTATGCCGTAGAAAAGAATTGGCTTATTGGCAATTGGGACTAGCTGCTTAGCTCCCGTATATGTAATTGGGCGAAGTCTTGTCCCGGAGCCACCAGAAAGAATAAGCCCCTTGAGCGTCATGGCGCCTTCATTCCATTTTCAATCCATGCAGAATATGTCACCGGCATTGCCCCTTTGAATATCTCGGCAACTGCATTCGCGTACTCGCGTATTTCGAGCTGAGCGTTAATGTCCATGCGTAAAGAGAGAAAATTCATGAGAGAACGAGCATTCACCGTCCAGTAAAACTGTGTAAACATGGATACAGGGAGAACCATTCTTGCAACTTCTTTTGCTATGCCGGACTCAATCATGTCGCGATATAGGCGGTACGAAGCTTCGTTGTTCGAGCTAATAGCAGTTATAGCAAGCTGAACACGGGGGTCCCCGTCTTTCAGCGTTTCAAATGAATATGCTCCCGGTTTTCCAACCTGAGTGCGGATATCTTCAGCCCGTGGTACATGAAACTCGTCAGGAACTTCTGAGTATCTTGCTGAAAATTCATTAAATGAGCCAATTCTGTGGCGGAACCATTCGCGTGCAACGAATAGTGGACACTTGACATGAAAGCGCATCGCGTTGTGTTCGAACGGCGTCCCATGCCTCTCTCGCATGAGAAAGTTTATGAGGCCCTTGTCTTTCCCAGAAAGTTCATCATGCAGGTCAGACGACTGTTGTGCAAATGAAACTCTTGCGGCGTTGACTACAGACATATCGTCAGCCATACAGCCGTCAAGCCTGACAAAACCGCCCACGCCAGGCATTACTTCGATGAGACGAGATGACACTCGTGCCTCCATTTATTTTTGTTTGCATTCTTACGCTAGCACGATGGTGCGCCCTCTGGGGCTCGAACCCAGGACCCACGGATTAAAAGTCCGCTGCTCTACCAACTGAGCTAAAGGCGCGGGGATGTTTAAATAAAATGTTTTATTATTGCAGCAGAAGCAAGAATCACCCACAGAACATTAAAGATGATAATTGTTGGGAGTGTCTTGATTGTTGATGACCAGATGAGAGCAACGCTGGAAGCTATTGCAAAAATATAGAGCCACCAGAACTGCTTGCCGAAAAGCAGTCCTGGAAAAATAATTGCAATCTTTGTTGCGAATCCCCACGCCTCGACAGAGTTGGCGCGATTCCAGTAGGAGCGCCGAGACATGCTTTTAACAGCATTGACTATCTTGGAACAAAATGTTCTTAATGTGAACAGCATCCGTCGCATCCATGCACTCTATCATTCGATATCTCGTCTGGGTCTGGGTGGCCGACTCCATGTGGGCAAATTCGCTCCACCATCTGTCTATCGGGACGCCAGTTTTGTGGCCACTCTTTCATGTGGTGGTTACTTGGGTTGTGTATAACACAGTGCTCTCCGGCACACTTTGACTCGCCATGCACGCCTATGAGTATCTGTCCACCAACAAGAGTGTGCGTAATGCTCTCCATTTATCTCCCTTGAAATGCTGGCAGTGCGGCCCGCCTCTTAGCCTTCCCCGCGATGGGTCGTCACCCTGAGGACTTTTTCACCTCTCGTGGATGGGTACCAGCTTTGTCCGAACGGCAGGATTTGAACCTGCGACCCTCTGGTCCCAAACCAGATGCGCTACCAAGCTGCGCTACGTTCGGCTATTCAATAGATGAATAGTTTAGCGCGGTAACAATTAGTTGGGCAAAACGCCTATCCACGTTACCGATGCACTCCCAGCCATCTACTTCATTTGTTGACCTGAGAAGTATGCATTGCGACAAGTCCTCTGCCATTACGGCATAGGCATACTGTGGTTTGTCATTACTCAACGTCTTCCCCAAAGGATGTTTCTATTAGGGCAATTCTTTCCTCATCTGTCATGTTGAGGGATTTTTGCGTTACTCCCCACAGCCATTCCCCATCTTCACGAACACCTATTACCTCTATTAAGCCCAACCTACGCAGTGCTTCCATATCGTTGAGCAGGTCATCTTTTGTGTATTCGTCAGCCACTTGCGTCCCCCGTGTTGTTTGCGTTGGTTGGGTCATTGTATTCGCTTTTCGTGATGTAGTCAAATTCCCCGGAATCAATCCTGGCTTTATTTTTGACCGATTCCTCAAACCATACGCAGTCTTCGCAGCCATCTGCAGGGTGGTCTTCTGGCGGCAGACCAAGTCTTACCCCATCAAGAACCCAGCTCTCGAAGTATGGATAGATTTCCGTTAGGTGGGCAAGTGATGCTTTGTTCTCTTGTCGCAGGATTGTTATCTCCTCCGCTGCGTCCAGCATTAGCCGCGCAAAGTCAGCGTCTTTTAAGGGAGCGAAATCAAGTAGTCTCATCACGATGTCATTGTTGTTCATAGTGGGCCCGGAGGGACTCGAACCCTCACTCCGTGGAACCAGGACCTAAACCTGGCGCGTCTGCCAATTCCGCCACGAGCCCGCTGTGATATTAGGGGTTATTTCGCTGGGGAGCAAGGACTCGAACCCTGAACTACAGGACCAAAACCTGTCGTGTTGCCAATTACACCATTCCCCAATGGCTGGCGAGGCAGGGCTCGAACCTGCGACCCAGGGATTAACAGTCCCTTGCTCTGCCAACTGAGCTACTCGCCATTGAGATTAAATTTATTGGTAGGGATAGTGGGACTTGAACCCACAAGTCTTGCGACCAGGGATTTTAAGTCCCCTGCGTATGCCTATTCCGCCATATCCCCTTGATTGGGCGTTTTGGTGTTGTTTTATTTCTTTGTCGCTTTTTTCATGGCATCACAATAAGAACATGGTGCTGCAAACTCGCAGTTTGCGTCGTGGTATTGATTTGCTAGTCGTTGAGCAATGGTAATCCATTCGTTACGCTCTTTTTCAAGTTGACCGACGCGCTCAATCCACCATCCGTATGTTGGCATGTCCATTCTTTGGATAATACACCATTTAGCGGAAGAGGAGGGATTTGAACCCCCGGTGGGCGCAAACCCACTCCTGTTTTCAAGACAGGTGCATTCGGCCGCTCTGCCACTCTTCCTTTTATTTATGCTCCGCCAGAGTTGAGGGCGGAGTCGATAAACCATTGATTCTCTGGGCAGAAATTGGCAACAGCTTCTCGAATTAGTGAACCGATAAAGCCTGCGTTTACACCACTAGATTGGGCCATATCTACAAAGTCAGCAAGAGTTGAACCCTCGTCAATCGCATCACATGTAAGACGCCCCATTTTGAGTACTCCAACTTTGCCAAGGCGAGTTACTTCTGCTGGATAATCAGCAGCAATGTTGTTGAGAAACTGCTCTTCTCTATCAATTGCCTTTGGTGCTGCTGTCTGTGGGGTGGCGGCAATGGTGTCCGGCACGGTTCTCTCCACGACGACGGTGCGCGTTCCGCATGCTGACAGGGATACTGCCGTTAGGACAATTGCGGTGGTCGCTAATTTCTTCATTTACTTTGCTTTCTTTTAAGAGTTGCTTTCGCAACTATAGTGGGCCCGGTGGGGATTGAACCCACGACCAAGGGATTATGAGTCCCCTGCTCTGACCACTGAGCTACAGGCCCCAGATTTATTGTGTCAAATATTACCGCGATTATCCACAATGTGAAATTAAATTCTCATTTTGCGAGAACTTAGGCATTGAGGTATTTCCCCTTTTCGCATTCATGTTCCAACTCGCAGTAACAGTCATAGTAGGGGAACTTCAGACCGCATTCATCGCATATGGTTACGTTCATGTGGTAGGTGAATCCAGCAGGTCTCGGTGTATCGCATGACCATTCTTCTTCCATTTGTTTTCCCTCACTTGTGGGCGCTGAGGGTCTCGAACCCCCGACCTACTCGGTGTAAACGAGTTGCTCTACCACTGAGCTAAGCGCCCTGGTTTGAATAGACTGTTTTGGGGGGAATTGGAAGTCCTCCGGCGTTCATCCTAAGCCATGTCTTTTCGTCGACTATTTCATACGTCCATGCGTCCTGGGTGAAACCCAGGTTTGCTGGATGCGGCCTTCTATCTACAAGGCTTTTCAGGATTGCCCGCTCCCTTGTCTCCTCAATTGTCACAAACCATCTATTTACTGGGTCTGCCGTATGCCAAATTACATAAACAACGTCATGTTCTTCCCCAGCTTGCGCCAGCTTACCGAGAGTGCCCCTATTGTTTGGCATCTGCGTATTCCTTTCTATTTAGATTTTTTCTCAACGCCTTTTTTCTCCAGATACTCATCTAGCGCTTGCCTGATGATTGAACCCCGAGATAGCTTCAACTTTTCTGATGCGTTATTTAGTCGCTCAGCCATTTCAGCGGATAGGTGTATTACGAGTTTTTCAAATTCTTTGTTCATTGTGCTGGAGGCGGGATTTGAACCCGCGTGTCACCGCTACGGTTTCTACACTTTATAAGAGTGGGCCGATACTCCAGCCATCGCTGCATTAGTTGCTGTCACCAGCGATGGCTATTCGTACGTTCTCAACTAGTCGCGACTTGCTGAAACCGCCAGATGCAGTAACTCTACCTACATACTCCCCGTCGCGTAAAACTATTAATGCCGGGATTGTGAGGATGTCGTAGCGTCTTGCAAATTCAGGGAACTCCTCGATGTTCAGTTTTGCGAAAGAAACCTCATCGGACATTTCTGACGCCAACTCATCGATGATTGGGGCTATCTGTTTGCACGGGCCACACCATGGTGCCCAAAAGTCAACTATTACTGGCGTCGCCGAGCTCTTTACGAATTCATCGTATGTGTCTGCGTTCAGTTCTGTTGTCATGACCTCATCCTACCTTTTCTACTGGCCAAATATACGGCATATCGGGGTCTTCTGTCCAGCCAAACTGCGAATAATGTGCAAAGTCTTTGCGTAGGAGGTTTGCACGATGGGATGAGTGAACGCTCTCTTCCCCCCACCAAAATGGCATGTCGTCAAAGTCGGCTTCTCCGTATGAAAGCATCTTTTCCCTGCAGCTGTCCCTATATCCACGGGCTATCCACACGTCGCAGATAGTCACCCCATAGGCAATTAGGCCGCCAATGTTGTCTGCCCACATTTTTGCAGCCGGATGATTTTTCCACCCAAGAGAAACATCGAGATTGCACCTAATTAGCTGAAGCGTCTCGACGCGCTGTTTCCCAAGTCTTGCCCTATCAAGAACCTGTCCGCATTCAAGAATGTTCGTTGATGGAACGAATGTTTGCATTTCCCCTCCTAGTAATAATAAGTAGTGACTAGAACTTTCATTCTAGTCATAGTTTGGATTAATTAGCAAATCCTTTACATCATCAGCCATGAGCAGGAATCCGCGAGCTGGATTGTCCGCACCGCCGAGCGATATTTTTGAGACCTCATTAAATTTGTCTCTGTTTAAACGAAGGTAACGCTTAAGTCTGGCGACTTCGATGACAACAAAGGCGCTTCCGGTCGAGAATACATAGACCCACCATTTCGCCGTTGTTACGTTTATTCCACTAGGGACCCAGATGCGATTCCCGTCTGAATCGGTACTTCCACGGGGATTCTGGTTCGTTTCAACAACCATTCTCCCGTTTCGATACCTATCTGTTTTTACTTCAAATGCCCCGTCAGACAAGTCGTCAAGAAACATTTCTATATCTTTTTCGCTTTTCTGACCGAAGGCTAAATCGGCCTTAAAATCAAAAGAGCGACTTGGGATATCAAATGCCGAAGTCATCTGGAATGTCTCTAGAAATGAGCGCCTCAATCCCGGACTGCACATCCTGGTTTTCTTTTATGACAAGACCTAGAACATTGAGGATATCGTCAGCAGTATCTTGGGTTGCCAGGCGGCGCTCGCGCTCTTCCTCTGGGGAATTATCAGAATTATCTAAAAATGAATAAATTGTGTTAGCAATTAAATCACTAAGTGTTAGGCGTATTTCGGCACTGCTCTGTGTAGACATGCTTGACACAGTACCACCCTGGGTGTAGGGTGTAAATGCCCTAGGGCATCGATTAGAGAAAAGAGATAAACCAGTGAATTTGTCACCAGTAACGATTATCGGGAATCTGACAGCAGACCCGGAACTCACCTTCACCACCTCGGGACAGGCGAAGCTCAGCTTCTCCGTCGCGAATACCCACGTCTGGTATGACGCCTCGAATGAGAAGCAGGAAAAGACCAGCTACTTCAATGTCACGGCATGGCGTTACCTCGCAGAGAACTCGGCTCGCACCCTCGAAAAGGGAATCGGAGTCGTCGTTTATGGGCGGCTCGAGCAGCGCAGCTACGAGGACAAGGAAGGCAACAAGCGTTCAATCGTGGAAGTCGTTGCGGAAGAGATTGCCATTTCCACCAAGTCGCTAGAGACCATTGAGCGTCGCCAGCGCAGCGAAAATCAGGATTCGTCCGGACAGCGTTCTGGCGCCTCTTCGCAGGCTCGCCGTAGCCGCCCCAGCACTGCCAAGGTCCCAGCAGGGGCAGGGCTGATGGACGACGTCGAGGCAGACGAGCCTTTCTGAAATATTCGGATTAAGTCGTTAAATAGGCCCAGAGAGGCCTAAACGACAGCATTTTGGGGCCCGGTCATGGCGGAAAAACCGTCAGGCCGGGCCTTTTGCTTGCCAAAATGTTTCCAATAAATTGCTCCAAAAAAATCCCGAGAAAGTGTTGTCAAACTTAAAACAGTTGCTTATGATGTGCTCATCCCAATACACCTACTTAGACACAGGGAGATACAGCAATGTCGGAATACAGCAAGCTCAAGGAAAAGGGAATTAACCGCGGCAGACCGCGCCACAGCCCTGAACAAAAAGCTGCATCACAGTTGCGCAACTCGTTGCGCCAGGAGGCGCGCCGTCGTGCTCACCTCGTCCTCAAGGCGCGCCATGCAGACGAGTTCAATGAAATCTACGAAAACGAGATGAATGACCTCATCAAGGATGCAACATCATCGGAAAAGGCTAAGCCGAAGAGGACTCGCAAGTCCTAGTCGTCATCTTCGTTGTCAGCCTGGGGTGATTCCCCTGGGCGCACGAAATCCTTTAAGAACTTCTTGGCCCATTCCCGGCGCTCTTCTTCTTTCATGTTGAAGAAGTCGTCGGGGATGGGTCTTACTCGCGGGAGTCGACTATTCATCATTCTCTGCTTCCGAATCGTCAAAAACCTTTTCGCCAGTTTTGAACTTCATGTTTCTGCGCATGTGCTCAAAGGTGGCAATTAGGTCCATCGCCCTATCTTCACCGCGCGTATTCCGCTTTGCATCAATTGCAGCGATGTCGGCGAGTAGCTTTATGTCTCCATCAAATCCTGGAAATGTCATTTTTAAAAATCCTTATCTTTATGACGCCTGACATTTCTTTTCAGAGCCTTGCGTCTTGAGTTTCCGTACTCTACCTCGAGCCAGTCGTCAAAGTCTTCATACGCTCCTGGACTTTTCTGAATATATCTTTCGTACTCTGCCAGTAGCTCAAGGTACTCATCGTCATCTTCGTCAAACCGTGATGGCATAACACTAACGTCTTTCTATCCTTTTCTGACCTGTCTGCCGGCAGACTCAGCAGCCTCCGTGTTGGAGACAAACTGTCTACCCTTCCTGCTGCCCAGTATTTTTTTCCTGTTAGTTGCAGCCCTTTGGGCCGGCGTAAGCTTTGTCCACGCTTTTGCTGGCAGATACCGCCGTGTTCCGCCCTTGCGGATTGCTGGTTTGCCATCGGAAGTCGTCCACTTCTCGCGAGTCCACTTCTTTAGCGAACGTTGTGACGCCTTTGGCTTCCCCCTGTAGCCGCCACCAGCCTTGCGGTATTCAAGGGCTAATAGTTGAGCTTTTCTTGCACTCCATTGGCCAGGTTTACCGCCGCGCGAACCCGCCATGATGCGATTTTTAATTCTCTCGCGCAGCTCTGGCTTCGTATAAGACATTTTTGCTGTCTTCTCAAGCGTTCCTGGGGCGCCTTCGACAAACTTAATGATTGAATCTTCCACCCATGCCGGGGGCTCTGTGGAGTTTTTGTGTTCTCTCATGGCTTATTTTTCTTTTTGACTCTTTCGCGAGCTCTATTAATTATCCATGCTGCCTCAAGCCCCATGCCGTCAACCCATGGATGAGATTCAGCAAAACGCACTATCTGCTCGTCTCCGTCACTCGCCTGGTGCTCTACGCCAGCACGTTCCATAAGCTGATAAATATCCTGAACCCCTGGTATATCCAATTGTCTAAATTTTGTAAAATCACAGTTTTCCTGCGAATTGTCAACAATTATTGGCTCATTCATTTTTGCACCTTACGCCATCGCGGCGACAACTTTGTCGCCCATTTGTACTCCAACATTGTTTAAGTCATTCGCAAATCCGTACAGATTTGCCATTGCTGCCGCCAAGCCACGACCTTTATGGTCTTTGGATATTTTTGGCCTGCCAACATTGCGTCCACCGCTAAACGACATCGTGGCAGATGGCTTAAGATTCTTTGACTCAAACATGCTTTTTAGAACATCTGATGGGCTTGACATTTTGTCAAAAAGACCCTGTATTTTCCTGTCCCTAACCTTTATGTATTGGTCATGCGTAAAAACTTTTACTAAACCATTAGCGCCCGAAATTACCCAGTAATCGCGGCTTTCGCCGGTTGCAAAATCTGTGTTTCTTACTCTGCGAGCTGCAGTTATGGGCCCGTTGGTAAATTTTCTAGTATTACCAATTCGTTTTAGATGTGATGAGCCTGTATTGAACTTATTAGACTTAAGTTCGCTAATTGCAGCACTAACTTTTCTTACAGATTCATCATCGAGCGTAAATCCTCCGGTTCCTCCAGAGTCAATAAATGCAGGGCTTGGGTCTTCGCCACGTCCTAGTAAATCCCATAGCCTATTTAGGTCTGTTACGGCTATCTGGTCTTCCTTGAGACCCATGTCTGCAGCCCTTGAAAGGTTGTCTTCATTGTTAGGATAAACATCGACAACATCTAGGTAAACAGTTCCATCCGAAACCCATCCGCCTATTGTTGTTTTGTCAGCTCCAGGTTGTGGATTTGCAAAAGTTTTTGGTCCGTGGAAATCCATCCATGCCAAGAATGTCTCTACTAGTTCATCAGACGGATTTCCTTCAGCGTCAAAATCCGCTACGGCATCGACTTTCATGCCATGCCTATTTCTTGCAATGGCGATTCCTTCTTTTACGTCATCCATCTTGTCGACCTCGACGGTAAAGCCACCCATAAACCCCTTGGTTAGCGTGGCTTTTACTGCGGCAACTCTTTCCGGGTCGCGATTGAAGGTGACCCTCATGTCGCTGGCTTTCATGCGTGCTTCAATAAGATTGTATTTAATTACCTTTCCAGAAGAAAGACGATTTGATTTACTCGACTTGAATCGTCTGGCTCGCGATTTACTACGGCCAATAATGTCTTGGGCTAGAGCCAGCTCGATATCTTCTTTTGGCGCATCTTGAATTTTCTTTCTGCCAGATGACAGCTTGTTATTGATGGAGATTTTCTCCATCTCGTCAACCGCCTCCCGGAAGTTTCCTGCATAAACTAGCGAAACTCGTCTACCCTTGAGTTCACCCTCTCTAATGCCGAACAGCTCGGCCGGCGCATTTACGAAGCCGGGGTCGCCGGAATCATCTCGTCTGGAGTGCCCAAGCCTTCTCGCTGCGTATATCTGGAAATGCAAATGCCTTACAGCAAGCTTTTCCAGGTCTGATAGCGGAGAGTCTGGATGGTCGGCCATTGACATCATCGCAATGTCATTTGCCCATTCTCCATGCCTATCAAATGCACGGCCTGTACCAAGGTGGCCGAACAGGTCGTGGAGGGCCTGAAGAGCCTTGCCGGATAGTCCCATATTAAAGTAGAGAGGGTTCTCTATTCCACCAATATAAGACTCAAGGAAAGAACCTAAATCTTGACCCTTTGTTCCCATAAATAGGGAATCGTCTCCCAGTGCTGCGCCGGCCTTCGCTGCTAACCCCATCATAAATTCACTGTGTTTACGCCACGCTTCGCCATATATGCCGGGCAGCGCATCGCGCGATAGGGCGCCATTCCCTATTGCGTCTGAGGGCAATACGTAACCCTTTGGCGCTATCGCTTCTAGGAGTGGGAATTTAGCTTTTGCTGCGTCGTCAGTATATTTTAGAACTGATTCACCATTGACTGAAACCTGTTTTGCAACCACGTTGCCAAGAACGTCTACCCATTCCTTATTTTCGTCGTCAAAACGTAATGAATTAGCCACTGCCTTATCTAGAACTGGGAGCAGCGAACCGCGTGATGGAAGTTCTATTTTTCTCCAGTCAATCCTCTTTGGCATTTGTTCTGCTATTTGTGGGATTGGGTCAGCTGATACGAACGGTATCCCGTCTGTGGCAATGCTTATGGATATTGAGTCTAACAATTTTCGCCCTGTATCACTGAACACGCTGTGTGGCGTCACTTCTTGGAGCCGTTTTTTATTCAAAACCCTAAGAAGGTTTGGCAGTACAGATTCAATAGTTGACCGCTGATAGTCATCGATTGTTATTCCAAGCTTATTTTCTAGTATTGCGGCAATTCTTTTTCCGAATGCAATCTTTGGTATGTTTCCTTCTGATACTCCGGTCGTTTCAGCTACGCTGAGCTCGCCTTCCAGCGGTAGGTCTTCTGTGACCGGGTATAGTCTGGCACCAGACGAAAGTCGTGATGAAGAATTCTGCGTATCGGCACTATTGAAATCGTCAAATCCAAGATTACGTAATTTTCTATATGCAACATTTGTAACCTTGTCCCTGCCTGTAGCCATATCAAGCGTTTGTTGCACTATTTGACGAGCTTCTTCCGTCGCCTCGCCGTCTGATGGCATTTCTAAGAGCAAATTGGCCGGAGGAGTAATCATCCTCGTGTCTGTTAGACGACCGAGTAGAACAACCTCATCCTCTCCTAGACATCCAAAACCGGTTAATGGGTTTGAAAATATTTGCTCCACGGGGACATATGCCTTCATGAGGATATTTGCGTCAAATACTGCCTGAGCTTCCTCTAGCGCGTCTATGCCGGGTTTTTTTGAAGCGGCAAGCGACGTTGAAAAAGCTTGAGCCATGGTGCTGCTCGTTGTCCATGATGAAAGCGGGCGCATGGCTACCTGTCTTTCAGCAATTTCACCCCTTTCGACTGCCATTTTTGGCGTGGCCTTCATGCCTCTCCATACGCCGATATGTGTAATTCCTTTTGACTTGTAGTAATGCTGCGTTGCGTCGTATATTGCCTTTACTACAGAACGAATTATTTCTGACTGTTTTTCACTAAGTTCTGGCGCATCGTCAAAAGCAAGGTCTCCAAGTTCTGAGCGCAGTTCAACCGGAACGGCAGAATCATAGAGAATATCGTCGCGCTTTCCGCGCACTCCTCCGTACCATCCGACGGCGTCATCTAGCCCAAACATTTTTCGCGCCTCGTGCTGTATCGCCAGGGCTACTGGGTTTGAGTTGTTGGAAGAAATAGCCCATGTATGGATGATGTCGGAAACTATTGCCAATCGCGCTTCTCTAATCCCATCAGGTGTGTTTATATCGAAAAATGAAACACCACTCTTCTGTTCGTAACGAGCTTTGTAATCTTCAGCATTCCCGGATATGAAGCGCAACCTATTTATCAAGAAGTTTTTGAGTAAGTCTTTGGTTTCAGGTGAATCGACATTTGTTTCGTTTATGTCTACTATTCCTGCAGCGGCTATTTTGTTTAAAAAGTCATCTTTTGCACCAAATGTTACGTAGAGGCGGTCATAGGCTCTATGTTGTTCGTCTGTACGCTCTAGCTCTGGAACAATTTTCCCGTCCCTAATCAAAAGTTTAAAATCTTTTGCGAATTGGTCGCTTATAGAGCCAGTTGTAGAAATTAAAGCCATGCCGGGCTTTCCGGTGCGCGGGTCAATTTCGCCAACGGGGGAGAAAATTATGGCTAAACCCTCTCCATCTTTCAACGGTCGACCCGTCATTGGGTTTGTTCTGGTCTTGCCATTTGTGCCGCGTATTTCAGAAAGTAGGTCGCCAAACATTGTCCTAAGCTGGATACCGAAACTGACTAGTTCTCTCTTAATTTCGTCTCCCCCAAGACGGGAACCCAGGTATGGGGTAAGTACAGACTTCTCGTCTCCGAATGCAACTTTTGTTAATTCATCCCACTTGTCGCCAAACAAGTCATCGTATGAGTATTTTTCCAGCTCGTCTATTATTTCATCGAACCAGAATCTCTTTTGGATTAGTTTGTCGTGCTTCTCCACGGACACCAATGAGCCTGTTGACCTATCGATGGCAAATCTTCCAGCGGCACTCTTTTCTTCTTCCGTTGCGTTTTCCGGCAGATTATCAATGGCGTCAAACAGAGCTTTCAGTGCTTTGAAATTCGGAGCTGAACGGAAAAATCTGCTTTGAGCCAATGAATCCATTCCGCTTGCTGCCACTGACTCCTGAGAGAACGATTCAATAAATTCACGCGGGTCAATCTGGGTAGTTTCTGCGATGTTTGACGCAATCATTCGTTTCGCCGAGGAGCTAGCTTTTCTGTCCTCCTCTGATGAAAACATACTCACGCCAAATCCAGTTACGTCAAGCGGAGATAGGCCCCCGATTACTGGGTCAAGAACCATTGCCCTCACGTCATGTTCTAGTTCCGCAGTCAAATCGTCTTCGGAGGGGATAGGGAGAGCGGCGCGCAGACGCTCAGATGGCTCTACGGAAAAGGAGACTAGTCCCTCTGGTCTTTTAGGTGCTTCAAATGTGTATGGTTCCGGAGTTTGTTCAGGCTGTTCGGCGGCCTGGTCTGCCCCTATGAGCTGCCTTAGTGCCCTGGCCATGCGCCCCCTGCGCTTTTCCCTCTCTGGCCTTTGCTTCGCGCCAGAGGAAAGCCTTATTATCGGTCTTCCGTCAGCAGTTTTCTCCCACGGCAAGTCATCTGGGTCTACTCCGGCAAGTGTATATATGTCTTCGCGCAGCTTTTTGCTTAATGCAATTTTGGGCATGTCTTTATTCGGGTGCATTATCGCAACAAAGGCTTCTGCTATGGCTTCTCTTTTGTTTACATTGCCATATGACGTTGCAGTCAAAGCCTTGTCGGGGTGAGCTGAAAACATCTCAGTGGCATCGCGGCCGGTGAGGTCTACAAATTCTGTATAAATACCTATCGCTTCTTCATCTGTTTCCGGGTTCGCGTACTCTTCTGCGACATCTAATGCAGCAAGGTATCTCGGGTCATCCATCTTCCCGCTTCCGTAATAGGAGCGAGCCTTGCCGTTTTTCCCATTTGTCTCTGTGTCCCATATTGCCCTGTAATGGAGCCAGTGACCATATTCATGTATGACAGTGCCATATAGTGACCTGTCGATATGCGCATCGCGCGGTTCTGGAACTCTGTTTGGAGTTAGCTCTAGTGGATAAACACCCTTTTCATCGCTTGTTAGCGACTCCCTGTCAATAAGGGCGCGCGGGGTAAGACCAACGAGCCCAAATTCCCTGGATGCTAGTCCGCTGACAAAGGGAGTTTTGTCAACGCCCCGTTGCTTCCGAAGAAGCTCCATTCTCTCTTTGACGTCAGGGCTATTTTCATACCCATCTATTGCTTCACGCGTGAATGCAACAATCATCGGAGAGCCGAAATTTTGGAACATCCATAGCATTTGCGGTGATGATTCGAGCATCCCACGAACAAGGTCCTGAGTTGCCTTTACCGCTTCCGGAGAGTAATCGGGAGCGAGATTATTCTTATCCTTACTTAACTCGTCATAATATTTTTTTAAGAACTTTCGCCATTTCCTATTTGTGCGCCAGTTATCTCCGGCTATGTCGTCTGCCCACATTTCAAAGTGTTGTTCTGGCGTAGTTGGTACAACAACACGCGATATTTCGTCTGGGGTCATTCCAGACAGCCATGTTGAAGAATTTTTGCGCACTTCTTTTCCAGAAGCGTCCGGCTGACCGTAGCCCTTGACATTGCGTCTACCGGGCTGAACTGGCTCCCGCCCTTGTGTTGGCTTCATGGCGATAGTCGGCCTCTCCCCACCAGAGGCAAGCCTGTCATAAACACGAACTTCGTAGCCGTTTCGCTTTTCCTTCACCCAATCATTAAACCCTGACTGGCTCATATCGTTCGTGTCAGAAAAATCTGTGTCCTCTGGAAAGCTGTTTAGTACTTCAACCTCTAGCTGCCTAGATTCAGCCCACGACTCCAGCTTTCTTAAGAAATTGTCTATCGCGTCGATACTTTCGTTTTTTTCAAATTCTAAGTTGAAACTAACCTGACCATCATTGTCCTGGTTTACGTTCGACGCTTTGATTTTTTCCTGGTTTAGTAAGGTATTTATTTTTCTTACGGTTGGCGGGCCCGACCATTTGCCGGAAGAAAGCTTGTCTATGTACTCTTTCTTAAGGGCCCTGAACTCTTCAACTTCAGCATCGAACTGGTCAAGCTTTTCTTTCCATATTGCGTCACGCTTTTCTTTGCTTAGAACGTCTTTTGACCAATCGTTTTTTATTGCCCCGTCAATTGTCTTTAAAAGGACCTCATTGAGGACTTCTGCGTCCGCGTCTGCGTTATGGTGCTTATCTCCGAGGTCAACATCCAGGTATTCCGTGATTGCCTTAAGGCTGCTGGACGGAACGTTTTGGTTCTTGCGCTTGTCGAATATGTGCGGTCCATCTGGGGAATCTTCTGACCATTTTGGAAGAGCAAGAGATGCAATCGCCCTAGTATCCACCCACCCAGACGGTCTCCAGTCGGTTCCCATTGATTCAAGTGCGGTATCCAGAACCTGCTTGTCGAATACGGCATTTTGGGCCCCAAACAAAGCATCTGGGCCAGCAAAGTCCATCAACATTTGATGTGCCTGCTCTATAGATGGCTTGTCGTTAAAAAACTCATCAGTGAGAAGTTCGCCGTTTGGTCCCTTGAGGTTATCCCTAGACCAACCCTCCCATTCGTCCTTCTTCATCCCTGGGTCTACGTAAACATTAAAACGGTCTACTATTTCTCCGTTTTTTACCTTTACTGCACCGATTTGTACTGGAGCGCCATTACCGGACGGCTCATTGAAGTCGTCAAAAACAAGCCCTGTTGTTTCATAATCAAGAAATACAAGTTCCGCGTCATAGTATTTCTCTTTGAACTCTTCCCACGAGTCAGCCTGAAACAACTCGTCTGCCTTGCCGAGAAATGGCCCATAGGTAGGTTGACGTGGATACTGCGGTGGTTTTCCGCTGCTCAGCGTAGTATCGGAATCAATATTGTCTAGCGCTACTTCTTTCGCCCCAGAACTGAGTTTGCCCTGACCGGAAAGTTTGACGTCCCAGATTTCACGTCCATCATCCGTCTGCGTCTTCTTAACCAGCTTGTATGTTGCACCAGCGGGCAGTAATACTTCGTGTTCATTTATTCCGAAATATCTTTCGTCGAGAGGCTTCCGGGTATCAAAGTTTTCCAGGTTATAGTCATTTGGGCGTTTAGATATGTATCTGCCACGTGTGTTCTTTGTTGTCAATAAGCGAAGAACTATTGGCCTTTTGTCTCCCATTCCAGAGTATTGGCCTGGGGCCATAACTGTAAAGCTCTGGAAGCCCCTATCGCCAAATGTATCACCCTCTTTAAGTGATGCAATTTCTGGCGTATTCCCGATTGACCTATACAACGTTATGCCGGCGGTTATTCTGTTGTCCATTAGGAGCCGCTGCGTAGACGCATATTCGTCCAGGTTGGGGGACCGCGGGTCATCAAATGTGTAACCCAGCCTTAGTGAGTCATTAATTACTGACCCAAAATCTTTATACTCAGTTATTTTTTCAAGAGCTCCATCGTATTTAGGCAAAGACGCATCTATATCGTTTTTTTCAAACACTCTAGATATGAGTCTGTATAGTGATTCTGGAGTGAGCAATGCTCCCTCTTCCCACGTGTCATAGTCGCCGTCGTACAGCTCGGATACGTGGACTCCACGAGAGCTACGCTTAGTTGAGCCGGACGATAGGCGTCCAGTGGATGCCCCAACAAGCTGTTTTAGGGGTCGTGTATAGAAAAATTGGGACTTGGCGTTAGAGAACACCTTATATGCGCCGGGGAAATCAACTAGCTCTTCCGCCGTTGCTTCGGTCTCAAAAAGTCCGGTGCCTTCATTTTTTACATACAGAGAAGATATTCTCTTTCTGTCTTCATCCGAAAAAAGTTCTGGACTGGATTTAATTGCTTCGTCGATTATTCCTATGAACTTTTGTTTATCAGTTTCTCCGCCCCATGAGAATCCGTTTTTGGGCCAATGAACTGCCCCAATCGAAGAGACATCAGAAGAGCCATATGTAATAATTGAACTTACGCCAAGTTCGTTATATATTTGCTCATTTCTCGCATTAAAAGCAGAACCCAACCCCTGCCCCTGTGCATTTTTGTTTATATAGAACGAATCGTGAGACATTACTTTGATGTCTTTGTCATCGTTGGTTATATGAAGAAGCCCCCTATATGCGGTTGCAAGGGCTGGCATATCGTATTCACTGGACGCAAATCGCTGCTTATCGCTATCATCAAGCGCGCTGAGCACATCGTCTTTGTATTGAGGCAGCGGTGTAATTCTTAATTGAAGCGATACTTCTGCAAGCAAATCCCCTTCGTCCAGGAGTTTGTCAAACACCTGCATCTCATCCTGCTCGGCAACGTCCTTATCCGTGATTTTGTCTATTTTAAAAACTGGGCTATATTTGGATGGGGTACGACCCGGGTGTACTTCTATCAATACCCTATTGCCGATGTTGAGCTTCTTCCCGTCCGCTGTTGTAAGAATGATGTCTCTGTCTAGCTCCATTTCACCGCGGAAGGCATCGGCCAAAAGATTAAGTAGCTTTTGTTTTTTCGAGGACCTGTCATCGTCTTCTTGTAGAAGCTTTAAGGGAAGTGGTTCCGGCATCCCCGGCGGACGTGGCGGACGCGGTGCATTGCCATCAATTATGTAAGTGTCTTCTGTTTTAAACTCATCTGAATCTAAATCATCCAAAAATTTAGATATTATTTCTTTGATTTTCTCATCAACTGGCGGCTGTGAGTCGACTATCTCCTGATACTTTTTTCCGGAAGATAGCCTGTTGCCCGTGTCGGGATACTCCGTTCCCCTGTTTGAGTAAATCTTATTACCGCTTGATTTTGGCTTATCGTTATCGCCACCGATTCCGACCCAGACCGGTTTAGTCGTACCCTCGTCAGCCCAGCCATCGCCATCGATGTCTCTTCTAGACCCGGTCGGGGTGCGCGTTCCCGGCTTTCCGCCTGTTGGCAGGTCAAATCCGCCACGCCCCCGTCTGTCTCTGTTTCTGCGTCCATCGCCTATCGTGGGCCTATCTATAGCCCTAGAGCCCAAATAGCGCCCCAGTCTTCCTAGGGTCGATTTTTCCTCTTGTTCGGCACGGGCGGCACGGCGCGACTCATCGAAGGGAATAGGGAACTCTTTGTTATCTGCAGACATTTAAATAAATAATACCATTGAGCCAATACTGGCTTGGATTACAAACGATTTCCGCATTTGGTACATATTTTCGCCCACGGGTAGAACCGCATCATGTTCATTGGATGGTCGCACTCCAGGAGGCGCTTGGCCTCGGCATTTAATATGTTTCGAATCCACGCAGAGAGCGTTACATGCTCGAGGGACGCGGCTTCTTTCCATCTGTTTCGTTCATAGTCGTTTGTCCTGATTAGGACTTGCTTGTCAGCAGGGCCGTCCTCAGCGCTAATTAGCGGGGAAACGGTTGGCGTAATACTCTCCGCCACCCTGTCCATAGCTGAACGAATATTGTCTTGCTCGTCAGTGCCGTTATTCTGTGTCATCGTTGCCAAATGTCCTGTATTCAGATACTTCCTCTGAATCAGATACTACTTCAGCATCGATAATCTCATTGTCAGATTCTTGCTGTCGCGCAAGAATTGTTGAAACAGTTTCTTCTGGCAAAACACCGGATATGGCCATTAATTCAAGAAGCTTCCTAGCCTCTGATTCTGCGTCAAATCCAGATGCTGGCATTGTTACGCCGGGCTGACCAGCAATGGTGGCTCTTATTGCCCCGTTGATATTTGCGTCAACATTTACATTAACGTTTGTCTGCTCCATGCCGAGCAATTTCGTTCTTCTGTCCATTATTGACAGAACCTGCTGAATTGCTTTTAGGTCTGGCTCTACCTGCATTTCCGTTCCATCGTCCATGACGACCCTTCTGTGCTGGGTCATTGGCCAAATGGCCTGCTGGAGGTTGTCTAGGCGCTCAAGCTCCATTCTGAGCACTTCTGGGTAAGCGAGAATCGCCTCTTTGTTCATCTTTTCTAGCTGCCTCTGGATAGACCGCGAGACAGATGACGTGGATATGCCAAAACGACGGGCTATTTCATTGACCGACGTTCCGGCCTGGCGCATCTTGAAAATGCGCATATCTCTTTCGTTTAGAAATTCTTTAGTTGTAATTGGTTTTGATTTTTCATCACTCATTTGACAGCCTTAGACCACTCGATGACCTCAAATGGGAATCTGACGCCTCTCTTCATTTTAGTCGGCCATTGGCGCTCGTCACGGGCACCACGGAAATGGCGTACATCGTAGACGTAGGCCCCAAGTGCAGTTGGGTCAGGCTGAAGCGAAATGCCAAATTCTGGCCACCTAGACCAAACAGCAGAGCCAAATGGACGAAGGTCTCTGCTGGTCATGCTTGTCCCAAGAGGTGCATGATGCTCAATCCATAGAGCACACTTATAAATGGTCCTGATTGTGTCAAGATATTTTGCAACCTCGAGGGCAATGGATTCAGAAGTTCGTCCGCCTGGGTCGAGGAATGCTTTATAGAGCGGACCAATGACCAACAGTTCTGGCTTTACCCTGTCTAACGTGTCTTCAAGGATTGCCCTATCCGATGCTTTCAGTAGGTCCATGCCTGATGGTCGCGTAAGAAGCTCTGCATTTAAGCGTGAAACTCGCGCGTGGGACATTGCCTGCATCGCTATTGAGCGTCCAGTTCGGCGGATAATTCTGTCTGGATTTTCTAGGTCAACAGTAAGTGTTTTAATTGGTGCCATTGGCTGGAATGAGAATGGGTGTACCCCAGCTGCTGAAAGCAATGCAACCTGACGCGCAAGCATTGTCTTGCCGACACCCTCTGCTGCGACGACAATGACCCTCTCTCCTCTTTCAATCAAGCCAGGGATTGCCCATTCATAAGAGTCTCCATCTGTTTCCTTGAGGAAATCATTCCAATGGACAAGCCTGCCAGTGTCAAGCGTAAAAGATACGGTTGCTGTCGAAAGTATTAGATTGCTTTTTGCAATCTTCTGCTTGGTATTTAGGTCGTCCCTATCGAGAAGCTCTTTCAGTTTGAGGAGAGCAAGCCCCTCTGGAGAAGCTTCTTCGTCTATCTGGTGTTGCT